TCAGGAACTTCTCGATCCCGACGACGGCATGCGACTTGTGTTCGACGTGAGGAACTTCACGTTTTGTCCCGAAGACGCTATTATCGAGCGCGGTCTTTTCAACGCAAGCGACTATATCAAAGCCCTCAACAAGGGCATCGAACTTGCAAAGGCCGGGTATGACCGAGTGGAGATTGAGGATTAATATGTACGAAGACTGGTACGACGACGAGGAGTTCGACAGTTTCGAGAAAATCCGCCCCAAGTCAAAGCCCCGTAGTGGTAAAGAGAAGATGACCGCCACAGATATAATCAAAGAGAAGCGACGTGAGCGTGCAAACGAGAAAGAAGAGATGCTGTCCTCTGAGAATGTGAGGGACTGATGTTGAACCCGCAAAAAGAAGTATACAAACATCTGAAGCGATATCTTGATTGGAACGATTTAGATGACGGTCTCGGCAAAGACGAATACCTGTTCATCTCATCTATTGGATCGTTCAACTACAATCTCCAACACGATAAGTCTGACGTGGATACACGGCTTGTATATGTTCCAGGACTTGACAATATCTCAAATGGAAGAGACCAAAAGACACGTCAGATGAACGTCGGAGAAGCCCACATGACAGTTGAGAGCATCGTCAACTTCAAGAGGCTTCTCATGAAGAGCAACCCCACCGTTTTGGAGGCTTTGTATTCTAGGAATATGGTATTGAACGACAAATATATCGAGCCATTCTATGACTTGATCGTCCCGCATTGGGACGAGATACCCTATCTAAATCCGCACGAATTCTTCAAGGCAATTCTGGGCGCGGCGGTTTCTTTCACAAAGAAAACAAGCGTGAAAAGTCTGTCACATATACCCAGGATGTATGGTATACTTGTAAAGTATCTGGAAGGAAAGCCCTTTGACGAGGTACTTTATTTGAACGACGATGAAAGAAAGATGATCTTCAATATCAGAAAATATGAAGAGCATTGCGATTTTGAAGAAGAGATAAATTTAATCAGGGAAAAAGAGGAAGAGATAAAGAAAATTCCATTCTGCGACTTTAAAGTATATGAAGATGTGAATAAATTCTTCAGCGAAATCCAAATTTTGAAGTTGGAAGAAAACATCGAGAGCTATAGGGAGGAGCAACGTGATAGTAGTCGTTGGGGACATTCATGGTAACAAGTTCAACCTCATGTCTGTCCTATCTTATCTTATCCCGCTGACCTCTAAGGATATCGTCATTCTTGCGGGAGACGTGGGTATCCTCTACGGTGGCAATAAGATGGGAAGCCTTCTCCACTATATGGTATCCCAGCCTTGCAAGTTTATCGTACTCCGTGGGAACCATGACGATCGTTATTGGAAGTCGTATCAGGAGCGGGGTGAGTCGTTCATCGTCGAGGATATGTTCGGCACGCAACTCGCGCACCAGAAGAAGTATCCAAACGTCTATTATGTCAAAGACGAGGGTGATATTCTCACTATTGACGACAAACGCTTTCTTATGATACCGGGGGCATTCTCTGTCGATGGGGAATACCGAAAAGCAAGGGGCCTTCCTTATTGCGAAGACGAACAACTCACCTATCAGGAGATGGACAACCTCCTGGGCAGGATTGCCGATGAAGGCCCAATAGACTATGTTGTTTCGCATACGTGTCCTCTGTCCTGGCAAGGCCAACTTCAGTATCTATTCTTAGACTTTCTCGACCAATCTAAGATAGATAAGACAATGGATAAGTTTCTTGATGCGGTGAACGATGCTTTGCCGGAATATAAGATGTGGTTGTTCGGACATTTCCATGATGACAAGAAGATAGAGGGCACAAACGCCTATATGCTTTATACATCCCCGTTTGTTATCGAGACCCAAGAGGAAAAAGGAGAAATACAAGATGCCGGGTAAAATTCAAAGTGCGTTCTATGAAGATGAGATGCTACGAGGTTCTATGACCAAGGTTTATAAGTGGGGTGAGACAACCTCCTGGGCTACGGTAGACGCAGAAGACATGGACATCGCAAACCAGTGGGACTGCTATAGGCTTTGCGATTATAAGTGCGACTACAAGGCCCTTCTAAAGAAGGCCACAGTTATGGCTGAGCGCGCTCGCGGTATGGAGATTGCCTACAACAACCTCAAGAACTCTCTAGACGAGAAGTCTCTCAGCAAGTTACATCGACAGGTCAAAGTGGCAAAGCGAGACGCGGAAAAGGTCAGGCGCGATGCCGTCAATATGAAGAAGAACTATCAGAAATATGCGGACAGCGTGGCAACCAACCGTCGCAAGATCCGCACCTCTCCACGCCCAACTGAGAATAAAGGGAATGAATAAAAGTCTATAGGAGTAATAAAATGAATGCTGAAGAAACGGTTGCGTATAGGTGTGGAAAGTGCGGTCGCGTCTTTGTAAACAAGGAGACGGCTGAGAAATGCTGCGCTCCAGGAAAGTGCGATATATGCGGTTGCGAACTTCCTCCCTATCATACGAGATGCGACAGTTGTTCTGAGATATATAAATGGAACCACGCCAAGTATCGTCTGACATATGACGAATATCTCGCTAAGTCCGGGCATGGGATACTATATTATCACGAACGGTTCTATGACGACTTGGAAGATTTGGCATATAAGTTGGAGGCAGATGAAGAGGAATTCCCGCAAGACAATATCGGCATCTATGGGATAACTCAAGAAAAACTCTGCTTCTCATTCGACAATCTACACGATGTGCTCAGCGATAATGCTTGCGAGGATTGGGAGATGGACGAAGACCAAGAGAAAGAGATAGAGCGGTTCTGCGTAACTTATCGCGATAACTATGCAGATACAGTTTGGTGGCCTGATTATAATACCGCTATTGTTCCTGACTGATTTTAAGCCCCTCTAGCAGGGGCTTTTTTTATTTGACTTGTTCTCGCTCTTTATGATATAATGTCATGAAGAAAAGGAGGATGATATGATTAGGCAAAAAGAGTTTGTGCGTATCGTAAACGAACTTGACAGACTGTGCGGTAAGTATTTTGACGAGAACAATCCCGCCATGCAAGAGGTGCTGTTATCGTATATAGGCTCGATAGACATGGCAATCGACCCTGATGCAAACGTCATGTACTGGTATTGCATAGACAACGATTTTGGTCGAAATAAGAAAAAGTACAACGGTAAGGCGGTGGACACCCCTATCAAACTATACAACGCCATGAAGAAGGCAGAGGTGGCCGATGGCGAAAACCTATGACGAGAACTCCATCAAGAAGATGGACCCTCGGACGTTCTGCCGGCATAGGCCGGACGTCTATCTAGGTTCGTCCGCAAACTCGACCCAACTTGTAAAAGAAATTGTGTCGAACTCTGTAGACGAGGCTATCGCAGGCAACTGCTCTACTATTTGGGTCGATATAGATTACAGTAAGAACAAAGTCAAGGTGCGAGATAACGGCCAGGGTATTTTGCCGAACGTATGGAAGGACAACCATACCGTTCTTGAGATGGTCTATGGAGACATCAACACAAGCGGTAAATACGAACATGACGAGAACTCCGCCTATAAGATCTCAACCGGAGCGTTCGGCATCGGAGGAGCGCTTTCCAACTGGTTGTCAAAGACGTTCACGGCACAGACTTCTCGCGGTGGTTGCACCGAGGTTGTCAACTTTCAAGATGGTTTGTTCGAAGATAGGGACGTTTTTCGCTCAGACCCCAAAGAGCACGGTGTCGTTGTGGAGTTTATGCCAGACCCACAGTTCTTCGACGACCCGCACCCAAATGAAAGCGAACTTGTTTCCTATCTGCGGGATGTGGTATGCCTTGTTCCAAATCTTACAATCGAGTATAACGGTCGGGTATTTAAAAGCGCAAACGGCATCTCTGACATTTTGGAGAATTGGTCTCACGAAAGCGCAGACCTCACTCCCAAGAGGTTCAAGTGTGAGTTTGACGATACCACGAACAATAAGCACCTGTACTGCGCCGCCATGTTTAGGGATACTTCCGAGGCGGTGTTCTCAGCATTCTGCAATTACGCACCAATTGAAGGCGGCGCACCGATGACGGCAATCAAGACCGTCATCACTAAAGTCTTCAACTCTTGGGGGCAGGACAACGGCATCTTGAAAGAGAATGAAAAGTTATCCGGCAATGCAATCCAGGAAGGCATCGTGTTTGCGTTCAACCTAGTGTCGAACGATATCCGGTATGACTCTCAGACCAAGGTGCGCGTAACCTCTACCACAGACAACGACTTCATTGCGACCAATCTCACAAGCGCCCTCACTAAGTGGTTAAACGACAATCCCCAACAATCGAAGGCACTCATAGAGAAATCCGTTATTGCCAAGCGCGCAGCCGAAGCCGCCAAGCGAGCAAGAGACGCCGTCAAGGGCAAGAAAAATAAAAAAGAAAAAGTATTTAAACTTCCAACAAAACTTACTGATTGTTGGACTAAGGATCGCAAGAAAGCAGAGCTTATTTTATGTGAGGGTTTAAGTGCTGCCAGTTCCCTTGTGTCTGCTAGAAATTCTCAATATCAGGCGGTATATGGAGTTAGAGGAAAAATGTTATCCGTTCTTAAGACAACTCCAGTTAAAATACTAGAGAACCAAGAGATAAACAACATAGTGCAGGCCCTTGGTTTAGATGTAGATGTTAAGACAGCAAAAATGGTATACGATGCTAAAAAGTTAAGATACAATAAAATCATTGCGAATTGTGATGCTAAGTAAAATTGGCTGTGTAATATCTTTTCCGACTTATCATCGGGGTGCCGTTTATTTTTTATAAATATGGGAATAATAAATCCTGATGGTTCTCATATAAAAACGGCGCTAACGGGGGAGCCTAAATCTTAAACAGACATGGTAATCCCGTGGCAATATTTATAGCCATAGGCGCCAGAATTATTAGAAGGGCGCTGATGTTGGAATGATTGGAATATATAGGATAACAAATAATGTAAATGGTAAGTTCTATATTGGACAAAGTGTCAATATAGCAAGAAGATGGAAAGAACATTGCTCTCCTACCAGATATAAAACAAGCCACATCCCCGTCGAATGGGCTATTCACAAATATGGAAAAGAAAACTTTTCCTTTGAAGTATTGGAAGAGTGCGAAGTTGAGAAGTTAAACCGCAAAGAAACATGGTGGATACTTCATACGAATGCCATAGAAAAGGGATATAACTGTAATGAAGGTGGAAATACTGGTACAAGAGGACAAGGAAATCCAAATTCTAAACTTACATTAGAAGATGTTATTTTTATAAGAAAAGTCTACGATTTAAAAACTAGTACTCAAAAAGAAATATATTCATTATTCGAAGATAAAATAACTTGGTCTACCTTCAGAGGTGTATGGGAAGGCAGTAGTTGGTCTGATGTAATGCCAGAAGTTTTTACAGAAGAAAATAAAGAGTATTATAAGAAAAAAGCAGGTTATAAAGTAAATAATTATTTTTCTGACGAAGAAGTCATGTCTATTAGAAAACAGTATGTTTTTAAAACTGCTAAAGAATTATATTCGCATTATTCTGATAGAATGACATATAATGCTTTTCAATTTATGCTCTGTGGATTTTCATACAATTATTTGCCATATTATCATAAAAAAACAAAAACTTGGATCTATCCAGGGGAAGAGCCTAAAAAAAATAAAAATAGGGTTCGTGCAAATAAAGGAAGAAAATCCCCAACTTCTGCTTACACAGATGAAGAGGTTTTATCTTTAAGAAGAGAATATGTGACTAAGAGTTATAAAGAATTGTATGAAGAAAGCGATAAAAGAATTTCAGAAGAAAGTTTTCAAAGTATGTTATGCGGGAAAACATATAAAAATATTCCTATATATTCCAAGACAAAAAAACAATGGCTATAAATAAGGCTGTATCGACTATCTCCGGATCGGGAGAGTAGGGCTGCTATTGATACGTAGTTCGAAACAGATATCCTCATTTAGTTATGAGTAAGATATAGTCAGGGCCCATAGAAATATGGGAATAACTGGATTTTGATGGTTTTGCTATTAAGAATTTAATGTTCAATATATTATGGTATATGTGCCCAGAGTTAATATTAAAAGGTCATGTGTACGCTGCAATTCCTCCATTGTTTAGGGTAACCACCAATAAAAATGAATATATATATTTAAAAGATAAAAAGGCATTAGAAGAATATAAAAAGTCTCATAAAGGTATTAAATCGATTAATCGAATGAAGGGTTTAGGAGAAATGGACCCAGAGGAAGTCGCTGCGACTTTAATGAACCCTGAAACAAGAAACATTGTGCAATTAACGGTTAGCGATAAAAATGAGATAGATAGGCTTATGAATGATTTATACGGTAAAGAAGTAAAACCTAGAGTTGATTTCCTTCTTGAACACGCAGAGGAGGCTGAGATTGAATAATAAAATAGAAATGTATGAAGAGATTTCAAAAAATTTTATCAATTCCTCATACGATGTAAATTCAAATCGAGCCTTTCCTAGTGTTTATGATGGCCTCAAACCGGGTCAAAGATGTTGTCTTTGGGAGATGTATAAAAAGGGATATGCGAGCAAAAAACCTCATGTAAAATCTGCTAAGGTAAGTGGCGGTGTTATCGCTGATTGGTGGCCGCATAGCGATACCGCGATATATGAGACTTTTGTACGAATGGCTCAACCTTTTACAAACAATGTTCCGGAAGTAGATTTTCATGGTTCATACGGCAATCAGGTTCTTGGCGCCAATTCTTTTGCATCAAGTCGTTATACAGAGTGTCGGTTATCTCCAATGGCAGAAGACGGGATGCTTGCTGGAATAGATGAGAATTCGGTAGATATGGTGCTTAATTTTTCTGAGGATCAATACATGCCCTCGGTATTGCCTTCCGTCTTCCCAACCTTATTAGTGAATGGAGCGCAAGGTCTTGGTGTATCTATTGCAAACTGGTGGGTTCCACATAACTTTATTGAGACCGCTCAACTTATAACCTCTTATCTATCTACTGGTAAATATGATGATAGCAATTATTTCCCAGATTTTCCCACGGGTGGGACTATAATTAACTCTAAAGACGAGTTAAGAAAGATAAATTCAGAAGGTAAGGGAAAGGTAATTCAACAAGCAAAATATACAGTTCAAAAAAATATCATTCTTTTTACAGAGTTTTGTTACCAAACTTTCATAGAGCCGATTATTGAAGAAATTAAAATCGGTATATCGTCTAATAAAATTGATGGAATTAAAAGTGTAGACAATAAAAGTGATAAACACAATTTATTACTTTCGATTGAGTGTAATAAAGACGCAGATGTGCGTAAAGTCTTAGCTCAACTTTTTAAAAATACATCTCTTCAATGTCAATATAATGTTAATCAGATAGCGCTCGTTGGGAAGACCCCTACCAAACTTTCTACGAAAAAAAGTGTAGATCTCTACATAGCCCACAACCTCGAATGTATACGTCGCCAGTATTCCTATAGGCTAAATAAGACAAACGAGCGTATAGAGGTACTACAGGGCCTCACGAAGGCAATTGATAGGGTGGATGAAGTCATCAATACCATCCGTTCCGCAAAAGATGCCAAGACCGCAAAGAAGAACCTTGTAGATATTTTCGAGTTGACCGAGCGTCAGGCAGACGCAGTTCTCGCAATCAAACTGTCCTCGCTTGCAAACTATGCGGTTATGGATTTGCAGAAGGAGTTGGACGACCTAACTAAGCAAGCCGTGAAGTTTTCCAAGGTCGTGGACAACGAGAAGGAGCGTAAGAAGGTTCTATCCAAAAGGCTAGACGAACTTGTCAAGAAATATGGAGATGAGCGTCGCACGCTTATCCAAGAGAAGCAATTGAGCAAAACTGCCGCAAGCGGCGATTTTCGTAAATGGGAAGTCGTCCTAGACGAGAAGTCCCGCACGCTCTCCAAGAGGCAGGCAGAAAACGGCAAGCACAATTCAGATTGCGTAGTCTTGTCTTCTACTCATGGTCGCGTTTTTAGGGTCATGGTTGCAGATATCCCCGAGAACGGTATCACAGACTTCACCCTTCTAGACGAACTTCTAATAGAGGAGCAAATTAACACCGTCAATTCTGGTGGAACACAAATCATCATGCTCACGACCGGCAACAAGATAAAGCGCCTATGTCTCGATGAGTTCGAAGGCAACGTGCGCAACAAGACGGGCATGAGTGCAATCAAACTACCTGTTGGGGATAGGGTTATCTGGTGCGGAGAGATTAAACCTGAACATAAGTCGGTCAATGTCATAGATATCGGAGAGTATTATTCGTCTTTTCCGGTGGACGAAGTGCCTCTGCAAAAGAAGACGTCTGCGGGCGTCACCATTGGCAAACCCGCTTTTGACGAGGTATATGCAATCCAACTATCGAGCAAGGAGGCGAGCGGTCATAGGGGAGGAAAATTCAAGAAGGGCCACCTTCTGCACTGATTGCGATATGATGAAACGAGGAGACTTGATATACCGTGACTGCGAACTTTGCAAAGAGCGCACAAAGCGCCTTATAAGGTTCCAATATGCGGTGATGGATATATTCGATGCAATTAAGGAGAACCCTTTACATAAAGGTCGGGCCATGGTATAATGGTTTTGTAAATAAGGAAAGATGACAAACGAAAGGAACTCTGTATGGCTATCGAACTCTCTGAGAAGGCAACCGTCGTTATGAAGACTATGCAGGCCGGTGCCGACGGCCTAATCGGCAAGGAACTGGCTGCGGCGTGCAACATCTCTTCCCGTGCAATCACCGGTGTCGTCAACAGTCTCGTCAAGAAGGGACTCGTCGAGCGTCATGACGGTAACCCCAAGACCATCTGGCTCACTGACGGGGGGCGTGCGTTCCACATCCCCAACGGTGAGAATACCGTCGTTGTGAAGGAGGCTAAGCCCGCAGGCTATAGTGAGCAGGAGACCGAGGACGACGATGTCGAGCCGACCGACGATGACCTCGACGCCATCGAGCACGGTGGCGTTTCTGAGATGATGGAAGACCTTCTGGATTATGACAAGGCTGACGAGGATACCCAGCGCATCATTGATAATCTTCGCCAGCAGGAGTGGGAGGAGTTTTAATTGGAATTTTCTGATGTAGAAGTTCATGGTTTTAAGCCAGCGATTATGTTCATGCGCAATCCTCTTAAGTCCTATCATCTTGCTGATAGTGACTTCGGTCAACCAGATGATGCCAATTTTATTATTGGAGAAAAGGACTATGATCTAGCTAAGCGACTTTGTATTGGTGGCGATGTTCATCGCAAGTGGATGCGTATGGTATTTGTGTGGGTAAATATTACAATGCCTCGATATCTTGCTCAAGAGTTTGATACGTATCAGTATATCCCGAAGAGTACCGAGAGTACAATGCACACTCTCCGCAAGCAAGAATTTAATCAGTCAAATTTTGAATTTGATTGGGACAGTGCGCCTACTTATATGACCGAAGCAATGAACCATATGATTGAGGCTCTTAAGATGGCCCGAGATGATATGAATAAGGCAGAAGGAGAGGAGAAAGCTAAACTTCTTCGTTGTATCAAGGGCATGCTTCCTGAAGGTTTTCTTCATACTCGTGGGGTTTGTATGAACTACGAGCATCTTGCTCGCATGTATGAACAGCGCAAGGACCATCGCCTCAAGGAGTGGAATACCGATTTTGTAAACTGGGTACATACTCTTCCCTACTCGGAGTTCATCACCCACGAGTGGGACGGGGTTGACACGAGTGCTGAATAACCCTATAATATTTGAACAATGCAGTCGATTTTGAAAGGTTGGTACAGTTTTGCTAAAGACGTCTAACAACATTCATGTCCGTGGCTATGTTTTCTCCCACAATCTTGAGAAGGCCGTCTATGGCCCCAACAGCAAGAAGGCCGGTCAGGAGTACATCCGTGGCAATGTCACCGTCGCCACCGACGACCAAGCCCTCAACGTGGTTCAGGTGAACTTCTCGTTTGTCGATCCCACCTGGGCCAAGTCCGGCAAGCCTAACGACACCTATGCGGTTCTTGAGAGTATCATCAACACCCAGAACACCTATCAGAACGTTGGCACGCAAGCCATGAAGATCCGCATCGACGGCAATTTCGAGGTTAACGATTACTGGAGCAAGAACAACAACACGATGGTCTCCTCGACCCGTCTGCGCGGTGTGTTCGCTCACACGATGCTTCCCAGCGACAACCTCGGCGACACTCCCGCCACGTTCGATGCCGACATGCTCGTGACCAAGGCCGATACCCGTGAGTACAACGATGGCAACGTCACCTTCGAGATCAGCGGTTTCGTGTTCGACTTCCGCAATGCGCTCATTCCCCTCACCCTCGTTGTCCGAGACGAACTGGGCCAGGACTTCTTCAACAGCGCCGACATCTCGCAGTCCAATCCCATGTTCCTGAACGTCGATGGCGTCTTCACTTCCGAGGTCATCGAGCTTGAGCGCGAGAACGACTCGACCGAGTATGCGTTCGGCGCTCCCAAGGTCGTCAAAACCAAGCGTAGCGTCCGCCGTTGGGAACTTCTCCATGCCAAGAACCCCTACGACTTCGGCGACGAGAGCGTCATGACTATGGATGAGTTCAAGTCTGCGCTCCAGGCTCGCACCGAGAAGGTCGCAAACGAGGAGCAACGCGCTAAGTCCCGTGGCGGTATTCCAACGGTTCCCAACAAGCCCAAGGCTACTCCTCAGCCGATTGCTTCAGACGACGATATCGAGTTCTAAGATATAGATAAAACTAATATTGCAATAGAAATAGGGGCGCGCAAGCGCCCCTTGTCATTGGCGATTGGAGAATAAATTGGCTATCGACCTTCTGAAAATTCAACCGAACAAGGTATCTAAGGATCTGAACTCCTATCAAATCTACATTTTTGGTCCTGGCGGCGTGGGTAAGACGACGCTCAGTGCGCAGATGGATAAGGCTCTTCTCATCGCGTTCGAGGCAGGCTACAGCGCAATCCCCGGTGTCATGGCACAGGACGTCACCACTTGGGGCGAGTTCAAGCAAGTCGTGCGCGAGCTTAAGAAGCCCGAGGTGCGCGAGACTTTCTCGTGCCTGGTAATCGACACCATCGACATCGCGGCGAGCCTGTGCGAGAAGTACGTCTGCTCGCAGAACAATGTCGAGAACCTATCCGATCTCGCGTGGGGCAAGGGTTTCCGTCTGGTAAAGCAAGAGCTTGAAGAAACCTTCCGACTTCTCTCGCACAATCTTGGGTACGCCCTGTTCTTTATCTCACACTCGAAGGATAAGACCTTCAAGCCTGAGGATGGAGACGAGTATAACCAAATCGTCCCCACGCTTTCAACTTCATACAACGAGATTATCCGCAACATGTGCGATATCCAAGGTTATGCGCACCCGGTGCGCCACGAGGATGGTTCATCTTCTGTCATGCTTACTCTTCGCTCTCCCGACGGTAGGGTTGAGTGCAAGAGCCGTTTCAAGATGATCGATCCGGAAATCGAGTTCAACTACGAGAGTCTTGCAAACGCACTTCACGAGGCCATCGACCGTGAGGCAAAGCTGACGAACGGCAAGTTTATCACCCAGGAGCGAGCGAATTCCGTACAGCAAAAGGAATATGATTTCAACGCGCTTATGGCTGCGTTCAATGGCATGGTTGCCGATTTGCGTGGCTCAATGGACAAGGACACGTTCGCAAAGACATGGGCTCCAAAGATTACCTCGATTACCGCAGAGTACCTCGGCAAGGGGCGCAAGGTCAACGAGTGTTCCGAAGACCAAGCCGAGCAACTTGACCTGATTGTCAGCGACCTGCGCGATGCTATCAAGAACACTACCAAGTGAGGTTATAGCTCGATAGCGGGCTTCGCTTTAGCGCTTGCTTGTTAAACGACCCCTCTAGAAGATATTTCTAGAGGGGTTTTTCCATATTGACCTATGTGCCGTTTGTGTGATATAATATATCAAGCATAGATATATAGGAGGATATATGGAAGACATCAAAGATAAAATCAGACAATATATACGAGAGAGAGTGCCAAACTATGACGGCAAGAAGTGCGGGCGTACCATACAGACGCTACACTCCCAAGGTTATTCGTATGAGCATATCTACAAGGCATTGACCTATTGGTTCGATGTACGCCATTCTGACCCCTCGAAATGCAATAGGGGTATTGGAATACTACCTTATATTATAGATGAGGCTATAGCGTACTACATTGACGTAGAGAGGCATTCTGAAGCCTTGTCCCAAGAGAAAATAAGAGATATCGTGCAGACAAACACTATTTCCGTGCGACGTCCCGATATCAAGCCACCGGACCTCATCGACCTGGAGTAGCCTATGGCAGGAAGCAAATATATAGATACCGCCGCCGCCGTTCAGGTTATAGGCTCAATCCTCAGAGAACCGAACCTTTTGGACGACCAAGGCTATTTCTTTTCCGACGACGATTTCACAAGCGACCTTCACAAGGTAATCTTCGCGGCGGCGAACAACCTGTTCAAGATGGGCGCAGACGACCTGTCTGTCAATGCCGTCGAAGACTACCTGTCGCAACGTCCCAAGTCCTATGCCATTTTCAAGAACGGCAAAGGCGCTCAATGGATGGAGGATGCGAAGGCGTCTGCCACTCCCGAGAACTTCGACTACTATTATTCTCGCGTGAAGAAGATGACGCTTCTTAGAGGATATGAGAAGGTAGGTCTCGATCTTCGATGGCTGTACGACCCAGACAACATCCTCGACATCGAGAAGAAGAAGCAACAGGAAGACGCACTCGATGCGATGAGCCTTAACGATTTGGCGGATGCCATCGACAACCGCGTGATGGACGTTCGTAGCGTCTATGTGGACAATGCAAGCGATGAGGCAACTGCAATCGGATGCGGTCTCGACAAACTTATGAGCGACCTTAAGTCAACTCCAGAGATGGGGCTTCCTCTCTATGGTCCCCTTATCAACGGGGTAGTCAGAGGTGCTAGGCTCAAGAAGTATTATATCAGAACTGCTCCTACGGGAGTCGGTATCTAACGTATATTTTTCTTTTTTCTGGGTATATTCTCCTTGAAGCAAACCGCTTCTGAAAGGAGAAGTTAATGGGCGCTACAAAAGAGTTTCTAGAAAAGTATCAAAAAGCAAAAGTCTACTATTTAAGCAATATTCCTAATACAAGTATAACTAAAACTGCGGAGATATTCAGTATAGATAGAGCCGCTTTTTCTAGGAGATTAAGGTCCGAGGGTATTGAAATAATTAATTATCAAAATCTTTTAAAATTTAATAATAAATTTTTTGATAAAATAGATACTGAAGAAAAAGCCTATTGGCTTGGTTTTCTTTATGCTGATGGGGCAATATCCAAAGATGGCAAAAATATTATTGAGTTATCATTAAAAAGTTCTGATATCAATCATCTTGAAAAATTCAAAAGTTCTTTGGGTTTTAAAGAAGAAAAACATATTTTTCAAGATGCTATCAGATGTAGGATAGAAATCGTAGATAAACATGCCAGGCAACAATTAATTTCTTTAGGTTGTACTCCTAGAAAAAGTCTTACCCTTACTTTTCCAACAGAAGAACAAGTTCCATCTTATTTGCTCTCCCATTTTTTAAGAGGATATGTGGATGGAGATGGAAGTGTTTTCTTAGGAAAACATAAGAATAAAAATGGAACTATTAAAGAATATCCACGGTTATCAATATTGGGAACATATAACTTTTTATCAAACACTATTGAAAAAATGAACTGGCCTATTGCTAAAATAAGACAACCAAGTGGCGCTTGTGCCGTTGAGTGGGCTCGTTGTAAAGCAAAGTATATTCTAGATACTCTTTATCAAAATGCAACCATATACCTAGACAGAAAAATGGAAAAATATCAATATATTTGCCGACTTTAAATCGGGGAAAAAATCTGGAAGCCTAAGTGCGAAAGCATATGGTAATCAGAGGTGAAGGTGTAAAAGCCAGCCGCAACGCATAGGTCTTGAAATAATAGACCCACGAGGCCCCGAAACAATCAAAATACTGATTGTTAAAAGATATGCTGGACTTATGGGAAACCATAAGAACTAGGGGATAAAAAGCCTCTAGGGTAACAAAACGAAAACAAGAACGATGATAGCAGATGCTTGTTATCTATCTTGCGAAGAGATATACGAAAGCGATGGATGGCAAAGGATAGGTTCCAACGAGCCCGTATTGTTTATCTCTACAGAGCTTGAACTAAATGAGATACAGACTATGGCTCTTGCCTTTTTGTCAGATGTAAATGAAGAAAAAATATTGTCCTGCTCTTGTACTTACGAAGAGCAGGAACGAGTTGATCGAGCAGCGCAGATTCTTTCTACTGCACCGTTATATATCGAGGTAATTCCTGATTTTTCCATCCAAGATATTGAAAATAGCATTAAAAGAAATATGCGCATTAATAAAGCTCACTATGTGTTCTTTGATTACCTTTCAACTTCAATGAGTATTCTTGAAGAAGTTTCCTCAAAGACACATGGTACAAAAATTCGAGAGGATAATGTTCTTTTCATGCTCTCAACAAAGCTAAAAGACCTTTGTAACCAGTATAATCTTTTTATCATGACAAGCACTCAAACAAATGCGGATTTTAAAACAGATGAAATGCCTGACCAAAATTTACTACGCGGATCGAAGGCGGTCGCAGATCGTGCTGATTTTGGCGCTATCTTACTTGATACTACTCAGAAAGATAAAGACAATCTTCAGCAGTTTTGTTTAGACAACGGTATTCCAATTCCAAATGTCAAACTGTCTATCTATAAAAATCGTAGAGGTTCGTTTACCAAAGGTTACCTTTGGATGCATGCAGACAAGGGTACCTGTCGTTTTCGAGCCATGTTTGCTACAGACTGGCAATACAGCCTTATCCCGGTGACAGACTATAATGTAACAGTTATTGAGGCAGAAACCGTGGAAGAACCTATCCAGGAGGAAGAAGCAAGTGTAGAAGTGGTTGAGCCGTTCTACGAAGACGACGGGTGGGTGTTCTAGTATGATCAACTATGATAAGAACGTCATCAAAGACAGGCTCACCATCGACGATGTGTATGACTTGCTGGAAGAACTCGGTGGCGAACCGCAGATGTGCGGGGATGCTATTGTTGCAAAGACGATATGCCATGGCGGAGATAGTCACAAGCTTTACTATTATAATAATAGTTCCCTGCTGAAGTGCTACACATCGGACTGCGGTGTGTTCGATATCTTCGAGTTGGTAAGCCGTGTACGCGACATCGACCTTCCCCACGCCATCGAGTATGTGGCAGACTTCTTCCACCTGTATGCCTTTGTCCAACAGGACGAGATGAGCCTTGAGGATTGGAAAGTACTTGAACGGTATGAGAAGCGTGCCGGTATCAAATCCAACAAAGACCGCATAATCTTGCCTGAGTATGACAATGTCATAAAACATTACCCACATCCTCACATTCCCTCTTGGGAAGAGCAAGGTATCGCAAAAGATATCTGCGACTTTGCAGGAATTGCCTACAATCCAGAAGATGGAAGCATTCTAATACCGCACTATGATGCGGACAACAGGCTGATAGGTATCCGTCGTCGCACGATGGTGGAGGATATCGCAGAGCAGTTCGGTAAATACACACCAGCCCGCATAAACAACGTGACATACGCACATCCCTTGGCTTTTAATCTTTATGGTCTAAACTGGGTCAAAGACAATATTAAAAATACGGGCGTCGCCATATGCGTCGAAGGTGAAAAGTCTGTCCTTCAAAGTCTGTCCTATCTCGGCATTTCAAACTCACTGACGGTTGCAGTGTGCGGACAATCCATCTCAAAGTATCAGTTTCAACTTCTTTTGGACCTGGGTATAAAGGAGTTGGTCGTAGGCTTCGACGCAGACTTTCATGAGATTGGAGACAGTGATTTCTCCGAGGTTGTCGGAAGACTTGAGAAGATATATAATAAGTTCTCTTCCTATGTCAATGTAAGTTTTTTGTTTGATAAAACAGGGCTTTTAGGATATAAAGATTCGCCCTTCGACAAAGGAAAGGAAGTGTTCGAATATCTATGGAGAAACAGAGTGACATTGTAACCGAGTACCGCAAGAAGCATCCCCGTTGCAGGTACTGCAAGTATCTTGAGATGAACCAGTATCCCGTTATGTGGACCTATGAATGGGACGCAATCTGCACGCTGAAAGATAAAATGCTCTATGATAGCACCAGTCTTTTAGGGGAATATGTGCGAGGTATGTTTTGCAAGAATTTTGAACCCAGGCAAGAGACGAAGGAACGATAATGCACGAACCTTTTACCGAAGAGGAACTGGTCAAGTTTGTCGCCACAGGATGCAAGATGGAAGACGCCATGTTCAAGCTTGGTACATCGGATGATGACATTTATCGTATGGTTCTCAGAGGTGCGTGGGAGGTAAACCTGGAAAGGTGGAACAACATGACCCCCAGAGAAGACGTACTAGAGAGTAAGGCGGAGCGTTTCAGTAGGGCTTTCCAGTGCGCCTACTGCACAAACGACAGATATAACAGAGACTACATGCGCTCGTTTATCAAGAAGGTGAGGAAACGACTAGATGAAGTATAGATGTTACGAACCTCTTGGCAGAGAGGATGTGATAGACGAAGTCCTGCTTCACCGCAATATCCCAGAAGACGAGTTGCAGGATTGGAAAGATGCTGACTACAAGGGATATCTTGACATCCAGGATTGGGGAGACTTAGACCATATCAGAGATGCGGTTTTTGTTTTGGCAAACCATATCAACCTTGGCAATACCGCAGTCCTGCTGGTGGATTGTGACCCGGATGGATGGTCGGCTTCCAGTTTGCTATATAATTTTCTATATAGCCTATATCCTGATTGGGTTAAAGATAATTTAATTTTAATCCAGCACTCCGGCAAACAACATGGTCTTAAAGATTGTCTAGACGATATTCTAAAAACAAATCCAAGGCTTGTCTTAATCCCTGATGCAGGAAGTTCAGATTTCGAAGAGTTCAATATCCTTGATGAACACTCTGTAGACGTTTTAGTCTTAGACCACCACCCTACCACCGACGACGCCACAACACTTTTTAACACCATCACCGTTGTGAACAATCAAATTTCCGGCAAGTATCGCAACAAACAACTGTCTGGCGTAGGTGTGACTGCACAGTTCTGCCGAGCATATAATAGTATCATTGAGACAGCAGGCAAGATAGACTGGGACTTATGTGCCTGGGGCAATCTGTCTGACATGATGGCATATAACTCGCTTGAAACACGTAACGTCATCTCGTATGGCTTGCGCAATATTCAGAATGCTTTTCTCGGAGCGATGATAGAGAAGAACAGATATTCAATCGACAAACGTGGTGGCATCAACTATATGTCGATGGCGTTCTATGTGACACCGCAAGTGAACTCCGTCGTGCGTGTTGGTAGCCAGGAGGAAAAAGAATTTGTTTTTTCCGCATTGCTTGACATCAATCGAGATGTGCTTGTGCCGTCTGGCAAGCGGGGCGATGGCGGTAAGATGGTCCCCCTGGTAGACGAGGCTGTTCGCATAGCGGGCAACGTCAAGAACCGTCAAACCCAAATTCAAGACAGCCTGTTGGAACAAACTCAATCGCAGATAGAAGAGCAGTTAAATCAATCCGTTCTCGTGGTCAAACTTGAAGCAGGCACGACGGTTCCCGGCATGGCTGGAGTTTTTGCGAACAAGCTTCAATCGACATACCAGAAACCGTCGTTTGTTTTAATCGACGATGGCGAAGAGGCAAGCGGAAGCGCCCGGAATTATTCAAAAGGTTCAATTGAAGATTTACGCGAGTTCTGTGAAAATTCTGGGTATTTTCAGTTGGCGCAAGGACATCCAAGTGCGTTCGGCGCAAAGGTGAAAGACGAAGATATTGACGCTTTTATAGATTATGCAAACGCGAATATTCCAACAGACGAGTTTACCTATTGGGTAGACTTTGCATGGAGATTGAACGACGCAAAACCTCAGAAGATATATCGTATAGCAAATTCTAAGTCCTATTGGGGCCAACAAGTAGACGAACCTCTTGTGGCTGTTGTAGATATCCCTATAGGCTCTCTCAATATAGAACTGCTGTCTGCGGACCGCAACCCTACTTTGAAGATGAGCGCGAAGAATTCATCATTGTCTTTTATAAAATTCAAATCATCCCAAGAGGAAGTTGAAAATGTAAAGAGTGCGGAGACCATCACGATTATCGGTAAATGTGAAAAGAACGAATACAACGGCGAGGTAAAACCTCAGATAATCGTTGAAGACTACGAACTGTCTGACGACATGTTGTTTTAATTGAAACCCGGGTGCTTGTCATGCGCTCGGGTTTTCTGATATAATATATAAAACTCACGAAAGGAGCATGTATGGAAAACGATTTTTGGTATTCTATGAAGATGGACAACGAAACCATCAACCTCTCTAAGATTGAGCGGTTTATCACAAACGACCCCTATTTTGAAGAGTATGTGTCTAAGCATCTCGACAGGCCGTCATATCTGTTTATTGTAGACACTGTAACGTCGCAAATCGAGAACATTCAAGCACGTCAGCCTTCTGCACCTGCGCCGGAGCCTGGCTCAAACTGCTAAAAAGACAGAAGCACACATAGGCAACGCGACAAGCGCGAGCTATTTGGCCGCGCCCGTGAGGAGTTGCTTGGGGAGTAGACATCATGAGAGAGTTCTTTGACTTTGCCTTTCAGGTCTTCCAACGGGAACGTCTGTGGGATGGCAAGGAGTGCATCAAAAGGATGAGAAACAATGGTGGCCGTAACTGGCGTCAAATGGAATGGCCTGGGTGGTACGCCGAGTTTTTGCTTGATTCTTACCAAGACCATATGCTGTACCAAAGAAACGATAGAAAAAATAGGAATACGATATTTGACTATAAAATAAATGCACATAAAGACACCTATCTCGACTTGAAAACGCACTCTGCCGATAAAGGTAGCACGATTTATCTGAACGACTATCAGGCCACGATTGACGTTATCAATACGTCTGACTTGTTTTTTCTGGTTCTAAGTGGATATCCAAAATATGATAACTGGGAAGATTTTGTAGCATATCAGTATATGCTTGATGGAAAAGTATGGCAGAAAAAAGAAAATTCTCGAAGGAGAAAGAGTGGCTTTTTGCTGTCCTCTCTTTCTCTTTATAGATTATCTTACGATGATATAAAGCAAAAGACACAAGGTAAAAATTCCAATGGGAAATCTAGACCCACAAAGGCAAGTGTGAATCTAAAGACTGTCGCTCCGATATATCAGGAGGTGTTTTGTGACTCTAAATGAAATATATAACAAATATGGAAATGACATTGACTGGAACTTAGTATGCCAAGACGCTCTTAATGATACAAGCACTGAATTGCTTGAAGACCTAGGAAGCGTTGAGCGTATCTCTGAATTGTATGAGTATTATCTTGCGATAAAAAACAGATATGACAAGAAAAATAGCGGGCAATATTATACGCCGCCAGATGTCTGTGATTTTATGGCAGAGCTATTTTTTGAGAGGTATAATCATAGCCAAATTGTCACTGATCCTTGCTGCGGATGTGGCAATCTCATTCTTGGACTTATAAAGCGCGGTCTAATTTTACCAAACGATATTCTCATCATGGACATTGATCCTATCGCGCTTGAAATAGCAAAGACGTTGATTGCTCTTAGATTGCGTCCCGATTCTCCAAAAGTAGCATATGAGCAAATACAGGCAAGGTGTGTGGATTTTCTATCAGATGAAGTCACTCTTAACTCTAGCAATGCTATCATCATGAACCCACCGTATGTGGCGAATTATCGTGATAAGGAAAACGCTTACTCGTTGTTCTTGAAAAAGGCACTGGATGCTGGTAGCCAAGTTTCTGTCGTGCCTCAGTCATTCATCGGTGGTAGCACTTTCTCTTCTCTCAGAAAGGAGATATCCGCTCGCTCGCGTGGAGATGCGTATGTATTTGATAATGTGCCGTCAGGACTATTCCACAAGCGCAAGTTCGGAATCTTCAATTCAAATACGTCAAATTCTGTGCGGGCTTGTATTGTCCAGACCGTTAAGGAAGACAACCCCGAGAAACGTGGCATCAGAGTTGGTCCCATGCTTAGATGGAAGTCAGAAGAACGTCATAGCGTGTTTAGGGTAGCTCGTCAGTCCTTGCCTCAGACCTATCAGTCAGGCGCACAGGCTTGGGCGAAGATTCCTAGGAACATTGAAGGCACCTGGCTTTACATGGTTGGTGCTCCAAGAATTGTTGAGGATCTCATCGACCAAAACGGAAAATACAAAATATATGTGCCAACTACCCCTAGATATTATACTTCAGCCTCAGTAAGAGAGTTAAAACGAGGTCAGCAGCATGTTCTCTCGTTTAAGAGAGAGGAGGACCGAGATATAATTTATCTGTTGCTCAATTCCTCTTGGGCATACATTTGGTGGAGAGTTTTTGATGGCGAGATTACGTTTACTAAAAAGTTGTTGCTTAAAATGACGGTTCCTGATACTGATACCAAACGAAATCTAGTCCAACGTTCCCGCGGACTTCAAAGAATCCAAGAACAATACATGACGATAAAGAAGAACGCGGGTAAGTATAATGAGAACATAAAATTTTCCGAAGACATCATAAGAGAAAATGATATTCTGCTTTTTGGTGATGGCAACATAGATGCGATTGAGAAGATACACTCGAACTGTCTTGGTGTATAGTGTAGACGTATGATATTTTTTTATGATATAATATTAAAAATCCAAAAGAGTAACGCTGAGGGGAGGGAAAACTTTGTTGATTCCGCGGTTTGATGGGCATTGCCACACCATGTACTCGAACACCAAGTTCGTCGATTCGATTAACAAGCCAAAAGAGTTGATCGACCGCGCTATCGAGCTGGGTTTAAAAGGTATTGCCATCACGGACCACTCTGGGCTTGGGGCACACGTGGTAGCAAACCAGTACGCCCAGCAGATTCGGGAGAAGCATCCTGACTTCAAGATTGCATTGGGCGAGGAGGGATACCTGTGCCGCACTCGTGAGAAGGGCAATTATTACTTCCACCAAATCTGGATTGCCAAAGACAAGATCGGCCACAAGATGATACGAGAGATGTCATCTACCTCCTGGATTAAAGGTTATTATGACAGAGGCATCTTCCGCACCCCGATCCTTTGGGACGAAGTCCAAGAGGTAGTCGAGAGATATGGGCGAGGACATATTATTGCTAGCTCTGCATGCCTTGCCGGGACCGCAAACCACAATCTTCAACTTATGATCGAGGCAGAACAAGCAGGAGATGCCGTCGCTCGCAAGAAACATCATAAAGAGATTGTCGAGTACGTGCGGTTTATGAAAGATTTGTTCGGAGACGATTTCTATCTAGAAGTTGCTCCCGGTAGAAGCGACGAGCAGATTGCGGTCAACTCACGCATGCCGTCGCTGTCCAAAGCCTTCGGAGTTAAGATGGTGTGCTTCTCAGACGCACATTATCTGAAGAAGGAAGATGCCAAGGCGCATTCAATCTTTCTCAACGCCAAGTCTTCAGGGGAGAGGGAGACAGACAGATTCTACTCATTTGCTTACCTTCAGTCTCAAGAAGAGGTCATCGAGAACCTTGCGGGAACCGGACTCGACTTCGAAGAACTATGTGCCAACTCGATGGAAATCTATGACAAGATTGAGAACTATTCTCTGTTCCATACGCAACAGTCTCCACAAGTAGAAGTCAAGGATTACCCCAAAACAGAGAAGCATTCGGGTTATCCCACTTTAGACTATCTTTATCAGTCAGACGAACCGCAAGAAAGATATTGGGTTAATCAATGTGTGGACAACCTTAAATATAAAGACCTTTTTAATAATGAGTATTTGTCTAGACTGGAAGAAGAGGCTCGCGTGCACAAGATTGTCGGAGAAAGACTTGATACGTGCATGTTCAGTTATCCTATCTTTCTCCAACACTACATCAATGTCATTTGGGATTGCGGGTCTACCATCGGGGTTGGGCGAGGAAGCGCTTGCTCGGCACTCTCACACTGGCTTTTGGGTGTTACTCAACTCGATCCGATAGTCAACGGTTTTCCGTTTTGGAGATATATGAACGAAGCCACCAAGGAACTTGGCGACGTTGATATCGACATCTCCCCCTCTCTGCGTGAAAAAATATTCGAAGAAATCCGCAAACAACGAGGCGGTGAAACTGGTGTCGCACAAGTGTGTACCTGGGGAACACTTGGTTCACGTAACGCGGTTTTGACCGCCGCCAGGGGTATGGGCATTGATAACGATAAGGCTCAATATCTATCCTCTATGGTAGGCCAAGAGAGAGGCTTTACTTATACGCTCAATGAGATGATTAACGGAAACGAAGACAAGGGCCTAAAACCAAACAAGACGTTCCTTATTGAAATCGGGAAGTATCCAGGTCTTCTTGAAACCTCACTTGCTTTGGAAGGAGTTATCGACCACTGCGGTATCCATGCTTCCGGTGTAATTTTTGAGCCGGAGGAAGACCCGTGCGAGAAGACTGCTTATATGCGCGCGCCATCAGGCGCTCTCATTACTCAATTTTCTCTCCATGATGCAGAATGGATGGGTGTCGTCAAGTTCGATTTTCTGGTAACACAAGTGCAGGACATCATCATCCAATGGATACATCTTGCTCAAGAACATAATGTGATAGACCCAAACCTTTCAATCAAAGATGCGTATTACAAGTATGTAGATCCATCTGTCATTCCAATGGATGACGACAGGCTTTGGGATGCTATCGACAGCGGTAACCTTATGAAGTTCTTTCAATTCGAAGAGCAGGTCGGAAAGCAAACACTTCAACTTCTTCGGCCTCGCAACGTTACTGAGTTGGCAAACTGCAACAGCGTCATGCGTCTGATGGCCCAAGAGAAAGGCGGGGAAACACCAAGCCAGCGCTATTTCCGTATGAAAAGCGATATGTCTCAGTGGTATAAAGAGATGAACGATTATGGGTTGACCCAAGAGGAACAGGAAGTGTTGAAGCAATATTACCTTCCATCTTATGCAACCCCTGCACAGCAGGAAGATCTCATGAGAATTCTGATGGACCCCGGTATATGTGGTTTCACCCTGGAAATGGCTAACAACGCAAGGCGTGTATGCTCGAAGAAGAAAATGGACAAGATTGAGGCTCTCCACGAAGAGGTAATGGAACACGCAACATCTCCTCAGATGGGGAAATATGTATGGGAAACAGCAATCAAAAACCAGCTTGGATATTCCTTTAACTAACAGGAGGCTTTTGCGGGCGACCGCAATCGAATAACGCCTTAAACTGCGGGGACACCTAAACCTTAAAGGCATGGCAATCCGCAACGAAACCTTCGGGGACGCTCAGAGACTATAATAGGCGGTTCTCTCAGAGAACATTGGATAGTCCAGACCGCAACAGTTGAACTGGCTAAGGAAACTTAGTGCGGTATGCTCTGCAATTCATTCTGGATCATACTCATATATCGGTGTGCAAACCGCATATCTTGCCCTCTACTACAACCCCATCTATTGGTATTGCGCTTGTCTTCGAGTGATGTCTGGCCTCGGTGAAGACGAGAATACCAACTATGATAAAACATGTCGAGCGGTATCGGAAGTCCAACACTTTGGTATCAATGTAGGGACGATCGACATCAACAAGTCAGAATTTAATTTCGAACCTGACGAGGATAACAACCTTATTCTCTATGGTATGCGTGCGCTGAACGGAGTGGGCGGAGACGTCACCCAGCAAATCATCGCAAACCGTCCATATAAAAACGTCACAGAGTTTGTTGAGAAGAACAACCCCAACAAAAGCGTCATGATATCGCTTATCAAAGCCGGAGCGTTTGACGAGTTCCACGACCGTGTTACATGTATGCGCTGGTACCTCACACGATGCTCTGAGCCAAAGAAAAAGATTACCCTTGCCAATTTCCAAGGGCTTATCGACAAGGGGCTTGTAGACGATAATATGGCCTTCTGTAAGCGCCTGTACGTCTTTAACAAGTCTCTCAGGAGTAAGTGCAAGCATGGAGATTTCTATCGCGTCACAGGGCGCTACATGACCTTCTACGAGCAATTCTTCGATACTGACGAACTTGAAATCGTAGACGGTGAAACCATGATAGCACAAAAGAAGTGGCAGAAGATGTACACGAAGGCAATGGAGCCCGCCAAGAAGTGGATTGCCGACGAGCAGGACGACATCCTCAAGAAATTTAACGGCTCTTTGTTCCAGGAACAATGGAACAAATATGCTCTCGGTACGCAATTGACCTGGGAAATGGACTCATTGGGCTTCTACTCTCACGGCCACGAACTCGAAGGCGTCGATAAGAAAATGTACGGCATCGCCACCTTCGAGGATTTGCTGGAAGAGGGGTACCGCAACTCTGCCCGCATACAAGGTACCGTCATCGCAAAGAACGATATGAAGTCGTCCGTCGCGGTTCTCACCCCCGAGTGCGGTGTGGTCGATGTGAAGTTCAACAGAGACGCCTACGCTTCCTACAACAGGCGTATCTCGGAAGTTAACCCGGACGGTACAAAGACTTGCATCGAAGAGGGGTGGTTTTCCAAGGGCACGCTTCTGTTTATCGACGGGTACAGGAGGGGCAACATGTTCGTGGCCCGCGCCCCAAGAGGTGGCAAGATGCTATATAAGATTGTTGGAATTAACGGGTCTGCCGTGGCCTGTGTGAGCGAAAGGGCTGAGTGATGAAAGTTCTTGAACTGTTCGCCGGGACGCAGACCCTGTCCTCCCACTTTAGGGCAAGAGGACATCAATGCGTTACGGTGGATTTTGATGAAACAACAAACCCGGATATCTGTGCGGACGTAGAGTTTCTGACATATGACCAACTTGTCTCTTGGGGGCCGTTCGACGTTGTGTGGATGAGCCCGGATTGCACGACATATAGCGTCGCCGCGATCTCCCACCACAGAAAGAAAGACAAGGACGGGAACCTCGTCCCACAGACGGAGTATGCGAAGAAGTGCGATCGAGTTAATGCTCATGCCATCGAGTTGATCGAACAACTGAACCCGTCTTTATGGTTCATTGAAAACCCAAGGGGAGGTCTTCGCAAGATGGATTTTATGCAAGGTCTCCCAAGGTACACAATCTCATATTGCCAATATGGAGAACGGCGCCAGAAGCCGACCGATATTTGGACGAACCATCCAGACCCAAAGTTCAAACCCTGTTGCAAACCGGGCTCGCCCTGCCACGATCCCGCCCCAAGAGGAAGCAGAACGGGAACGCAGGGACTTACGGGGAAGTTGGTGCGAGCTAAACTACCCGACGCACTATGCGAACATATAGTCGATATCTGCGAGGAGGTCGTATAAACTTGCCTTATACAAACATCATCTGCATCGTGGGGGCTGGGGGTACCGGCAAAGACACCCTGGCCCAAGGGCTGGTCGCAAGACTGAGAGAGAAAGGCCATCTCGTCCTGAGCGAAACCACCCGTCCCATGCGGGATGGGGAGCATGACGGGCTCGATTATCATTTCGTGACAGACGATGAGTTCACCTCCACCTCGCATATCGAGGAAAGGGAGTATCGGGGATGGCACTACGGTATCCCGTATGGCGAGATTATGATGGATAAGATGAACGTGGCGGTTGTGGACGTGTGCGGGGCTATCTCGCTTAAAGACTACGCAGACAAGATGGGTATCCCCATCGTGTGCATCTATCTTGAGACGGGCGGATGGACAAGGCTTGCCAGGATGATTAAGCGAGAGGGTATGGTTAAGTTCGAGCATTTCCGCAGACACTACTCGGACACCAAGGATTTTTCATACGCTTGGAATGTGCTGTCTAAGATATTTTTCGGGAAGACTGAATATATAGATACGACGTATCTTTCTCAGCAGACCGTCTTGAACAAGGCTATGGGATTTCTGATGACCGTTTAGCGGTCGTAGATAACCGTTTGCCGAGTGGGGCACCTTCGAATAAAAGTATGGGTATAAAATTCAATATTGACACAAGACAAAATATTGGTTTATAATAAGGGTAGCATACAAGATATGCTACCCTTATTTTGTCTGTATAGGAGGATGATATATGGAACCACGTAAAATCTGCAAGCGTGACGGCAGTTTGGAAGATTTTGACATTAACAAACCCATTGAAGCCATGAAGCACGCCTTCGATGAAGTAGGAGAAGATTTTCCAACAGGGCAGAAATATCAAGAACTATATAATTGTCTTGCGTGGGATACAGATTTCAGCGATACTGAAGATATTCCAACGGTTGAAGAAATTCAGGACATCGTAGAAGATATCTTAGCCGACTGTGGATACTACGATGTCCTAAAAGCCTATATTAAATATAGGTATATCCATCAACTCCGCAGACAAAATAATAACGACACAACCCTTCTCAAGTTAATTCGTGGAGAAGACGAATATTGGAAGACTGAGAACTCCAATAAGAATGCAGAGTTGGTCACCGTTCAGCGTGACTATCTGGCAGGTGCGACTTCCACAGACCTTGCTCGCAACTATATCTTCCCAAAAGATGTCGTTGAAGCATACGATGAAGGTATTGTTCACCAGCACGACATGGACTATATGGCCCAGTCAACTTTGACGAACTGTTTTGCTTCAGACACAGAGTTCGTAACCCAAGAAGGGGTAAAGACTTTCAACGATTTCTATGATGGATCACCTGTTGTTGTTAGAGATAAAGATGGCCAGTGGCGTAGCGCTATTGTGCATGATTTTGGAAAACAAGTTTTGTATACTGTAACTCTTCAAAGCGGTAGGTCTATCAAAGAAGTCAGGTGTACTAAAAACCATAGGTGGGTTCTTTCTGATGGTACAGTGACTGAAGATTTGCAAGTGGGAGACACTCTATATCCTCTTCATGATGTGGCAAGTGGATATGTCCCCGAGACTATTGAAGACATTAAAGCGTTTTGTTTTGGATTTATCCTAGGTGATGGTAGCGATATTATTACCAACAGGGGAGTACGAGCCAGGCTATGCGGTCATAAGAAGGATGACTATTTAGATTACTTTATTCAAGCAGGGTACCAGGTCACTCCAATCAATAACTCAGATGATGTGAATGTCTTTAATAAAGACCATGTCTCTAAGCAAGAGTTTCTTGAGTATGAAATGTGGAGATGTATGTCTTCATCTCAAAAAATAGCATTGTTCAATGGATACTATGCTGCTGATGGATGTGTTGGTAGAAATGTGATACATACTTCCGATGAACGTTATCTAAATATGATTAAGTCCATTTCTGCTATTGCCGGATATTATATTGCAAATATTCGTCATGATATACATGATACACCTTACAAAAATAACGCTTCATTGTATATGATTACATTTAGAAAGAAAAATAACCCAAACAATCTATGGAAAGTAAAAAATATCGCGAAGTCTTATAATAACAACTCACAACATAATGTCTGGTGTGTTGTTGAACCCATTACCCATACCTTCACACTTGCTTCTGGCATTGTCACAGGAAATTGCGAGCTAATTAATCTTGACGACATGCTTCAAAATGGAACCGTCATCAACAACGTTCGCATTAATAAGCCCCATCGTCTGTCCACAGCCATGACTATAGCGACTCAGATCATGGCAAGTGTCGCAGCCAACACCTATGGCGGTGAGTCAATTACGCTTACGCATCTTGCTCCGTTCGTGCGTGACTCAAAGAACATCTTCATTAAGAAATACCGAGACGCCGGGCTTGATGAGGAAAACGTAGAGCGTCTTGCAAAAGCAGACCTTGAAAAAGAAATTGCAGACGCAGTTCAGACTTTCAATTACCAAATCTCGACACTGTTTACTCTAAACGGCCAGGCGCCATTTTGTACTGTGTTCATGTACCTCAATGAGACAGAGGAATATCGAGAGGAACTTATCCTTCTAATCCAAGAGTTCCTTCGTCAGCGACTTCAGGGAATGCCCAACAGAGACGGCATCAAGGTAACCCAAGCGTTCCCCAAACTTCTATATGTTCTTCAAGAAGATAACTACAAACCTGGGACCACCTATTGGTTCCTTACAAAACAGGCAATCGAATGCTCATCTCGTCGTCTTACTCCAGACTATATCTCAGAAAAGATTATGAAGAAGTACAAGATTAACGGCAACGGGGATGGTGATTGTTATGCTTGTATGGGGTGTAGAAGCTTCCTAACGCCAGATCAAACCGGTAACGGATTTAACAACGTAGCCCGTGCTAAGAACTACGAACCTGGTAAGCCAAAGTATTGGGGTCGCTTCAATTGCGGAGTTAATTCCATCAACCTCCCCGATATTGCTTTCGCTTCTGACGGGGACTACGACAAGTTCTGGGAAATCTTCGATAAAAGGATGGAAATCCTGCATCGAGGACTTCAGACGCGCATTAAGCGTATTTCAAATACCAAGGCAAAGGTAGCCCCAATTCTTTGGATGGACGGTGCGATGGCACGTCTTGACCCCGAAGATACTTTATATGACTTGGTACATGGGGGCTTTGCTACCATCTCAATCGGGTACGTGGGATTGTTTGAGTGTGTATATATCATGACTGGCAAAAGCCACACAGATCCTGAGGCTACTCCATTTGCCAAACAGGTTATGCAATACCTAAACGATAAGGCCGCGCAATGGCGTGAAGAGGAGGATGTAGCGTATTCAGTATACGGGAGCCCGGCAGAAAGCCTGGCATACAAATTTGCAACAAAGACACGCGCCCGGTATCCTGAGAAGTTCCAAGAGTTGTTCGGCAATAAGAAGTATTTTGAAAATTCATATCATATTCCGTCAGATGAAGAAATCGACCCGTTTACAAAGATTGAATTCGAAGGTGAATTGCAGCCTCTATCTCCGGGTGGTTATATAAAAAACCTAATACGGCCACCCAAAACCGCGTGAACTCCGCTCGGAGGTGTGCGAGAAATCGTGCTAACGAGGGATCCCACAGGAAATCTCGTGCCAAGCCTGTCTCATAAGACAGGAAGGTGTACAGACTAATAGGGCCAGAGATAAGCACTGGTTCGAAGCGCGTGGGCCTTGAAGGAGTGTCTTTCCTCCTTGGGTAAGAAATAGTCGAAAGGAAAAACAAATGGGTAAGTGTGAAGTATGCGGAAGAGAAACAAATAGGATTTACCGTCTCTATGGTTGTGTGGTATGTTCTAAACATATGCATCAAGTTTTAAAATATGGTCATCCACTAGACAGTAACCCTAGAACAAACACTGATTTAAATGATTATTATATTCAAGGACAAAATGTCATCTTTAATTTATATAATCAAAAAAATGAAAAAATTGGAGAATTTATTATTGACTTAGATGACATAGAAAAAGTGAAATATAAAAAGTGGAGATTAAGTCATGACCATGTTATCACAGGATTGCCATATTCGAAAGACCCTAAGAAAAAAGCGAGAGATATATCTCATATAATTATGGACATACCTTCAGAGGAAGATTATAAAGTTGTAGACCATATAGACGGAAATCCATACAATAATAAAAAAAGCAATTTAAGGATATGTACTCAAACAGAAAATACTCTAAACAAAGCCATTCCGTCCAACAATACTTCTGGTTTTATGGGAGTATGGTACGATAAAAGAAGGGGTACTTGGAACCCAGAAATTAGAAAGGGGCATAAACGATGGCACCTAAAACGGTATTACACTTTAGAAGAAGCCGTTTATGCCAGAATGGTTGCTGAGGATTTTCTGTTTGAAGAGTATAATCGCAAAGACCAATACGAAGAAAAAAAGAAGTTTACTCAAAACCTTCCGCAAGACGTTAAAAGCAAAATAGAACAAGAGACAATAAATAAACTTACCCGTTGACCTTTGTGTATTAGTTATGTAGAAAGTGTAGACCTTAGCAAAAATATCGAAGCTCTCTATCCTATCATCGAGCATATCTATAATCATATTATGTATTGCGAGATTAATATCAAAACTTCTTACTGTCATGTGTGCGGAATGACGCAGACGATTGACGTCCACAAAGACGTAAATGGAGACACCTGGTGGGAATGCTCTAATTGTGGGAACACCGATACCGACAAGATGGATGTCGCCGCCCGTACCTGTGGGTTAATTTAAACAGGCTCACATTAAATCTCCTAAATTGCGGGAACATCTTTAGAGACTTGACAACCAAACTATTATAGCAATATAATATGTGGCGAGGGTAATGACCAAGGTATGGTAATATCGTCAAGTATTAGATAATCCGCAGCGAAACTTCTTATAATGAGAAGGACGTTCAACGACTATAATGGAGATTATTTATGAACATAAAACCAATTCCCAATTTTACCGGTTATTTTGCTGATGATTTAGGCAACATATATTCTGCAATTCCTAAAGGATGTAGAAATAGGTTTGATAAATCTAAATGGAATAAAGAACTAAAAATTCTTAAACCAAGAGTTTTAAAACATATGCCATATTTAAGAGTTTATATGAGAAATGATGTAACTAATAAAAGAGAAGATGTGTATATACATCGCATTATTGCTTAATTGTTTGTTCCTAACCCTAATGGTTATAATGAAATAAACCATAAGGACAGCAATCCGATGAATAATAAGGCAACTAATCTTGAGTGGTGTGACCACTATTATAATTTACAATATGCTTATGAATATGGCTATAAAACTAGAGATAAATTGGGAAGGTTTTGTCATAAATAAAAGGTATAGTCTATTCCCCTTTTTTAAATATCGGGAAACCGAGGGTATCAAAGATGTCGGAACTAATTTTTGGAATGAAGGTAAAACCCAAGAGATAGCAAGTAGGTACGTCCATCTCGACGACCATAACCTATAGACAAAAAGCCCCCTGGAGAATTATCCTCCAAGGGGCTTTTATTCCTTGACTTGAGTAAAAAACATGTGCTATAATTTCTTTAGAAACAAGAGATGAACAGAAGGAGAAGAAATGAGCAACTACCATCCCATCATCCGATATCGTCCTAAAGACCCTCATGACATCAGGGACTATATCATTCCGGGTCGAGAAGAAGTGTCTCTGACAGGACGAGATGACAGTGTAAGTCTTACGCTTGAGTATCCATGGCGACGTGAGAAACCTACCGAGGCTTGCGAGGATTTCGACCTTAAGTACTTCCTCGTCCTAGATGAAGATTTCTGCCAGCCGTATGGCCCGTTCTATGATTTCATCGACGGTATAATCGACGATGACGACGAAGGTTTTCCGTTCCTCTATAACGTCGTGGATACTTATTACAAGTATATGGACCAGTGTGATTGGATGGAGCCCTATCTCTATGACGGCCAACCAATCGACGGCGATTGGGGATGGTATAACAAGTGAGATATAACACTCTAAGAGCAATGGATATCTCAAACGGGAAGGGCATAGGGGTATCCATCTTTGTTCAGGGATGTGACAGACACTGTCCCGGTTGCTTCAATCCTGAAACTTGGGATTTCAACGGCGGGCAAGAGTTTACATATAAGGAACTCTACGATATAAAGACGCTTCTTGACAGACCGCATATCTCACGTCTTTCAATTCTAGGTGGAGAGCCGATGCTCCCACAAAACTATCAAGACATATCCGATATAATCCACATCTCTCGCGGTATCGACCATCCAATCAAAGTGTGGATTTGGACAGGTAGGACTTTCGAGGATATCTACCAAGAAGCATGCGATACTAAAGACAAAAACCTCGCATATATCCTCGACAACGCAGATTATCTCATCGACGGACCTTTTGTCCAAGAGGAGAGAGATATTACCTTGCCGTTCTGCGGAAGTCGCAACCAGCGGGTATTGGACATGGCATCAAGCACAGCGTCAGGCAAGGCGGTTTTATCTGAATACGATTGGAGGAACCAGCAAGTTGAGTAGCCTTACATTATATGACTTGAACAAACAGATGTATTCTCAAATGAGCCCGATGACGAAGGAGACGATGCATCCGCTTCTGACCAACATTGGGGATTGGTTCTCCAAGAGTAGAAGCAAGTGGTTCATGCTGATGTGCTACGAGTTGCGCTACTATACAATCTTCAACTTCACACGGCCATACTACAACAAGGCGCTTACAGAACTTCAGGCATGCGCGTATGGCATGGGAGACGTGGTCGGCATCGAGTACAATCACGAACGAGACTATTGGGAGATTTGGATTAAGAACCGCGAAGGCACAGATACGAACATGTTCGTTCTGTTCGACTGCTCCGGTCTCGTCGTAGATATTGATTAGGAGGAACTTTGTCAAACGCATTGCTTTTCAACTGCGACCCCGTCAACGGCATCGACATGGCTATCGTAGAGTTGGACAAGCCTATCGTTTCGCCGGACACCAAAATTTCCCTCAAGAACGTCATCGAGAAGTCGCATTTTCTCACTCCCGAACTTGAGGACAACCTCATCCCCGCGATGAGCGTTTGGAAGATCGACAGCGTCGTCGTAACCGGGCCTGGTGTGTATATCGCTGAAATCGCACAGAAGATTTCCGCTGAATATCCCAATGTAAACGTAATCCGCAAAGAGAGGAATTAAGAATGTATCTGTTACAGACTGTGGAAACTATCCGGGTCGAGAGCGTCGAGGAAGCCGAAGACCTCAACGCCCAACTAAAGCGAGACGCTGAAATCCAGCACTATGAACTCAACAGTTTCTCGTATACCAAGAAGTGCATCAAGAAGACCGGCGAGGAGTACGTGGTAGTCAAGGTGGTCAAGCTGTTCGAGGACGAGAAGGACCCCTACAACGAGCTTGAGACCATCGAGTACCGCACGCATCCTGTAGACACTGCCAATGCTTTCGCAGACGATAACGACGAGGAGGTCGCCCCTTGGTAGACTACAACCCCAACCTGGCAGGCATGAAGTACGAGGAAGTTCTAAACGTCGATGTTCCGCCTTACCGCACGACCGCACTCCGCACTCCCGTCCGCATCCGTTACCTTCCCGGCGCGCCCCGCATGGAGAAGATCGACAAGGGCAACTGGATCGACTGCTATGTCTACGAGGACTATGACCTAAAGGCTGGAGACTTCGCGCTTCTCAATCTCGGCTTCGCAATGGAAATCCCGCACGGGTATGAGGCAATCCTCGCCCCCCGTTCCAGCACCTTCAAGCGTTATGGTGTAATCCAGACGAACAGTTTTGGGGTTATCGATCAAAGCTATGCGGGCAACGACGACGTTTGGATGATGCCGGTGTATGCAACTCGCGATGTCCACATCGAGCACGGAAGTCGGCTTTGTCAGTTCCGCCTTCAGTACTCCCAGCCTTCGTTCGAGTTCCAAGAGGTTGAGGATTTAGGCAACGAGCAACGCTCCGGTTTTGGTTCTACCGGCGTCTAAGATGTGCGCGCTCTGGGCATAATGGTGTTATCTCCCCAGCATATAGGGGATAATACTATAGAAAGGAGGTGTATCGCGCAATGGCTCAAATCATAGATGTCAAAAGCATCTCTGATGCGTTGTACGATGTCTCAATCCAACCCTTCCTGCATCTGCATCCTACTCTTGGGGCAATCATCAAGAAGGATTGCGAGCCTGGAGATGTGTTCTATAAAGACGCCATTCTGAAACGTGCGAGCAAGTACGGGTGTGCGGTCGTCCTCAAAGAGGTGTCGAACCTGCAAGAGGCAGTCGCTGCGGTGCAGGCGATGAAGAAGGATTACAACATCACTTCAATCATCTCGCTCTCTCACTTCGACGACGTGGAGGACCGCGTCATTTCAGACCTCATCCCCATGAGGCACGATGTGGACACTTCAAGCTCGATGGCTTTGGGGCATATGATTACCAACACGACCCCCATATTCTACCGGCAAGCCCCATGCACCGTCGCCGCCGTGTACCGCATCCTCATGGGAACCACTCGCTCGCTTAACGGTGTGCGCGTAGGGGTCGTAGGACGCTCTCTAAGGGTGGGTTTACCACTCAACGGTGTCCTTATCAAGGCAGGTGCCACAGTGACGTGCTATAACTCGCACAGCGCCCTAGACGACCTAAAGTATCAAGACGTGGTCGTCACAGCGACGGGACGTCCTGAGCAGTTCGGGGGAGATTTGTTCTCACCCGGGCAGACGGTCATCGACGTGGGCGTGTCCGAGAACGACGAGGGCAAGTGGTGCGGAGACATCAAGTACGACGAAGTGTCCGAGGCTATCGGGGATGAGGGTAAGATCACCCCGATAAGAGGCGGTGTGGGGCTCATGACCACGACCGTTCTGTTCTCAAAGATTTTCATCAACAAAGCGTCCATTGTCGGCGAATATGACGAGAGTAAAAGCATCGTCTAACTTTTTAGCGCTCGACCAATCGCTCAACACGAGTGGTTGGGCTATATACAAAGAAGGTCATCTCGCCAATTCTGGAACCTTCACAACAGATAAGAAATCGGATGAAGGTTCCAAGATAGGAGAGATTTTCATATGGCTGTGTTCCATGCACAACGAGTACGAGTTCGATAGAGTGGTGTTCGAAGACGTTCAAAACCAACAGAACGAGAACACTTACAAGAAGTTGTCTCGTGTGCAAGGTGCCATCATCGCGTGGTGCGAAATCCAAGGGGCTGACTACGACATAGTAGCCCCCTCCCATTGGAGAAGCGTCCTGGGAGGCTCCTGGGGTCGCAAACGTGACGAGCAAAAACAGCACGCCATAGAATATGTGAAAGACGTTCTGGACAAAGACGTATCGTCCGATGAAGCGGATGCACTCTGTATAGGGTTGTCTTTTATAAAAGAAAACAATTCTGCTTGGTAATTAAACAAATAAAAAGCCCCCTAGGGATTTCTCCCTAGGGGGCTTTTTCGTTTACATGTACATTGACGTCAGTGTATATTTTTTTAACTAGAATGAAGTCGTGTGCGGTCTTCCCGAACTATCGTAGACCGTTATGGCCTTTGCTTTGCGGGGTTTTCCTGAACTGTCGTAAACCCAGATGCCTTTGGCCTTGTGGGGTTTGCCGGAACTGTCGTACACAGATACCGGCATAGTGCCGCTTACTTTATATCCATATGAGTGAGACGCCACATTTGCGGAGTTGTTGCCAAACAACGAGAAGCATTGCAACGTTCGGGTATAGCCGTTGTAACTGACCACGGCGTTATTTTTGGTATAAAGCGAAGCTGTGCCAGATGAGTCAGAGTACATGCACATAAGTCCACAATATGTATTGAAGTATTCCCAGTCTTTACCGAGCTGACCGTCCGTTGACCAATAGTTGATGCATCCTATCTGAGTGTATGGGACGATCCACACAGGGTAGGAGGGTTTTGTCATAGTATACTGTGCATAAGTGTAGTATGTAAGACCTCTCCATTCCGCTTTCGTTTGCATATGGAAATCAACCGTTGCGTCGGAGGTGTACACGGTGTCGTCTTCTTTCAACGCAAGGTAACCGTTGACATGCGGGACGAAGTTATCATACCCTTGATATGCAAAGCCCCCGCGAACCGCAAAAGTAATCGAGGTTGCCGTTTCAGACTTCACCCCGGAGGCCAACTCCATCCACACTGCCTGTTGCGCATCATCTGTACGTTGGAAGGTATTACCGACGTTTACGCCTCCTCGGAGGGCGATATTAGACCCCGGGTCTGGAATTGTCGCACCCGACGTACCTATATAAGTAGCCAATGTACTAACCTCCTTTTATCTCCTGGGGATTATGAATATTGAATATAGATGCATCCGTTGGTCCCGCTAGAAGGTGCAGAACCGGTACCGCTCGTTATTATGGCTTGTTGGAGTAAACGATGATGGTTTCCCTGTGACGTTGCCCCAGGGAATTTTAAGTCCTCCTTGACTTGACCAAGCTATTTCAATCACCTCTTTCTATATTTAAAAAGGGGACTAAAAAGAAAGGGGGCACTTTCGTGCCCCCCCCCCTTCCTATTTTATATTTCTATCTAAAGGGAACCGGCATTGAGCCTACGTTGCATTTCGGCCACGCAGGTCGAGCCGGCGTCGAGCTTGCCGTCAATGTATGTGCCCATGCGGGTTTGCAGTGCGCGGATTGTATCGGCGCCAAGGATGCCGTCCGTCGTCACACCTAGGTCGCGCTGAAGCGCGCGGATGACGGGAGAACCTTGTTGTGTATAGTCGTACTGCCAACCGCCCGTGCAGGCGTCTTGAGCGTTGGCGGGCCACTGGTGCCAAACCTCTCCGTCTACAACGGTTCCATAGTAGGTTTGGAGGGCCTTTGTGGTTTCAGACCCCCAATAGCCATCTTCAGTTAGCCCGAACCGCGAAGGGTCTCCGCCTTCAGAAGGCTCGCCTGAAGGAACTCCAGGCTCCATGCTACCACTTCCTGCGGGTTGCGGGCCGACGTATACTAACTTGCCGTCCCACGGGTAGTTGTAGTAGCCCTTGACGTTGCTCTCGTAGCCGGTCTGGTCGCCTTGCTGGCCTGACACCGTGCCGTTCTCGCTGATAGAGAACTGCATGAGCATGTCGGGCTCCGCCGTCCAGCACATCGCCGTATGGTGAACGATGTTGAGGTAGATGTCTCCGGGCTGAGCGATGTAACCGTCGCCCATCGGATGCCACTGCCACAGACCGGTTGACAAAAAGCCAGACTTCATGTCGCCGGTGTAGGTGGCCCCGCCAGTGCAACCGGGTTTTACCGCTTCGCAGGCTGTGATGATACCGCTGGAGCAGTCGAAGTCGCCGTTAGGAAGGTTTATCTGAGTTCCGTCTGTAAGAGTGACCGTCTCCTGGGTGCCGTCTCCCCAACGCCGATACTGGGAATAGCCATGGCCTCCGTTGCCGTCGTGCGTACACATATGGTAGAACGCCTCAGCAAAGGCCTGGTTGTACGTCAACCTCTTCTCAACAGGTTGCTCGGGTTCGGGGTCGGGAGTTTCCTCGGCCTTCTCGACGCACTTGAAACCGAACGAGGCTTGACGGTAGCCGCCCTTCGTGTCGTAGCAGTCGATGGCGATACCGTACTCGCCGACCTTGCCGGGCGTGAACGAGTACCAGGCGTTGTCGGTGCGCGCGCCGGTGTAGAGGACGGTCGAGCCCCAGTTGCCGTTCGTCCAGTCGCCGTTGAGCAGGTTCCACGTGAAGTTGTACGTGAACCCGGTCGTGTCGGTGTCTATCTGCGGATGCACCACGACGGCCTCGCCGAGCGCGACCTCCGCGACGTGCCCCTCGATGCCGATGATATTCCACGACGGATCTCCGACGCTGGGGCCAGGGAGCGGTTCGGGAGAAGGTTCTGCGCTTCCGCCGAGGACCTCTTCCATCAAAGTCTCGCGGAGCAGAACGTTCATGTCAACCGCGCCAACACCGGGAGCCGTTTCAATATTGTCGCCGTCGGCTCCCGAACGTTGCCATAGATCGCACTTGATAGAGGGCTGACGGCTCCAGTTGGCAATCCATGGAGTGTATTTGTCCTCAAGCCCTCCGAGATATGAGTTCCACCAACTTTCGCTTGCATAGATACCGGCCCAATAGCCAGCCTTTTGTACGGTCGAGCAGAAAGCCTCAGCGTTGATTGCGGAAACAGACTGCGTGCCGGGCTCCTCGGTGTCAAAGTAAATAGGATAGGAAAGTTTGTGCCCACGGACCGCATCGAGGCACTGGTTCGCCTCAACCTGCGCACTCTCAACGCGGGTTGCATAAGAGTACCAATAGACGCCGAAAGGAATGCCCAGACGCTCGCACTCGCTTACGTTTCTATCCCAATAGTTGTCATAGCGCCCACCGCTGTCGAACCTGCCAAAACCGCAACGGATGATTGCATGGTATCCTGCGTCTTTGACTTGTTGCCAGTCGATAAGCCCGTTATGTTCAGAAACATCAATAATAAGTTGAGCCAACGTATACCTCCTTAAAAAGTCCCCTGATTGAGCCTGCGTTGCATCTCCTTGACACAGAGCGACCCCGCGCCGAGAACGCCATCGACATAGGTGCCCATGCGAGCCTGGAGGGCGCTTGCGGTGGAGTTACCGAAGATACCGTCGGCTGCGACACCCAAAGTGACTTGCAATGCGCGAATGAGCATATCTCCTTGAAGGGTGCCGTCACAGTTCCACCCGCCCGTCAGCGCGCCGTGCTGCGACACGTTGGGTTGCCACTGGTGCCATATCTGGCCGCTGGCCTTCTGACCGAAATAGGTTTGAAGGGCGATGGTTGTAAGTTCCCCCCAATAACCGTCTTCGGCGACAGCCATTAAGCCTTCACTTGTTTCCACGCGCTCTCGGTGCCAACCACACCAGGCTCCCAAACGTTGTCGTCAACGAGGCTCTCCCATGTCTTGCCATTGTGGGTTACCTTGTCGCCCTTGCTGTAGCCGTTGGTCGAACCAGGTTGCTCCCACGCGCCGACCTCCTCGCCGGAGCCTTCTTGACCGGGGAGAACCTTTGCCCAAAGCGACACCGCCGCCGTGGGCGTCCACTCAGCCGTGCAGGTGTGGTCTTGCAGGCAACGATAGCGTGTGCCCTCGTAAGTGCGGATCATACCCTTCTTAACGTTCTCGCCCACCGTCCAAGCGGGGAGAATGCGCTCGAAGTAAGTCACCGCCTCGTCTGAAATATTGGTCTGATGGCCCATGATGAACGCAATGGCGCGCCCAATCTGGGAAAACAAATCAGGGTCTAGAAACTGTGCCATTTATTCAGCCTCCTTGGGGAGACGTATTCGGAAAATGCCTGCTTTACTGCCTCTAAGGCTTCGTACATTTCGTCAAACTTGTTCGTCTGCTTTTGAGCGTGCTCTTCTTCGGCTGCAATCTGCTCAGCCTTCTTGCGCATCTCTTCAAGTTCTTCTTCTGTATATAGTTTGTAGCGAAGGATCTCTTCGTTTTCATACCACTCGGCAGAGCCGGGGTTATAGGGCGTGTCTACCACCCAGGTTTCCTCAACGTCTTTGAAAACCTTGCCCTCGTACTCGTCGATGCAGTTGAAGGTCATATCTTCGTTAAAGTATTTGGTAGGATAGCCGTTGTCGAACTGTGCGGTTGAGCCATCTTCGAAAGTGACGATGACGCGCACATGACCCACCTCGTCAGTGGGAGGAACGGCTTCGTGAAACGCCACAAACCTATAGTCTGTTACAAGATAACCCAAGTCATAATTTACATCCTCTTGGGTGATTTCCTCATCTTGCTCATTGTAAATCTTCATATATCACCTCTTCATGTCGGAGTTTAACAACTTGGTCTATTATACCCAAAATTATGAATATTGAATATATACCATACCTGCGTTACCGCTAGAAGGAGCCGAACCCGTTCCGGCTTGCAACCCTATCTTGTATAGAAGTCCGGACGATGTATGCGCACCACCTCTAGCCGTCGCCCCGGTACCGCCGTTGGCGACCGGCAATGCTCCCGATGTATTGCCGAGACCTAAAACATTTCTAAACGCAGCGGGACTTGAAAGCGAATACGATAAGCCACCGGTGTTGCTAATCATCCATCGAATAGAGTTATAATAGGTTGTACTCCCAATAGTGCGAGTTGCTTCCACCTGAATGGCATTCTTGTCACTCGGTTGCTTCGAGCATTGTATGTCGCCCATGGCAATACCGTTTTTATCTTTAAAGTCGAGAGAAGCAGAATAAGATGCGGCGCTTGATGTTGCTGTAGCATCAAGGGCATTTCTTAGAGTTATATTTCGAATATGTGCCTTGTTAAAGAACCAGGTATCTGAGCCTAAAGAGCCACTTCCTCCGCTTTGATAGGGAATAATGCCGTTTGTCGTAGTTCTAATCCAATCGCCGGTGTCTCCATCAGGTCTTGTCATACCATAGTATCCGTTGGCACTGACTGCGCCCATAGCCCCTAAATTGCCACGCGCTGCTGCAACTGTCGTCCCACCTGTGCCGCCGTGACTAATAGCCAACGTCCCTGTGATACCAGGGCGCGGAGCTCCGGTGAACACATCGGCAGCGGAAGTAGATCCAAGGTTTACCAGCATGCTCGGATTGCTCGTGATGCCGGTACCTCCGCGTGCGACCGCCAACGTACCGCTTGTGATGTTCGACGCTGAGTGGTTGTGGCTTGAAGCAGCCGCCCCAATTCCAGCCGGAGTTATTACCGAACTATAGTTTCCAGAGTGAAGAATTCTATACCAACTACCCCAAGTTTGTCCGCTACTGAAAGCACGTATATATCGTTCAGGAACCGGATTTGGGAGAGACTGTATTTGAATTAGCCAATCATTTGAATACGCAATGGTTTCAAGCGTTGATATGGAATTCGATTGCGCATGGTCCATCCCAGTATAACCATAATACCAACCCTGAGTTTTTACAGTATTCAGGTCGGTATTACTGACACTCTTAGTGTTAAGCAAGTTGGCACTGTTGGCTGCGCCACCAGCGGTAGAAGAACCGGCATAGTTGTGCGTGTGACTTGAAGACGCTTTAGAATTCAGTTGTGTCTGAATGTTTGAAGTAACTCCATCGCAGTAATTTAGTTCTGTGGCTGTTGCAGTGATGCCAAACGAACCGAGCGTATAGGTCGTGTTGGTGTCCTGTGCCGGGATGCCGAGAGCAACGATGTCGCTTTTAGTAACCGCAGTGGCACCAGAGACGTGACCGGTAGCATCGACGGTAATCTTATACAGACCACTGCTGCGAGTTGTATATGAAGGGTGCGTGTACTTGTTGGCACCCGTTGCGATGCCATCGAGCTTGGTCTTATCAGCCGCGCTCATCAGGCCGTTGGAGCCAGTGGTGGCGACGCCGTAAGTCGTGTTCGGGGGAACCTGCCATGTGCCGTCGCTGCGTAAATAGCGCGTAGCCGCACCTGCTGCGGGAGCGGGAACTAGACCGTGGGTACCGGCAGTGCTTGTGGTAGCACCTACCATGTCGGAGTATTCGGTATCCGTGTTCGTAGGGGCATACAGATCGGTGGCCGTACCGTTGATGGTAATTGTACCCACTTTTGTACCGCTCGTGAGCGAGCGAGAGAACGCCACGCTGTCTGCGCTTGCGGTGATGCCGTCGAGCTTGGCCTTGTCCGTAGCGCTCATCAGACCAGATGTGCCTGTCGTGGCGTTGCTGTACTTGGTGTCGGTGGCTGCGATGGTAATCTTATCGGTTGCCGCGTCCGGAGTGATGGTTACATTAGAACCTGCTACCAGAGTGAGAGTATCTGTGGTCGTGTCAGCCGCAATAGTCGTAGAGCCAACCGTCACGTTAGAAAATGCATTTTGGTTAGCGTCTGCGCTTGTAGAAATCCCATCCAACTTTGCCTTGTCCGCAGCGGACATGAAACCGGCAGCACTAGTTGTAGCCGCATTATGCGTATGCCCACTTGTCGCCGCCCCAATAGAAGCAGGTGTTACATTGATACTCTTGGCGGCAGAGCCGTTGTAGACACCTTGAGACGTGCCGTTTAGGCTGATTGTAAGAGCATTCGCCACGCTGTTGGCGGGGCCTCCAACGCTTGCAGAACCAGCGTATTGGTGCGTGTGGCTTGAAGGTGTGAACGTCGAAGGCTTGCCGGTGATGTTGTTCCATGAAACGCTTGCGGCGGTGCCTGCGGCGAACTCTTCATAGCCGTTCGCATTGTCAAGTTCGTTTTGATCCTTGACGTAATACATCTTACCGCTCGATGTGACCTTGACCACATCGCCGTTCTGCACCTGCGAAGTAGTTAACTTAAAACGGGCCGTATCGTCTGCGACAATCACGAGACGTTCAAGTGCGGCCTGCGGTAGACGGTCGATGGAGATGGTGCCTGATGTAATCTTTGAAGCATCAAGACCGGGAACGCGTGCCGCTGCAAAAGTACCACTGGTTATCTTAGAGGCGTCCAGGTTGGGAATTCGTGCGGCAGCTAAAGTTCCACTGGTAATGTCGCTGGCATCATGATTGTGGTCTGCCGCAGCCTTGTTATTCAACTGGGTTTGAATGTTGGATGTCACACCGTTGAGCATATCCAACTCTCCGGTAGTTATGCTAGAACTCCCGCATAAAGTGCCGTTTGTGTCAAATACCGCAACGGAGTTGGCATCGCCTGTAATATTTGTCGATACGTGATTGTGCGAAGCAGCGGCCTTATTATTCAACTGCGTTTGGACGTTGCTTGTGACACCATCCAAATATCCAAGTTCTGTGCCGGTAACTGCACTGACCGCAACTTTGCCAGAAGCGTCTGACACAAGGGCCCGGTTTGCGGTAAGATTTTCAGTGTCGATTGTAGTGGCCGCACCGGTAATGATGTTCTGCTTTGTATTTACAAGAGAAGTGAGATTGTTGACAGCCTGTTGCAAAGACGTGTAGTCTCCGCTCGTACCAGCGTCAATCTCATCTATCAAATCTCGTATCTCTTGGAGTTCATTGTTAAGACCTGTTACTTGAGAAGTCGTATGGGTGTGGGACGCTGTGGCAGCACCGACTTCAGAGGCGGTCGGCCTATCAGCCGTCGTATATACGCGATACCAAGCACCCCATGCGCTATCGTACATATTGCGACAATATGTCTTAGGGTTGCTTGTCATATATTCGGTAAGCGTCTGAGAAATACCGGCATGGACTGCAACCTCTAGTGAGAATGCACTGCTCGTTGGACAGTTCTCGACAGTCGCAGCAGACGCGTTTGAAGCACAACGATACCAACCCGCGTCTGTATAGTTGTTAAGGTTGGAATTTGCGGGGATATCGGTTTGTCCATGATGAAGAACGGTTGCGTTGATGGACGCGTTTGCGCTACCGTCGAACGTCGTAGAACCGCTTGCATCCCCCCCAAGAGAAAGGGTCTTGGCAGTGGTAAGCTTATTGGCACTGTTTGCCGGACCACCTAGGCTTGACGAACCGGCATAGTTACCGGCAGGGGCAAACACTCCACTTTTAACCCTAACAACGTTTCCGCCATCTTCAAAATGCGTAGTACTAAAGAGCACGCGGGGCATATTGGGATGGGCTTCGTCTTCGCTATCTGTCCACAGATAGCCGTTTATGTAAGGTCCATCGCTAGGATTGGTTCCGACAACATCTACTGCCAGCTTATAGTCACCGGCATTCACCAAACCAGTTCCGGGCACAACGCTTGCCTTTGTGCTCAACAGGCTGTTCACTTCAGCCTCAGACTGAACTCCGAGGGCTTCTCGGGCGGCATCTGCTGTTGTGGCACCAGTACCACCGTGCGAGATTGGAAGGGTTCCTGTGACACCGGGTGTCACATTTTGAGTGCCATCAAATGTCGCCGTAGCGGTTGATCCAAGGTTTGTTTGGATTGTACGGCCTGTGTTGAGTGCTATGGCCGTGTTCGCGGCGCCACCCGGTGTAGAAGATCCGGCATAGGGGTGGGTGTGCGAGGCGGCGGCGGCTCCGATGTTTTCGGGTGTGATGCCAAGATTGTCGCGGGCATCGGCTGCGTTGGTAGCCCCGGTACCACCGTGCTCGACGGGGACACTGCCGACCAACTCAGAGCCGTCAATCTCAGTATCCGATAGCAAGTGACGTGTGCCGTCCATATCGACATACCATTTATTTTCATCGGTGGTCATATAAAGACCGCCGTTTTCAATCGGTTTAGCATCTAGTTGCGCTTTTGTGCCATAATAAAACTTGGCTTTAGGCAAGGTTTCCAACCTCCTCTCTATACAAAAAATAGGGGAAGAAATCTACAAAGTAGACTCCTTCCCCTATTATACCCTTACTTAAGCAAGCTGATTCCAGGTAAGCGCAGCCGTGATTTGCTGATCTGTGTACTGTTTGGCTTGGGCAAGCATTTCCTCAGCCGTACCGGCGGCGTCATAGGCGTCGGTATCGGTATAGGCGGCACTGCCGAGGCCATGGACCTTAACGTCGGAACCATCAACCGCGATAGTACCGTTTGCACTGCCCTCGGTCACGTCCTGAACAGCGGTGTCAGCCTTAGCACCCTGCGCAGCGGTAGCGTAGGCGCTTGCCTCAGTATAGGCCGCAGAACCGAGACCGTGGACGGCAACATCTGTACCGTTGACGGAAATCTTGCCATTCGTAGCACTCTCAGTCACAGAGTAGACGGGAAGCGTCGCACGCTGGACGGCAATCTTACCGTCGGTCTGATCGACCTCGGTCACATACTGGTTGGTTACAGCCGTGTCCTCGAAGTCAAGTTCGGCAATCTTGCCGGTGACGAACGTCTCGGTAGCATAACCGCTGAGATCGACCTGGCTTGTGCCGATTAGCTCGAACGCACCATTGATGAGCATGTACTCCTCATAGGCGCTACCCTCGTCGCCAGCACCGGTACCTACCATGTAGATGGTATGCTCGTCGGCTCCACCAGTATCGGGCAGTTCCTCGACGATTTCACGCTTAAGGTGTCCCGCATTTGCGACAGCCGTGGAGATTGCACTGTCGGTGGCGGACTTGTCGTAGTAGTTTGAAGTCAGCGTCGTGGTATCGACCTTGCCATTGATCTTGGCGGCTAGCCCTGCCTCAAGTTCAGCCTCGGACACCTGGTTCTTACCAGCGAGCGTACCAGCATCGGTGATATCGGCAAGAGTGTGGTCGTGCTCAAGGTCGGCCTTCGTGGCGGCAAGACCGTCGGCGTAAGACTTGGCGTCGGAGAGAGCCTTCTTGATTGAACCTTCACCCTCACCATTAATGACGGTAATCTGACCCTCGATGGTGTCGAGACGATTGGTGATGGCCGATAGGTCTTGGTCGGCGATGCACTGGGTCACATAATCCACAATGGCCTTTGTGGTCGCGAAGTGAAGGTCGTCACCCGCGCCGGAAATCGCGGTCGAAGTGGGCTTGACGATCTGGGTGTAAGACGTTCCGTTGAAGAACTGCGCAGAACCGTCTGTCGTGTTCACATAGATTGTGTTGATTTGAGCCTGACCGGTTTCGGGATAAGCGGAAACCGCGCGGAAAATACCGCCGGAAAAGACCGTGTCGCCCTTGTAGATGCGACGCTCGTCTGTGATAAAGTACAGGGTATTCTGGTCCTTCTCCTCAAGAAGAGCGTATTGAGAAGCGGTACCGGTCGCAAAGCGTACTAAGTTTTCAGCCATGTTATAGTTCCTCCCATTCGGTTTTGTTTGCAACTACGATATATTTAGTACCATCCCACCTGTACGTCTGCGCATCATCCACATACAGCATAGACGAAGAACCGGTGGGAGGAAAATCCTCATACTTTCCAAAGAAAATAGGAGTGAGGTTGCTCGGAGTAATCTGCTTCCAAGAGGAAGAGTATCTCCATAGGACGCCTGTGTCCTCTACGTAATAGAAGCCCTCGACGGGGGCTAGAGTGCCAACTCTTTCCGCATCCGTTTGGAACACGCGGATTGTTGTAAAATCTAACCTCAAGCCCCCCATGTCGAGGTATACTTTACGTGTGTCGCGGACGAAGATGAGGTTTCCGTCGTTGACGGCGAGGTCAGGCAGTCGCGTAGCCGTGGTGGCATATACCTGAATTATTGCTCCTGCCATTCTCTCACCTCATCTCCGAATTAGAACTCTGTTATTTGAACTAGTGTCTCAGCATAGGTTTGGGCTTCCTGCTTGGCGGTTGCGATTTCCTGAGACCAGTCCTTACCCTGGACGCCACTCGCGACCTCGTCGATATATTCCTTGATGGTCTGCTCGCCGATCTCGCCGACTTTACTGTTGAAGTCGGTGATGTTCAGCTTATTGTTGATGGCAGAGTTGATGGTATCAACCTTGCCGTCGATGTCCGTCTTTGTATAATAGTTCGAAAGATCGGCATCGTCAACCTTGCCGTCGAGGGCGGTCTGGATTTCCTCCAACTTGCCATCGACGTCAGCGGCGGCTGCGGCGAGCAACTCTTCTTGTGTCTTCGTGTAAGTGTCGAGTTTTTCCTTGTTGGCGTGCTCGTGCGCCTTGGCGATGGCATCGGACACGCTTGCGATGGTGACGTTTGAGTCTTTAATCACCTTGCCGGTCGTGCCGTCGAAGATAACCACGTTCGCATTGACAGCCACGTCGGGGCCTGTAACCGCACCGTCGATGTTGGCCTGAACGACCATGAAGTCGCTGTCAGATGCCGAGCCCTCGTCGTAGTCCTTGATGCAGATGATGAGGTCGCCAGGCTCGCATTCCTGACCGGCGTAGGTGCCCCCCTCAGTTACGCGCCAGGAGTCACCGGCCTCGTAGCCATCCTCGGGAAGACCTGTACCAGCAGAGACTGTCCCTGGCTGCTTCATTGCCATGTTGCCCAAGAGAGTGTCAACGTATGCCTTTGTGGCGGCTTCCATGTCCTGCGTGGGGTTGGCAGCAAGCGTCACCGTGCCGGTGAAGGTGGCCCCGTCTAGACGTGCATACTCGTCGAGAGATTGCTCGATTGCGTCAATCTTTGCATCTGTTGTGGCAACGTCCTCGAAGATTTCCTTCCATTCCGAGCCATTCCAAATATTGCCTGTGCCGTCCGTGGTGTTGATGTAGATGACGCCTTGCTCTTGGCCCTCTTGGGGAAGTTCGGTTACGACCTGGACATAGTTCTTGACCAGGCTCTCGTCTAGATTTGAACCAACCTCTGTGAGGGTGTAGGGCGCATTGTCGCCGTCGAGGACATAGGTGTGATACTTGCCGTCCTCAAGCTTGGCAGTGACAAGTTGACCTGCGTAGGCGTTTGCAGCCGCTGCATAAGTCTGCGCCTCGGCGAGAGAATTATAGACGCTAGATGCGTCAAGCGGTAGGGCGTTACCCCTCGAAAATGCCTTAACGGCAACGAGAAGGTTCTTTGCTTCGATAGCCATCTATTATTCCCCCTTTCCTAAAGCGTGACACGCATGGTCATCGTGGCAGCGGCGGGGACTGCCATCTCGTAGGTATATACCTTATAGTCCGCACCGGCCGCGCCGTTTGCGCCCTGGACTGAGATTGTGTGCTTGGTGAAGTTCTGAGCCATACCCTCATCATTTGTCTCGACGTACATGACCTTGTTGACGTCACGGATCGTTGCGGGGTAGGCGAACATGATATACTTATCGCCAACAGCAACCTTGATGTCAAAGGTGTTGCCCTGTGCGGGGGCTAACTTCTTGTTGGCGAGGCCGCGCACGAGTTCGCTAGTTACCTCGGGCAGGTTACCGGTGCCGCTACCATAGAACAGGTTTCGCTTGCCGACGAACGACACCGCACTGGAAGTCTTGCTACCAGCCTGGATATGGCCGTCAGGCGAAGGTTGCCCAAGGTTGTCGTTCTTGATAGCGCCTTCGGCATAAGTTGCGACTGCGGTAAAGGATACCGTCTCGTCCCCAAGAGTGAAGGTCTGGTTCTCAGCGGTGACAGGCGAGGTGCCCTGCGAGATAACCTCGTCAGCGCCCTTCATTATCTTGATGTTGGTCAGTGCACCGGCGTCGTTCTGAGTGAAGGTACCCTGGATGTTTGCTGTAATAGAAGTTCCAACCTCATATGAACCAGCACTCGTGCCGCTGGATACGCGACAGGCAACAGCAGGCTGGGTGTACGTGGCTGGAACACTCTTCTGCGTCAGAAGTTTGATGAGCGTGTCGAGGTCCGTTCCGGCATCTATGGTGTCACCAGTCTTGAGGCCACCGACTGTACCGCCAGTGCCGAGATTTACCTCCCACTCCTGCTTGCTCTTGGCGTTGCCCAAAGTATGCTGTGACTTATCTGCATCTATATACACCAACTCGTCGCTATCGCTTGTGATGACAAGGTCAGCCGGAGTTATCGTGCTATCGTCAATCTTGCCCTGAATGGAAGCTTTAGGGCCGTGAAAGAACGACACGGTTTTACTTTTATCTACAGCCATGCCCTCTCCTCTCTTAGGTTAGTTCGTTCATGTAGACTTCAGCGGCAACGTTGACTTGCATGATGTTCTCAACCTTGTCTAGGGCCTCATTGGCCTTGTCAAGCGCTTCGTCAACCTTGTCGCTTAGTTCTTCGAATTGGTTTTTCATATCTTCAAACTCTTTAGCCTGCTGTTCCATTTGCTCCCGCATCTGGTCGGACAGGTTGTTAAGGTCAAGCACACAATCTTGGAAGATGGTGTAGTCGTCTGACATAACGAACTTGCTGCCATCGTCGGGATCGGACAGGACATGTACGGTAAAATTGACGCTAGGGGCGATAGAGATACTGTCAACCAACTCTATACGGCAAAGTACGTCACCTTCATGTAACATGGCTTGCGGCCAATGAATTTCCCAGGTTTCCGGGCAATCGCATATATGGTTGAACACGTTATAACCACGAACGTCATATTGCAGATGCTTCCATTTGAGATATACTTTTGTGTCTGGTGTCATCTGCGCTTTTGCCTCTTGGGTAAAGATAACTCTAAAGCTTCTACCGTTTGCGTCTCCAGCACCGGCGACGATGGGGTCGGCAATGTCCTGGTCGAGTGACTTCATATTCACAACAAACGACCTTAACTCTTGCGGCATCTATTGACCTCCTTCCCCTACCGTCGCTTCAGGGCTGGAGGGGAGCGCCCTGATGTCGTACATTAGACTGTCGATGAACGAGTCCCCTCCAGCTTGTTTGTAATACATATATTTTCTCTCTATACTTTCTAGGGAGAACAAGTCAATACAACCGCATTTATAGCAGAAGAAGTGATGTTTATCTATGATATACGACCTTGTGTCTTCTTGAAGTCTGTCGGTTATATTGTCTATTTTGTCATTCAAGTCGGAAAGCCTGTCAAACTTTTTGAACAACTCTTCTTGCTTGTCCGCAAGGTTTTGAAGTTGGTCTCCCAAGTTCCTTTCCTTTTTTTCCTTTTCCGTCTCTATCGAAAGCCACCTGCGAAGTTTTTGATGGAACCAATCAAACAGGCTCCATAAAAACTTCAATCCGGAAGCTACCATGATGATAATAAGGATTATATCTTGAATGCTGAATTCTGTGACCAGGGTGTTGATTTCATCCATAACACACCCCCGTTCACACTATTCCGTCTTGTCGGCCCCAGACTCGCAAGTGTTTTCGCACTGGGTCTTAGGCTTCGGCGCTGTATATGTCATTGCCTGTGCCGAATCCGCAAGACCGGCTGTCGTCGGGTCGTTGACCACGCCGATTAAAGCAAGGATGGTAAAGATACCGGTGACGATGGTGTTGAGCGCATCGACCCAGGGCTGAACGTCAACCGTCATCCCCAGGGCGTTTAGAGCCACCATCACACAGGTTCCGATGGCACCGATAATACCAATCCAGAATTGTTTGGACTGCAAGCGAACGCCCCAGTTGATTGAGTTGTTCACCTCGCAGTTCTCCGTCTTTTCATCTGCCAACTAGAACACCCCCCTTAAAGATTCACGGTTTTCCAACCGTTGTTATACACAGAGATAGAAGAAGCTTTCTTCCATCCGTTATTATACACGTATACTTCTGTTCCCCTATGCCAACTACCATTGTCATACACCCAAACAACGTCTTTATTTTTCCCGTTTGTAAGAGTCATGGTAGACGACGGTTTGCTATAGACTCCATCGACATACAACGGATCGCCATTGTCATGGGGATTCTTGCAGAATTGCAACTTTTGGGTGTTGTTCCATTGCTCATAAGACGAACGTGCAAGTATTGTAAATGTCTTTTTAGTACGCCCATCGTCCTCAGACCACACGTTATTTATAGTGTAAGATACATTATTCCATCCAATAGAAGCAAGCCTTTTAACAGAGCCTGGATTTGAAATGCCACCTTTGCTGTCTACAGTGACAGCACCTTCATATATCTCTATTGTATAGTCTGTGAATCCTCCATTGTTTGGTTTCCCACCGTCTCCCGCCCAAGCTTGCGGGTTTTCCCAGGAGAAGGTAGCACCGTAGTCACCAGATGCCTTGACAGACACGTTCGTCGGAGTTAATGGCTGTGGCAAGAACAAAACCCAGTTAGAGTCGTTATATTGTTTGTCGTGACCCTGGACTCCAAGGAAAGCCATCTTGGGCGCGTGCGTCATACCGCCGTTGTCAACTTCGTCTATATCAAAAGTTCCTGTAGACGGGCTGGTCGGTAGAGAGAATGAGTGACGCCTATCAAAGACCATCTGCCAGGTATCTCCGCCTTGTGCGGCATAACTTTCACTGGCAGCAACCGCAAGCGGAACTCCGCCGTGAGCGCCATACATGGTGTTATAGGACACGCGAGCGCTTGTCGCGTCAATCTTGCTGATGGAGTAGATTCGCGGGGGAGCAGCATTGATGACGATTCCGTCCCCAAAATAACTCTCGTTGTAATATCTCCATGGAGATGGGTCATTGATGCCGCTCCAGTCATTGGGGTCTGTCCTGAGCTTATAATATTCACCGTCGCCGACGTTGTCGTCTGGTACGTCCATAGGATATACTTTATATGGGTAGCGAGCGTTGGCAATGGCGGCTTGTTCGCTCATGGGCCATAGGGTTCTACCCCTTAAAGCCACCTGCGGGACAAGCAGGTTAACATTACCATCGGAGGCATACATATCAACGTCGAATTCCCACCATTGCTCTCTAGTGACCGCTGTCGTGGGAAGACTTGCACGGGAACCATTATTGAAAAGACGGTCTCGCCATGTCTGACTGGCGACAGAACTCTGTGTGGCTGTCTGCCAACACAAGAGTTGGAATTCAATACCGTTGCCAGAATAATAGACATATGGAGAGGCATCAAAGTCAGCTTTCATCGCCATATGTACTTTTTTATTAGCAGGATCTAACTCATATTCATAGGTAAGGGTAATCCACACGGTAACGGGAGAACCGGCACTCTCATACCAATTGCTGTCTGAACAAGAAACCGAGCATTGAGGCATAACGCATCACCTAGCTCGAATATTTTATGTAGACGCAACCGTTTGCAGCAGAACCGGACGGGTTAGCGGTTCCCGACATAAGACCGATTTTATTAAGAAGCCCCGTACTGCTGTTGCTGCCACCTCGGGCGGTGGCTCCCGTGCCTCCATGGGATATGTCGAGGGTCCCGGTAATACCGGGGCGAGGGCTAGCTGCAAAAACGTTCGCAGTCGAGGTTGAGCTTAGATTGATAAGCATACTGGGGTTGGCGGTTATACCGGTACCACCGCGACCGACTGCCAACGTCCCGGAGGTAATATCGCTAGCCGCATGCACGTGACCGCTGGTTGCGGCCCCAATGGAGGAAGCGGTTATATTGATGGATTTTGCCGCACTGCCATTATAGGCTCCTTGCGAGGCACCGTTCAAACTAATGGTCAAAGCATTGGCAACACTGTTCGCCGCCCCGCCCGCACTCGAAGAACCAGCGTAGTTGTGGGTGTGGTTCAAAGCGGCCTTATTGTTCAACTGAGTTTGAACCGAACTCGTCACACCTCTTAGGTAACTAAGCTCAGTGGATGTTGTTCCGCTCGCCTCAAACCCGTTGCCGTTTGAATTGGTTATGACGGCACGGTTCGCAGTAAGGTTGATTTGCCCGGTGCTTTGAATAATGTTTCGCAGATTCGTGGATAGATCGTTTAACTCGATAGTACCGTCGATAATATGCGAACTTGAGATAGTGCTATTGGAAATCCTATCACCTTTGATGGTTCCAGGGGCTATGTCGTCATTAGTAATAGTCCCATCTTGAATGTGATTCGTAGTGATAGTGTTGTTCGTTATTTTAGAACCTGTGATTGTGCCGTTTGCAATGTCTGCGTTAACAATCGTACCGTCTTTGATATTGTTGCTTTCGATGCAATTGTCGGCAAGCTTATCATGCGTTATTGTGTTATCCGCAATTTTGCCACCGGTAATGGTTCCATCTGCGATATCTGCATTAACGATAGTCCCGTCTTTAATCTTGTCGCTTGTGACAGAATTAGCAGCTAAATTCGTGTTTGTCACGCTACCGGCTGTATTTGGAATTTTAGTGTTGGCATTGTCGTTTGCAGCCTTGACTGCCGCAGGAGTTGCGGCGGTCATACCGGTCGCCGCATTCAGAGTTGAGCTCACCGAGTCGGAGAGATACACATCTCCTTGGACTACGTTTGTCGCATCCGGAGCTTGATATATGGGACGCCACTCTTGATTAAGTGGGTCATAGACCCTTGCAGTAAAACCGTTTGGTGATTCGTTAGGCACGTGACACCTCCTTATGTCTCCACATCTTCAAATCCTATATCTATAATGGTTTCTCTCAACACCCTCTCGTCTCCCCAAATGGAGTTTAAATCTATCTTTAAAGAAGTAATCGCCAAATCCGCAAACTCTAAGATACCTCTTGGATTGGCGACGAAAGTCTCATCGTTGATAGAAAACTTAACAGCAGGAGCGGTCGGGCCTGTGCCCGACCTGTTCTCCCACCATGGATATTGAAAAGGCATTGATACACCGATATGAAGATTAGTCCTGTCTAGTTTTTGGGGCACGTCTATCTGCGGAGACTCAAACGGATATCTAAATTGCAATATCTCCATTTTATGCCGCCTCCTTAATATTCGTTATCCCCACTGGCATCGGAGCCATCGGTCTTGTGCCAACGAATCGAGAAATCCAACAGGGCGTCCAAATACTCCTTCGCATCATCGAGAAAATAGGTATCGACATAATCAGGCGCCCAGAATTCGGGAAGCGGCTCATCCGATATAATTTTACCTTCATAGATAAGAGCAGTTCCGCCATATTGCAAATCCTCATAAGCAGAGTATGGAATAGGTTTGACAGAGCCGTCGAGAATCATGATATCGAGGATGTTCGTATCTATGAGTCTTCCGACATAATACCAAGTATACTTGTTGTAATCGTAGGCGTAAAACCGCTTCTCCTCGGTTTCATCTCCAAATGTGACGACCTTATGTCTTACTGCCTCACCATCTCCTGCGGAGTTATCGGTAAGACCGCTAGGATAAAGTTTGTTCAAAGCTGAAATCACGTCCTCTGGAGCGAGGCTTTCAGCAGGCTTTCCTGTCTGCGCGGCAACGGTGCTTCTATCGACGTTAAGGCCGACCATCAGACCGTGATCGTCTTTAATCGTGCCATAGTCGCGCCAGAACTGGTCTTGCGGAGTCTGGGTTCCACCGTTGACACCGGGAATAGCCAAACGACGTACCCAGGTCACGCCGTTGATGGTGACCTCGTTTCCTTCCCCTATTCCCGCAGATTCCGCTTGCGTAAGAGAAATCCTATGGTTTAAATCATTGAACAGCACTAGGAGGTGAAAATCCTCTGGACGTACTGCCATGTCTTGGATATAATTGATAGAGTCGCCGATAGCCTCTATCTTGTTGGCTACGCCGTCTTTATAGTTATACTTGACTTGAATGCGCTTGTCTTCATTATAGTTTGCATCTTTCGACAAACTAACACCTGTGATGTGTTGAAGATGGAAATCCTTAGACGGATTCTCAGCATCTTTAACAGTAAACGTGTCTTGAACTCCGCCAGTTTGTGTGTTATATCCAAAAGTAATGACACCTGTATCGGAAACTTTAGCATCTTTGACCCAACGGAGTTTAGCCTCAAGAACCTCCTCTTGGTTCGCTCCACCGCTTCCGCCGTTGCCATCATTCGTATAGATGATAGTGATGGTACCCTTATCCATATCGAATTGGATGTCTTTGACCCAACGCAACCACCAAGTCTCGTCAGGATCTTTGTCGGGAGTCGTATTAAAGTCAAGCGTCATCTGACCGTTATCGGTATTCAACTTCACATAGTCAATCCATTTGATTTTATGGGTGAATATGCGATCATCATCATAAGACAGTCGGAACGTCAAAGTTCCGTCATCGTCCAAAAGTATATCGTCAACCATATTGAAGTCACCGACATATACCCAACCGACACCCTTATTGTTCGCATGCTGGATATTGCCGGTATCGCCGTTGCTCCATCCACCCACGACATCTGGCCCAGTAGGAGATTGATAAGTATCATAGGTTGCAATCTCATATACGAGGATTTGACGCTTAGCGCTCGCATCGGCAGACGTTACCTCATAAGAGGGGTTGCCAAAGATAAGATGTCCGTCTGTCGCATCGTAGGTGATATCGCTTGTGCGATACAGTTTTGTGCCGACATGGGTCGCGTCGAGCGTGATTACCTTCAGTTGACGAATAGAATCGCCATGGATGCCCTTGGCAATGTCCACATCCCAAAGTTCATAGAACGGGTGATTGCCGGTATCTGTGCGCGCGATATCTAAGACGCTCTCGTCATAAGTACCATTTTTATAAGGGGCAGTGACGGTATGCGTAAATTCGATGACTGTGTAAGGAATTTCAAATCCAACGTAGAACGTGGAATCGTTGTCCTCATCTGCGGTACGCATATTGACCCAGGTGTAACGGATTTTATCATTATAGGTCGAGCCCTCTATATCGCCTACCGCTCCCGAGACTTTGCCAGGAACGAGAGAACCCGCGCTAGGGCTGTCTGCATCCTTGGTTGAGAAATCAAGAATATGGATAGTGGGGTCTGCGTTGGAGTTTGAATCGTCATAGTAGACGTCAACCTCAGCGCCATTGAGGTAGGGGTATGAACGCTCTTCCCAGGGTTCGCCGTCGTCGCCATCTCTATCTAATGGACGCTTCGATATCTCTTGGACATCTGCCAAAGACGTCATCTCGAACCAGGGAGTCCCGCTTGCGGGGCCTCTTATCTGGCCGACGTATTGAGCGTCGCCGTCGTCTTGTTGATAATCGAAACCGCGACGGTATACTTTACCGTTGTCGGGATGGTTCAAGTTGGGGCACGATATGATGCAGTACTCTCCGAACCAAACGTCTTTATATTCCTCGCCCTTTTTGAAAGCATCTACCATATCGTCGAAATATGGGAAATGTGCTTTCAACACGATGCTCTGTCCTGGTTTGCCGCCATAAAAACTATCCATGCGCTATTCACCCCCCTCTTGGGTATACCGATAGTCTATCGTAAAGAAGTCCTCGACACCGTCTGCTACCATAGCGATAGACTCAATCGGGATGGTGTCTAGCTCATAATAACCGCGCATCGGCACATAGACCTCCTCGCCGTTAATACTCATAGGCAAACCGGGATGGCTCCATACGCCTATCTGGTCAAGCGGAATACTGTCGTCTCCAGTAATAGAACCGACAAGATTTGTAAGTTTGTAAAGTTTATATTCCACTTTATTCTTATCAATATAACGACCGTAGACTATATCTCCCATGTCATCTTGGGATTGAATGTTGTAGTCGGAAGCATCTCTTACCATCTGGAACACGATATCGCAAAAGTCTTCCTCAATAGGCCTGAATACAAATTCGAAGATACCGAAATATTCTCCAGTATCGTGCTTCCAAGAAGCAGTCATCTCTATGTCGTTGAAGTTCGTGACCTCAATTTTGGAGGTACCACCCTTGCCCTTCCAATAGTGCATGACATGGTCTTGCTCTGTCTTGTAGAGTACACCATTTTCAAAAGGACCGGTAGACACGTTGTTCGGTGCTATTGCAATATCCGCTTTGACTTTGTTTGAATCGGTAGGGTCTTCGTATAAGACGACTGTATAGACTCCTTGACCTGACCCGCCTTTCAATACGCTGATTTGCTTCAAGTTCTGATAATATATCTTAGTCTCGTCACTCTCATCTCGCTTCATAAGTTTGACGTCTATCGAGTAATCATAATTCAAATTTTGCGGAATCTTTACCCAAAGATAATAGTCTGTTTCTCGGTCAAACGCATCGTTTACGTCAACTTTGATGTCGAGATCCCTGAACGAGGCAGATGTAGTCTCAACCGCTTCAGAATTCATGTTGGCATACCAATACTCGGCTCTAGCCTTGTTAGAGATGTCCGTTCTGCAAGCAGACACTCCGGCGAACCTGTATTGACCAACTATATTGCTTTTGTCTGAAACGCTTTGTGCCACGCAATCCACCTCCTTTTATCTCTAGAACTTCTCATAATTCTCACTCGCCGAAACGCTCATGACAGAGCCGGAGGCAAGTGGGATATTTATGTTTGAAACGACGAAATCGCCATACGTCTGTGTACTCGAATCTGAAATCGTCACCAGAGAATTGGGCTCCAGATAATATGCCGGAACCGCAGTCATAGACACGCTTCTCTGATAGCTTGTATGCATTAACAACTCATACTTTATCTGGTCGAACGCTCCGTTCTTATATCCTCCGGTAGCCAACGCCCAATAGATTTCAGAAGACACTTGCGACCAAGGCTCTCCCGCGTTGTTCGCCTCTTCTATGAGTTTGTCCCTATCGTCATCTTGGTTGTTGATAAAGACGACGTTCGGTACCTCGGGAGCAAACAGGCAGTTGATGTCCTCGTTGACGACAGCGTCTGTACGCCGTCCGATGTTGTTGACTGCAAATTTACCGAGAGATGTGGAAGACGGTTCTATAAAATCTAAGAAATAGTTCCCATCAGTCAAGGCATTCGCCTGCAACGGCTCGTCTTCCAACTCTCCATAGAACTTCTGGTTGTAAAGGTCGTATAGTTGGGGCCACTCGTTTTCAAGTTCAGTAAAATAGTAACCCTGGTCTGTCCCGCTGTTTTTTGCATATAGGCCTTGGATGTATAGCTCTGTGCGCCAATCTTGAGGCCAATAGAAGTTGCGAAAATCATCGGGGAGTTTACCGCCGGGATAGTATACGACGTTGTTATCTTCGTCTCTTAAGACGTCAATGGCAACATATTCTTTATCTTTCCAATAAGAATATGTCACGTCTTCTTCAATGATAGGATTGCCGTCGTCTCCGTTCACCACATTCCCGGCGTCGTCTCTTTGATAGGGTCTGTATCTATATATGACATTGAAGTTTCCGACTTCCGGCAAATCAGCCTCGGTATCGACACATACGGGGAAAACGCCTTTCAAGATATCGGTATCAACCTCTCGATACAGCAAAAAATTTGAGCGCGGTGCGTAGCATGAAGTCGTATGGTTTTCATCTGTATATGCCTTTTGGGGCTTTGAGTCTATCGCCAAGTGATAGCGAACGGGATAAGATACCGTCGAGCTTGTCAACTTGCGCAATCCCTGAACTATATAATCATTCTTTATATTGTCATATTGAGGGGTCACATTTATCGAGATGATATTGCTGTCATCGGAAAAGGTATACACACTCTTTGTTAGGGTGTTATCTATAAGATAATCATTTTTGTTCATATCAGATAACACAATTTTGCCCTGCGTTGTGTTAAGATAATTCTTTATTTCTCTAAAGTGGAAGATACCGAACTCATCATAAAAATATTCATAATTTCCCAGGTAGGATTTGATTTTATCCAACAGAGTACACACAGTGTCTCCCAGCCCAAGAGTGAGTTCAGATGTGTAGAAGAAGTCATCGTAGATATATCCGCAATCGTCACCGTTATGTTTTTCCAACACTCCTGCGGACTCTTCTGGAATGTCGCCGGGATCTGTCGTGGCAATATAGGTTGTGAGGCCACCAGATTCCCCAGGAAGTTGCGGAATCATATATAGGGGGTTATCCCCAGTCCACTTCATAACTCGCTTTATACGCAAATCTACGTCCTCTATGACGATATTGTTCAAGTCTTCTCCGCCAAAATGATGCACTGCTTCTTGGATGATATCGTATAATAGAACCTTCTCAGATACATACATGCCTGTGGGGTCTTGTGTATCCACCTCGTCGAAGATGGTAGTTGCGGGAAGCGTACCACCCACGTCGCCATTCAGCATAGCCATCTTATCTTTGCAGGACAAAGATATGTTGACGCCTCCAGAGGTAGATGACGAGAACGCAAAACTGCCTATAAAGAACATACCTTGCGGAAACCATAAGATAGGATAGTCTTTATAATAAGATGTATCGTTTTTAATCCCCACTTCGAGATACATTTTTTTGTTTAGGGAAAAATCCTCGTCGATGTTGTTCAAATCATATGAACGCCCATCTATCACCGCAGAAAAAGAAGCGGTACGACGGACAGAGCTACGACCGTCCTTCGAGATAGAACCAGTCGTCAGCTCCCCCGATATCTCCTTTATCGCCGTCTCATTCCAGTTCAACAAAGTTATTTTGACATACCTTTTCTGGTTTATCATATCGTCTAACGTTTTCAATATTTCTCTACGTTGCTTTTGGGAGTTGGCATCTTCATAATATGAATCCTGAAGCCATGGATACGTTTTTACGTACACCTTTTACCTCCCATCTATTAGTATTCGCTTCTAAACAGATTGGCGAAATAGTTTAAGCAACCTTCGATAGGTACTTTGGCAACCTTTTTATTTAAATCGAACGGATACCAGTCATGGTGATAATATATATAATACCCGTTAGCGCACTTGTATACCACGTTGTTTTTGGGATTGTCTACATATGTATAGCGCTCATATTCCCCGTCATCTAGACAAAACTCATAATCCTTCAGATAGGGCTGGCGTTCCATTGGCATATCGAACATCTGACGCCCTTTGAAGCATATATTGTCTGCGGGAGCATCCTCTATCATATGCAAAACTCCTGTAGAACCAACCAGATAATCGTTATAGTCGTCATCTCTATGGTATTTGATAGACACTATCGCATATGGATCGACGTCAACGCATATGCCCATCCAGTATTGAAGTTCTATTTTATACTCCCCTTGTTTAACGAAGGTATGTTTGCGCTTTATTTTAGAGAACAGATATTCCTCATAATCAAAAGTATCCATAAGTTGCGCGACTATGGTCTTCTCTATTTTGGTAGACGTCGGGGTATCGCTAACCAAAGAGTTCTCGTGATAATTGACGATATAATCTATCGTCACCTTATCTCGCCTAGAATACATCTCGCTGGTGTTATCGACTTTTCCTATAGTCAGATTTCCCTGAGGAAAGGATATGGTAGAAACGACTACGCCATCTGGGACTTGATAGTACCCTTGGTTGACGAACACCCTCTTGCCGTTGATTACAACTTGATGTCCTAAAATGGTATTTTCTGCCGACTGATAACTTGTAGGTGTTATAAGCGTCAAAGCTTGATTTCCCTCTCCGCCTCCTGGAACAAACATATGCGGAGGCGAGTTAAACATTATGCGAACATTTCTCAAAGTGACGTCTCTTGGTTTCACATCTTCGAGATATCCGCCATAATGCCACTCCAAGTCTTTTACAATCTTACCGTCGATGATGTCGGTGTTCATATTAGGAGTCCACTCATATAACTGCCCAGGCTTCTCGGTCGTGCTATACGGAGTCTGTCCTCCACCGCCTCCACCTTGCGTTCCCGCATTTTCGTCATAGTCTTTATATGGGTCTATGATGCCAAGAGATGCAAGTGTCTCGATGGAGGTTGCATCTTCCACTTCATAAGCCGTAGCGGTAAAATTCCATAGCCTGCGAGACAAACTCGCTTGCGGGGTCAGATTGATGTCCGTCAGCATGACGACGAGACTGCCTTCCGTCTTGCTCTTGTAGAGCTTAGGATATCCGTCATTCAGCCACTCGACCAACTGCTCTCTGAACTCGCGCTCCCAGAAGTAATCGTAGTCTTCCGGGATAGGTTTCCATCGCTCGATGGATTCCTCGTCTTCCTCGTTGGAAAAATGACGATTGGGATAGTAGTTGTTATAGAAGACATAAGCATTGTATTGGTCGCCAAAATATTCCCTCTTATTGAGGAACTGCTGATTGCCGTCCTCTTGAGCGGATATCATTCCGGATATCGACAACTGCTTATAATCAAGCAACGCATTTTCCGCAAACTTTGGATATTTACCTCCAAGAGTGTCGAACTTTGTACGAGACACGTTTGGCTTCAACGACGTCACATTGTAGTTGAACCTTATACCGATTTGGCGGTCTCCGCGCACCAAGAACAGGTCGTAGAAGTCGGTAAGGAACTTATCGCTCTTATAAAGTTGCGTTAGAGTGCCACCGTCCGTTTCCAGTTGGACAGAGTACCTGTACCACACCATAGACCCTACCGTGCGGTCGATATATTCGATATCTATTTCACCTTCGAATTTGCCCTCATAGCCGACTTTGACCACATAGATATCTTCCCATTTGGTATAGTTTGACAAATTGTCAGAACGTTTGATGTATAAAGTCCCGAACACAACATGATCGTTATAGATATGAAGCTTTGCATAGCCGTCATCGTTGTCGATATCGACCGTTATAACCGGGTCGAACTCAGGAAGTGAGATGTATTCGAATATTTGAAAATGCCATTCTTGGACCCAGGTGTATTGGTTCCTTGTCGTACCCGTGAACCTCAAGATATAATTTAAATCGTTGGATTTGATACCTTGAGAATCGAATCGGTAATTAATTTCATTGGGGGCAGCGGAGTTACCCGTGTATATATTCTCTGTAGAAAGATAGACCTCTTCACCATCTTCATCCAAAATCTCTAATTTATAGTAGTTCAAAGAATCCGTCTCATCGTTCGAATATTTGCTACCGCCATCTTCCCCATATTGCAAATCCCAATACACTTTGCCGTTAATAGGAATAATGCCTTTGTTAAATCCAGGAGTCGTATTCTCTCCACCGGTTCCCTGCACGTCGAACTCTCTAAGAACAACAGTCGGAGGTAAGATTGGGCGGATAAGGGAGACACTCGACCACTCAGAGAAATACTCTTGTTGATTTAACAAATAATCCTGCTTTTGGGCAGACGTGTATGAATTATATGTGTTAAGAGTCACACTGGAATTGTCGAACCTGACTTGCACCTTATAGTACTGGTTTATTTTAAAATTCTTAGCAGGTTTGTCGTTCTCGCCTTTCAGGTCGCTCGGCGATATGCTGACGTAGTAGCTGCCGGTTTCCTCGTCGAAACTTAGCGCCCTAAGAATAATGCCCTGGGGATCACCCAGGGCATTTTCATTGGTGGCTTGGTCGGTACATGAGACATGCACCTTGGTTGTGGCAGTATCGACGTTAGTGTTAAAAGGCGACAGCGAGAACAAAACCTTTACAGGTTGATTATATACGAATGCAACTTGAAAGGTAGGGATGCTAGGCGGATATAATGTATTGGCTAAATTAGGCATATGTCCTCACCGTCGCATCCACTAGTCGTCTCCGTTTATATCAATCCAGAGTCCTATGCGGGAAGAGGGATTGGGTGTCTCGGTACCTCGATAGATAAACCAACTAGACTGCATAAACTTCAAATAGTTGTCTATTATCTGCTTAGCGGAATAGCTTGCACCGTTTGCCTCGTAGTCGAAAAAGACATTGTCCGCATCGACCCCAAAATAATGCTCTTCGCCAAGAGTGTTGCCTTGGTTCTTTATTTGAGCGTATTTGATAGTCTTGTGCTCTGCCACCTTTTACCTCCTACTCTGATGCTTCAACCTCTTCTTCGGGAGCATCATCGGTAAAGAAAACGGGTTGCTGTTGTTGCTGTTGAGCCATCGCAGCCTGCTGGACAGCGCTCATATATTCCTTAAACACCTCGCTCTTGATGCGGACGAGAGTTGCGTTAAGCGCGTCCTCCATCATAGCGTATGAGATGCCGTTTTCCTTGACGACGTTATCGACCCACTGATCGACAAGGTTGTTGAGCTCGAAACGAAGTTGAAGATTGGTATCCATTTAATTCTCCTTTTCTCTCTGTTATCCTCTTTCAAGTGCCGCCACACGGTTTTGAAGACTAGCCAAATCCCTATTTAATCTTGTACAATAATCAATAATAGTCTGAGTTCCCCAAAAGCCGTGAGTATTGATTACATTAATAACATTTTGGTCTGTATAAGAGGAAGGTATTTGTGACGCATATGCAACGCCATAACCATCCATAATCTTTTTTACTTCAGTTGCGCCAAGCGGGAAATAACCGCCATTGGTATCTGGCCTCCAGTGGTTATACAAGTTTTGAATACCATCGAACCAAGATTGAGTCATATCTTTATTGCCTACCTGGAGCGAGGTCGAACCCCGCAACTTAGGGGCTGTAAGTTCAACATTAGAACCTATCTTATAGTCAGCCCACACACCATACCCATTTTGGTCTTGTCCTGCAACGTGCAACGTTCCATCAATGTCAATAGCTCCATTGACTTTCAAATTCGACCTAAAGAGAGCAAGTTCTTGAACAATTAAACCATAGGTACCATCGGCGAATTTGGTATTGCCCGTGATAACTTGAGATTGAGCGACAAGCAAAGGAGCAATTTGCACACCAGCTTTGCCATTGACGTCGCTACCGTCACTTGCGGTGAAAGTCTTAAGTTGGAGACTTGCTCCGCCACCTGCCGACATGTCGATCCTGCTGGCACCGTCTCCCGCACTTGTAAGCGCGATTCTGGCAGAATAATCTCCATCTTCTGCGGATAACGACGAATAAGTAGACAGCCTAATCTGTCTGGAGGCACCCATGGTTTTTAGATCGATATCCATAGTTTTAGACTGGAGAAGAATTGGTGAATTTACAAGGAGTTCACTCACCGTTTTATTATCAGAAGAACTAACGTTGATACGAACATGGTTGTCATTCGTTCCAGAAAAGAATTTATCTTGGTCTAGGGTTATATTATTCCCAAATGTGCCCTGAGAAACTTTGAAACTTCTATTGTCACTGCTTACCGTAGCAAGAATATTACCCTTAGTTGCGGTTAAAGATACATTCTTATCTGCGGTCAAGGTGTAACTTTCAGATGCGGTCTCAAGGATGTTCTTGCCAGTCAGTTTAATATCGTTGTCTGAACCGGTAGCCGTTAGCGTAATCGGTCCGCCATATGATTGCAGACTGAACTCACCGTCCACAGGCATCTTGATGTGCGAACCAGTACCGGCTTCCGCATCTTTAGTCTGATTGACTACGAACTCTCCTTGCAAGCCTTCTGTTAAAGTAAGGTAAGCATCTGATTTTTCTGTAATATTTTTTGAACTATCGGCATATAGCGAGAAACTCGTGGCATAGAATTTGAAATGACGGTTATACTCGTTAGCCCGGTCACCAGAAGTATAGGAGCCTGCTGAGAAATACGTCGTGCTATCGTCATTAGCATGCTGAAAGAACTTCAAAATATTGTTATCAGTTCCATATGCAAACGTGGCACCGACAAACTCATGTATGTTTGCAGCCTGGCCGAATGCTCCGACGAAACCGATGCCCATCGAACTCTCGCCATCTTTAAGGGAGTTCGTGTAGAACTTGCCTTCTGCGTTGATGCCGACCATAGGCGTTCTGTACCAAGGAACGATGTCAATCTTGTTTGTTTCTGGATTACGCCTCTTGTTGGTATGACGATAGATGGTAAAGATGTTCTTAGAGTTAGCGTCAATCTCCGCTTCGAGGCTGTCACCCCGGAAGAATTCCTGGTTGGCACTATCCCAACTAAGTCCATCGTCATCTCCAAGAGGCTTGCCCTTGACGGAAAGATAAGACGGGTTCGACCCCAAAATGATACCGGTACCGAATGCGTGCGGAATGGAAAATTGAGCGCCTTCTGGAGCCGGTACATCTCCCCGGTAGGGAAAATCATCTCGTCCTTTTTCCAAGTCACCTTCGCTGTACCAGTCGTTTTCCCAATTATTGGGATCGTCATCTGCTACCGTAAGCGGTCCTCGTGTGTTGCCCTTTTGGTCTACATATTGAAGATTGTAGAGGTTATGCGAGCCAATCCGCCACATACCGATTTTTGACTCGCCACCTGGGATAAGTTCGATCCGACCTTCTTGCCACTGGGTATCGGTAGAAGCCTGCTTTTCCGGCAAACCAAAGATAGCGTTGCCGGTTTGAGCATCAAGCCAGATGGACTGCTTACCTTTAGAAAAACCTAGCATACCAACATTGACAATAGGTTCATCCTGGTTGTAGGTTTCCATCTTACCCATTAGTATACCCGTGAATCGGTTGTTATCGTCTTTCATACCGGCACCAACTTGCGGAGCGAGGACGTAGTTCTCATCCTCGTTAATCTCCACGTGCTGACCGTCCCAAGCGTTGAGCGAGGCTAACCCAAAAGTGTTGAGAGATAGGCAGATAGGCACGATGAACTTTGCGGTCGTGTCATCATCATACTTAATATCTACAATCACGTTGTGGTTAGTTGTGGCACCTGAGTAGATATCGTCAGGATAGACATAGACGCCCGGCATATCTCCAGCCTTGCCCTCAATCTTTATAGGCTGATTTGTCGGAGAAGTGTCGGCGTTGTTATTGTAAGCAAGTATCTTGATTGCGGAGGTCGTCTCGTCGTTCTCTACACCGCCTTGTACCGAGAAGGTAGCCGTGAAATCTTGTGGCATCTTAGCAAAGAACACACCTTGATTCTTGTTGTAGAGTGGCACATGGCCGTCCGCATTGTATGTGACGAACTTGAGCGTTTTATACTTATCTAGATAGGCCCTAGGAGCGCCTGTAGAGTATTCTGAGAACACTACCGGATAGAAGCAGTAGTAGTCCTGGTTATCCAAAGTAACCTGTCCACGGGCTATCTGGTTGTCGTAGCGAGGGTTTACTGGCTTCTCTACAGTGCCCCACGAGAGGACACCGTCGTCTTTTCCAATGGCTAGATTCGTGCAGTGCGTGTTGCCACCCGCAATCTGCCATCTGGTCTTTGTATCGGCAATGTATTCGTTTCGCCTATAGAGTTTCATGTTCAGCGCAACAGATGAGATGGTCGGGCAGTTTGCCCAATCCTGACTTAGATTCCATTTGACTGCGCCATCTCGGCTCTCAAGACATGCCAGCGCTTCCTGAACTCCCCACTTGTCTTGGTCTGCGGACGTTGTAAAGGTTACGTCTTCAACCTCTGCTTTATTGTTCAGTAGAACGATTTTGGCTACAACGTCTGTGCCGTTCGTGCCGTTGTCGCCGACCTTGACGAACAGGAAGTTGGTATCCTGCGAGAACTGCTGGCCGTCGTAGGTGACGATTGCGGTTATCTGGTTGTTGAGCGCTTGGTAGTCGTAGTTGTCTACGATATCGAGAGGATAGGGCCTTTGCGGGCCACCCTGGTAGTATTCCAAGGCTCCATCGTTTGCCTCATTTGGAATTACATTCTCCGTTGGTCTGACAAGCATGGTGGAAGACGTGGGGAACTTCCACACCAAGTCATACATGTCTGGGTTAACTTCCAAGTGCGTTTGGTCATAGAAATGGCATACAAGTTCTTTGATTTCAAGCGGGTCTGTATATCTATCTGAAGCGGGAGACACACCGGATTCAGAGTATTGGAATACCTGGTCGCCATTTTCAATTAGAATATAATATTGAGAAGCGTCGGCGGCGCTTTCGTTCACTAAAGTAATCTCCGCCGTTCCGATATTGTCCTCAACATCTTTATTATCCGAGCGCTTCCTATATACAGAACACTTAAAAGTGGCACTTGTCGTAATATTTCCAACAGGATATTTAATAATATTACGTCTGTTACCCATAAATTCTACATTTTGAACCTGCGATAATTTATTTTTAAGAGCGGCATATTCTTTATATGAATAGTTACCTCCGTCTAACAAATCGTCTATTGCCGCCTGAATATCTTCAGCGCTTCTATCAAGTATTATAGTTCCGCTTGTTGCGTCTACCCTCGCCCACACAAACCTAAAATCATCATCTGAATAATCAGGCGGGTCAAAATCACTTGCCTTGTCGTTAACATAGCAGGTGAGTATAGGCTCCCCCCTATCGAACGAAAACTTTGTCCCAAGATTCGATTCAATCTTAACATTGTTCGCGGCAGACTGGTTTATCAACGTAAACTCTTGCTTTAACACAACTTGTTCTTGATAGACCGCACAGCAGATCCACTTATTCTCATGTGCCACGTTTTCCGCAGCATTGGTAGACATGTCTTGATTGTTGCCACGCTCTGTCATATAACGCCAACCGCTACCGAGATATGCGTTGTAATACTCACTAAGCGAGTCTACTTCCATATCTTCCTTGCCCCAATAGAAAGTTGTGTCTTGCGATAGGTCTTGAGTAACCTTATAGGTAACTCTAGCGAGTACACTCAATACAACGTCTTCTGGGGTTTGGTTTCCGGAGATTTTGAATATACCCCCTTGCGGCATAGATAGTTTGAGCATATAATCACCAGAAGTGGCTGCGATTTCCTGCAAACCATACACCTGGATATTATCAACGAAGATATCGTCTCCCCATTGGTCTGCGGCGACAGCGTCGTCTTCAAGCACGAAATTGTTTGAAAAGGCGATAATAGAATCTACGTACAGGAAACGCTCCGCATCGACCTCAAACAGTGCCTGCTGTGTTGTGAAGTTGTTATATTGATAGGGGTTGCCTACCATGCTTGTTACGTTGAGGACATACGACGTGTATGTCACTTCTTCTGGGTTGTCCTTACCAGCGAAAGCGCATACGATTTGAATGCCATAATCACCTGTAGTCGTCTTTCTGTGTTCTCTTGGAAGGGCGGTGCGGAAGTCTGCCTGTACAAGGATTGCTTGCGCCTGCTTTATATAGGCTGACAAATCCTCATTGTTCACGATAAGTTCTGGAGAACCATCGGGTGGGTCGGTATCATATAGATACAGCGGTATCATATCTTCTTTGTAATATGAGTTAAGGCCTACAGGCAAAGCCCCATTTTTGCTTATTACATCTCCACCAATGATATTATAGTCGTTTGCCACGCTTGTGACAAACGTAAGATTGTCTGAGCCTCCGCTCGACATAGTGGATAAAATCATCTTCTTTTGGGTGTAATCGCCTTTCGGCACAAGGACATACACGGTCTCGTCTTGAGAATAGGTAGCCTCACCTTGCGCGTATGCCTTCATGTTGCCGCCGTCGCACTTGACAAGATACTCTCCCGTCAAAGCGTTGGTACATTGAACTATGGTGGCTACAACGGTCTTGTCTGCGTCCATTTGGTCGATACGATAACTAGCTAAGGTGTCTATGGCCTTCAATAAGCTATTCTGAAAATTGTCCGCCACGCGACCACCACCTCCTTATATCTCCTAAAAAATAAGGGGGCGGATATTCCGCCCCCTTATAATATCTATCTTCTAAGGCATCGTTATAATCAATTTTTACCCGCTAGATACCTTCCTTAAACACATACTGCGCTACCTCGTTGTTGAGGTTGAGGATAGCCTGTTCTATCTCAGCGGCGTCATGTACATTGGGGAAGGTTGCTTCAATGTTCACATCTTGCTTGAGTTCCTGCATAGGCATCTCGCTCATCTGAGAAGCCATCTGGTTGAGCATGGTCGTCATGGATGAACCAAGACCGGCTCTCAAGATGTCGTTCATGTCACGAACCATCTTGACAACGCTCAAGATATTCTCGGTATCTGTGGCGTTAAGTACAAGTTCCTTCTCATGGAGGATTGCCATCTTACCAGCATGCTTGTCCCCTCCGAAGTCTCCCGTATAACCACCGGTATCAAAGCCCAGAAGGTTATATGAAGAGAACTTCATAGAGTCATAGTTGACAAGTTCGTTTCCTCTACCGCCCCATACATATCTGTTAATAGTATCTTGAACCGCCTTGGCAAAGTCGGCACCGTATCCTTGTGTAAGCTTTGAGGAACGAGTGGGATCGTTACCCCATCCAGCGCCTGAGCCATACGTCCAGATTGATTGGGCGATGCCAAGCTTTAGCTGTTCATCTGTATACCCTGTGCCGTTTCCACTGCCAGCTCCGCCAGAACCGCCGGAGCCACTACCGCCGTTCGCGGCGTCATGTGCCTGTTGCAACTGGTCTTCAAGGTCTTGGATTTGGCCGGACAGGTCAGCGTTCTCTTGCTCTTTTTGAGTCAACTTGTTGCCGAGTTCGTTTACCTGGTTCTGATAAGTCTTCATCTCATTGGTTACGTCTGCGATCTTGGAAGCATAGTCGTTCAGCGTCTCTTCGTACTCCTTGATTACGCCGGTATCGTCACGAAGTTGGTTGATAAAGTCAGCGGTGGAGCTGGAGAGCTCATTTGTTTTGTCGATTGTGTCTTGGATAGAATCAGACATATTGCCGAAGTCCTCGCCAATCAAATCGCCAATTGTCGAGAAACCTTCTTCCCATTCCTCACCGGCTTCAACCAAATCATCGAACATCTCATCGGTATTGACGTTGAAGTCTTCCATATGCTGAAGCCATTCGGTAATGGATGTTGCCCAACGAGTGTCAATCTGGTCGAAGGCGTCTAGGTTGCCTTGGACTAACTGGTCGTAGACATCCTGCATGCCCTCTTTGTTCTCATCGGTCAGAAGTTCAAACATGTCCATATAATCATTGATGATGTTCGTTTCAGTTGTGGACAACTGTTCCGCGCATCCGGTAAGATATTCACGAAGAGAATCGATTATCTCTTGAGTACGCTCTTTCTTCTCATCAAGAGTAAGGTTTGCATTGTTCCAAACATCGGAAATGAGACTGTATGCGTTTTGAAGTTCTTGCAACGCACTCGACTGCACATCCGTCATATTCTGTTTGGAAAGCTCGTAAGCATTGTTTTGAGCATCAAGCAGGTCGCCTTCTGCCGCCGCCACATCGCCTTCGTCTGCGGTGTAAACATAGGAATAGTTACCTTGAGTATCACGACGCAGTTTTAGTTGGCTCTTATTGCGCTGTGCTTCCTCAAGAGCAATCTGCTTCTGTAGGATTTCGAGTTGCGCGTTTGCGTATGCAACGTCATACTGGGAAAGCTTATCTTTTTCGCGCAGGTATCCAAGTTGCTCTTCCATCTGCTGCGAGATTTGCTGTTGGATATGGAGGTCGTTTGAACCATCCAAAAGTTCGGTGTATGCAGCCTGGAGTTTCTGGATGTTGTATGCTTTCTGCACCTCGTCGAGATATTGGTCCGCGTTGCGGTTTATCATCTCCCACTGTTCAGACACCCAATCGAGGTCGCCGAAACCTTCCGCGTTACCGCCAAATGCGCTACCTACCCAAGTGTCAAGTGAAGCATTAATAGCATTCTGATACTTGGACTGGAGGTTTTCTACTGCGCTTTCAACAAGGTCGTTTAGGTCTGCCTGTGCATCTACTATCTGCTCATGGACGGCCTTCCACTCGTCGGAGCCTTCGGTCAGGTTGTCCAGCAAGTCCTCCCAAACCTTGATTTGCTCTTTGACCTCGCTTATCTGCGCGGTGTAGTTGGTGTTGATCGCGCCATAGAGTTGGTCTAGCAGATTATAGGACTTTTCACCATATATCATCTCGATAAGGGACTGCTGGTGGTCGAGTTCATCGGTGATATTTTCAAACGCCTCACGGCGCTCTTCCATGCGTTCTGCCACATCGTCGATTGCGTCGAGGATGGCGTCGCGCAATTCCTCGACTTGACTTTCATAGTCAGATATCATCTCGGTAGCGCTCTCGAAGATGGATTGGGCGACATCGTACATATCGGCAGAATTCAGTCCGAATATATCAGACTTGCCGGTTTCCTCGAACTGCTTGATTTGCTCCATGATGACGGCGAGGTTTGCGGCCTCCATGTCGAGATATCCTGTGCCGGTAGTGCCTTGGTAGTCGCCAGCCTGCGCACGACGAAGCGCTTCTTCATAAATCTTGATGGCGGCGTTTGCCACGCGCTTGTCTTGCTCGGTCGCGTCTTCCGCGTTGGCTATTTCCTTCTGCTTGTCGATCAAGGTATCATAATATTCCTCGGCAGACGTCGTCGCGACGTCGAAATACTTGGAAAGCATCTGCGCGCTGGTTGCCATTGCGCGGAACGGGTCGTCAGAATCGCGTCCAGAGAAAACCGCATTGAACTCTATCAGAGCCTCTTGGATGTCTTTGATGTTGTCAACGGCTTCGATTGAAGTCTCAAAAGTCTCAATACGCAAATCCTCTATAGCGTCTTGAGCATCTTCAATATTCTGAATAGTTTCTCTAATACTATTAGCAATAAGATCATCGTATTTATCAACAAGATCATTGAAATTTTCATAAGATTCCTGTTGCTGCTCAATTTGCTCTTTAAGAGCTTCTTGCCCCTCTTCAGTAGCGGTATTATTATATTGAGTAATTAAATCATTAAGTTCAGAAAGTTGTTGCTTATATATCTCTTTATAATTTGTAATATATCCGCTCGAATCAAATTCAATTCCATATTGCCGCAATTCTGCGGCGTATTCCATAGCTTCTTCTTCCTGAATTTTTAATTTTTCTTTTTCAACTTCAACCTGTTTCATTAAAAGGTCTAGTTGTTCTTCAAGGTTTTTAACAAGCTCATGACCGGTTAGCCGTTCCTGGGCATCCGCAAGCATATCGAGGTCGTTGGCAATAGCATCAAGTAAGGTATCTACTTTTTCATATCTGTCAAGCTCATCTTCTTGGAGGTCCATGATGTCGGGCTCGTAGGCGTCACCGCCGCCTCCTCCCCCTCCACCGCCTCCTCCGCCGCCACCAGATCCTCCAGAGTACTGAGGAAATGCGGACTGAGGTAAACCTCCCCCTCCGCTTGACGGAGCATATGAACTCAGTCCCCCTCCGGTATTACCTATCAAAAGGCCGAGTCCTTGTGCGAGTTGAGCAGCGCCGATTTCAGTGTGTGTCGAATGAGTATAAAATGGATCTTCAACTCCAGCAAAATTCCATTGTGTGACATAATCACTATCGCTTAAATCACCTAATCCAAGAGAACCGATATCTAAGTCGGGATTCTCTTGTTTCAATTGTCCCACAGTCTTTGCGCCACCAGATGTCCAACCAGTATAATCTATCCCAGTAGCTGAACCAGTTCCTGTGATATTCATATGGAATCCTGGCACGTGGATTTCACCGACACCCTCGCCAGTATCATCTGTTATGGTCATAGTAGTGCCGTCGGTTTGTTCAGGAGTTCCCTCGATAGTCGCATTAACACTGCCAAACGTATCCATAAGACCAAGGATGATATTCGACATACCGGACGCTATAGCTCCAATGGCGGCTTGGGTTTGATAAGCGGTCGTTTCGACAACGGCACCAGCAAATTGTCCATTAGCCATCAACTCTTGGTTTAATCCCTCGCCTGTCGTTAGCATCTGGTATACGGCATCTGTTGCCAAGCCGGATTGCGCCGCAATAGATTGAGCTGCCTGTTGGGCAACAGCCTCGTTTGATGAATAGAATCTCACAGCTTCTTGAGCAAGACCGTCGATAAGTGTGGCATATTGCGCCTGTATACCGCCATCTTCAGTCATAGCAGATGATAAAACATCGAAATCTTCTGAAAAAACTTGAGTCATTTCATCAAAATTGTCGGTAATATAATTGCTAAAATCGGCAGCAGCAGATACACTATCAAACTGTTTTTCCATCTCTTTCAATTGATCGACAGACTCTTTGGAAGCATCAGACATGTCTTCGTATCCACGAGTTCCATCCTCTGTTACCTCAACCCATTCATCCCCTTCTTTAATAAGGTCATGTTGGGCCGCATAAACTTCGAGAGAATTTTCCGCCATATCAGCCATAGCATCGGCATAATCGCTGACGTTCATCTTGCCGCTTTTAAGCTGTTTACTTAAATTATTTAGACCCTGATATAGATTATCAGAAAAAAGATTTATTAAATTTTCAATATCCATATTCTCTGCTTGATTCACAAACTCTTCAAGCGACATACCTGCTTCTGCGGCTTGTTGAATTATATTCTGGAAAAAATCAGAGAATTGACCAGATACATTTGCAAGAAAATCGCTTGTCCCCATGGCTCCAGTATTAACAGCGAATACATTCCCATAAAGGGCATCCAAGTAGCGCTCTGCTTCCTCACCGGTTGAATCCAACTCTTTCACTGCTACAATATCTTCCGCTTGTTGTGTCAAATCAAGAGGTTGATTGATTATGTCGTTTACAGCCTCCTCTTGCTCACGCAAGCTAGAAGTATATTCTTGCAGAGCTCTTTTATTCAACATCCATCCATCCGCTGTCTGATATAGATATCGAGCAAGCTCTGGCGTTTGTTCAAGCAAATCTGCAACATAATCATCGTCAAGATAACCCGTTTCAGACTCAACATAATCTGTTATCAAAGAATCCAAAGTATTTTCTTTATTATTCCAATTTGAAAGATCCGATGTATCTATATCTGCATTTACAGTAATAGTAAGCGCCTCATCATTTTCTATATTCCAAGAATGTATTTGGTCTATCCACTCATCCGGAGAATTTGGATCTAAAGTAGCAAGAAGTTCGGGAAGTTGATCTTGTGGAACATTACGCAAATACGCTTTGAGTCTTGTAAGCATAACATTTGCTTCTTGTATTACTTCATCAGAAGAACCGGACCAGTCTAAATTGCTCAATACAAAATTCGCAATATCAGATGTGTCGGCATGGTCTCTGACGCTATCGGTCACCGTTTCAACAGTATCAAGTTCGGCAGACAACATAGAAGGAACGAGGTCGCTTATTTGCCCTGAACTTAAACCGGAATTGGTCAAATAACTACTGATAGATCCTGCTTTAGCGCGAGACATAGCTATTGCTGTTTCAACATCATACCCTTGACCGACTAGCTCGGCGGCGTAAGACATCATAGCATCAGTTAAAGTATTAAAAGCACTTTCGCTTAATCCAAGCGAATTGGTCATACCAGAAACTGAAAGGAATAAAAGACGTTCATTTTCTTGGAGAGATAAAGAACCATCATATAAAGTCTGATAGAAATAATCCATCTCGTCTATAGTCAAGCCTAGAGCAGAGCCATACGAGTCAAGAGCCGATATGTCAATTTTACTATAGCCCAATGCTCCAGCCTGTTCTTGTTGATTCCTAAGACCACCCTGGTATTCAAGTTCATTCCAATTAGTTATGTCATTATAACCGCTTTCCGCAAAAGTCTCAGCCGATGTATTAAGCAGTCCTCGTTCAATAGCAACGCTTATAGCGTCCCAAGAAATGCCATCCTCAGCGGCAGTTATTAATAATCTTCCGAAAGTACCTGTATCTTCTGCTGAACTGGCAGCTTCCAATATGGCTTTGGCAGTTTCTTCCGAATTTCCAGCCAAAGTGTTAAAAGCATCTGTAACTTTTTGCGCGGTAGTTTTAATAGAATTAGCATTATCGCTATTTCCACTTAATTCTTGAATATAATCAGACAAAAAGTTAGAAAAATCTTCTTCAACATTAGCTCCGACACTATCTATCATATCAGTTATGCCAAGTTCCATTTGACGACCCAATGCTTGTAATTCATCTGCACTGGTTTCCATAGGGTCTTCTTTAGCTAAAGCTTCTGCTATTTCAGGATTAGTATCAGAATACGATTCCACAACATCCCAGAATGCATTGTTGGCGGCATTTAAATCATCTTCATCATAAGTTATTCCAGCCGCTTCATATCTATTTTTTGTAGAAGCTAAAGTATACGCCCGTTGTTCCGCATATCGAGTCGAACGCTCTTCCTGGCCGGATAAATTGTCAACCAAATCTGTTGTTACATTCTTAAGAGCTGCTATCAAAGTTGGATCTGTCAGGATATCGACAATAGTTTCATTGCTGAGCTTAATGCCCATAGTCTCAAGACCAGAAGTCAATTCGTCTATAGTTATCTGAGCACCGGACATATTTGAGGCGATATCCATAAGGGTCTTTTCAGGTATTTCACCTTCAAAATAAGGAGATAATATCTCAGCGAACTCTTCTTGAGTCATATCTCCTTGCTCATACTTATCTCCCATATAACTTCCATCAGTGTCATATCTAGCAACTTTTGTAGCACTGATATTGCTTAAATCAGCGGCAAACTGGTCTCGTCTGTCTGCGAGAAGGTCCACTCCAAAGATATCGTTGTATATATCTATGAGTTTGGCTTCATCATAGTCTTCAAGCCCAGCAACAAGTCCTTGAATATAAGCAAAACCGCCCTCTTTACCGAGCTGCTCTATAAGACTCTTTGTATCGCCGTTATCATATAAAGACTGCACAGCCTCTTGCATTGTTGAGGCGTGCATTTGTATATATGTCGCAGGTTCCTCCGCAAGAGTTCTTTGAGAATCATCTAATATTTTTTGTTGTTCTTCAGTTACCAAACCATTTAGAGTATCAATAGAACCTTGCAAAAAATTTATACTGTTTTGAATTTCTTCTTTTTCTGTGTCACTTAAAGAAGTATCGTTTAATTTCGTCTTGAGAATATCTATATATTCAGTATAATCTGCTATAAGTTCTTCTCTAGCCGCAAGACTACCTTCTAGATCTGATTCTGCTCCAGCTGTAAAAGTACCACTTTGATTCAAATACTCGTTTGATTTTCCTCCGGTGGCAGCGAATGCCGTTATACCTTTTATCCAATTTTCACTAGAGGCATTTCCTACAGACTGATTAAGAGCACTTTCTATCGCAGCAGCAAGTTGATCTGGAATACCGTTCTCATCAGCCAATAAACCATTGGCAAACCTCTCGCGAAAATCAAAGATTGCCTGTTCAATCGCATCAATATCAGTAAGCTCGTCTCCAGACAGCCCAAGCATAGCCAAGGCATCTTCATAAGTATAACCAGCAGCGATGGCTGAGTTTTCAAGCATATAAGCTAATGAATATTCTCCACTGGGTTCATTGTTTTTGAAAATTTGTTCAGCAGCCGCTGCCCTGGCGCTTCTCGCTTCCGATTGAGCAATGGTTTGTTGCATACGATAATACGATTCCAAGCTAGATGTGATACCGTCAATAGTACCTTTTCTTATAGTTTCAGCATCAATAGTCTGTCCAAGAGCGGTTGCATAATTTGACATTGACTCTTTTAACTCGTCTGTAACAATTCCATCTTCTTTAAATTTGTCATATAGCTCTGTAAAACTTTCACGAGCCTCAGTCATAGATTCGAAGGTGCTTATAACCTCCGAACCTCTGTCAATAATTTCATTAGTCCTATCTTTAAATTCTTGATCAGACTCTGTAAATTGGTCCCATACCCATTGTATGCCACCAATGGCGGCTGTAATCGCTAAGAACGGGCCAAAGCTCTTACCAACTGTTTTTAAAACATTAACAAGCCCTTTCAATCCTTTGCTCAACAAAGAAGTAGAAGTTGAAGCAACTTCAAGACCTGTCGCAGCTACCCTTGCGGCGGTTCCAGTTCCCTTAGCGGCTTTTGCGGCCTCTTTATTTGCCGCTGTTGTCTTCTCAGCAGCTTTTGCATTATCTTCAAGAGCTTTAGAATTTTTCTCTGTAGATGATGAATCTATAACTATAGGCGCAGTTGTCTGAGAACTAGTAGAACTCGTAGAACTTGCAGTCTTTTTGGATTCAAGTTCTTTCAATGTTCCCCAGGCAGCTTTGATATCATTCCATCCACTGACAACCATCGGAATTGTAAACACTAAAGTTTCAAGAGTGCTTATTAATTTTTCTCCAAAGCTCAAATCTTCGTTTTTCCATAAACTACCTAGATTTTGGAATGCCTGCCATGAAGAAAAAAGTTGCCCTACCGAAGCAGTTATTGTTACAATTGAATCTATACGAGCTTGCGTTTGAACTCGCATTAACTCTTGTTCCATTTGCTGGCGGCGAAGTTCATCATCATAACGTGCTTGTTGTTGAGTGTAATATTTAGAAAGAACATTATCTATCGTCTCAACAGCATTTTCAAAAGGAGCAAGCATCTCTTCGTAGTTCGTCAAGGTGCCAAAAATATTGTTGACTTTATCATGCACATACGTATCTTGAGTGACAGCACCGGGACGCATAACATCGTCAAATGCAGAATCTAACACTTCAAAAGCATCTGCCAAAACATCTTTATCATATGGAGATATCATCAAATCCGGCATTGTGAAATTTTGGATTCTATCATATAAAGATTCAAAAAGTTGATTTTGTCTTGCTATATCTTCATCATTGCTCATCAATTGCTGGAATTCTCTAAAATCTCTATTTATCTCCCTCAATCCAACGGTAAAATCTTGAGTATCTTTAGCCATCTGGCGTATTTGCTGCGTATATTTGTCCGCGTCCTGTTGCGTTAAATTGAATTCAGCGCCGCCATCTTCTATCATCTTAAAGAAATTTCTTAAATCAATAGTGCCGTCTTTAGTAAGTTCTATCATATTTTCATAACCTTCAGTAACCGCCCCAACAGCGCGATACTGATCGTTAAAAATTTTAATTGAATTTTCAAGCTCTTTATCTGTTTGAAGTCTCGTATTGCGAGAATTTACTAGATTTTGTTTCAGCTCATTAAAAGTTTGACGTTGGTCTTCACTCATATAATCAGCATATTGGCGTCCTTGGACAGCGTAATCAACGATATCTGCATTGCTTGAATCAGAAGCATCTCGCAATCCAAGACCAGCCAAATCTGCTTGTGCTATTCGAGCATTTTGTTCACGCATCTGGTCATTCTTGCGATTATATATCATATTTGTCGCAGCACGAGCTATCTGATTAGAAAAAACTTTTGTGGCAACCTGGCCCAATGATTGAATTACTACACTGCCGCCACCGATCGTTTCAAATAAACTATTCACAACCTGAAGAGCTGTGGTCAAAGCGTCAATAAAAGGTTTGACGTTATCTGCGCTAAAAACAGTATTCATAACGCTTTCGAAAGCGGCTTGAAGTTGCTGCATTTTACCGGCAAGCGATTCCATATAGATGGCTTGCTGTTCGTTGATAGTACCTAGAGACTGTTGAGAAGCAGCCAATTGATCATAATACATATCCGCATTGTCAAGAAGCGCAAGCAAGTTGTTGTATTGGTACTTGCCAGCCAACTGGACCGCTACTGCTTGTTGCTCTGCTCGTGTAAGGCCTTCCCATTTGCCCATCAAATCTTCGATAACGTCGCCCATGTCGCGCAATTCGCCAACCTGGTTTAAAAGATCTACCCCGACGACGCCAAGAGCAGAGCCAATGGAGCCAATCGAAGTTCCGTCTTCAAGAGTTTCTCCAAGTTTAATATCGCCTAAACGAGCATAAATCGTCTTCATTGCGTTACCAACGTTTTCCGTTATGTTCGGTATGTTCGCTAAGCATACCCGTCCTTTTCGGACCGCTCTATCTTTCGAATAGAGACCAGACTATATTTTCTTCCTTCGAGGAAGTGCGCTCTTTCGGACTTGCTTAAGTCCTAACGGTGCTAATCTCCGATAGTCGTTGAACCTTCATCCCCCTAGGATGCTTGGCTGCGGATTGTCCAATATTAAAATCTTTTTACCCTACCTGAATAATTAGTTCAGCCCCCATCTCCATTACTGGGATAGGTTGGTAATTTTAATCTCTAAGGAGTTCCCCGCAATTAAGCGCAATTCACACAACAATTGCTTGCTATGCGCCCATGCTTGAGTTTAAATCTAGGAGCTTGCCTGGTAACTGAAATGATGGTAGACAACTGAGAAACAAGTTGGTCTTGGGTTACACCTAGAGTGTTTGCAGTCGAGGCAACTTTTGACTCTGCGGTAGCAAGTTCTTCCAGGTCTGCGCCACCAACGGCAGCAACCTTAGCAAGCTTATCGACCTGAGCCTCAATAGTCCCAATAGACTCGTTTTGCAACTGGAAGCCGTTAATAAGCGAAGTCAGTTGCTCGGAAACCTCTGCGGTGTCCTGACCTGTTACATTTGCAGTTTTAAGAGTTAGTGTGGCAAGTTCGTTAGAGCGTTGTTGGGAATAACCTTGTTGCGCGAAAATCAATGAAGCGTTGGTAAAATCAGTCGTGGTTTTGCCAAGCTCTCCAGCCGCCTGAGAGGCATATTTTGCAAATGCCTGCATATCAGATGCAGACTGTCCAGTAACAATACGAATATCATTTAATGATTTATCCAAATCCCCGAAATAGGATATTGTTTTATATATACTATTTTGGAAAGTTTGCAATGCGCTGGCAACAACACCCCAGCGAACAGTATTTCCGATAGTATTGAACATCCTATCCGTTGCTGCACTAGTATTTCTAACCTTTGTATCTAAATCTGTTATCGTCCCGATAACACCGTTAAAAGCCTGCTTACCGGCAACACCACATTGTTCAAAACTATTTTTAATATCAGTAAGCGAAAGTCCAGCACCCTTCAAAGTATTCGTAAAAACAGAAAGATCAAATACACCAATATCGGTATTTGTTGCTTTAGACAATGCAGTTTGCAATGTTGTTAAATTATCAATAACAGATAGTATTTCATCTGAAGTCTTTGACATATCGGCGGATACAGCTAATTTGGCGAACTCCGTCTGTACCGCTTTAATTTGAGATTGAAGTTTTGAAAGGGCGCTTGTGTCCGCAGTAGTCTTAAGCCTATATTCTATAGTATTGCTATATTTAGCCATTTATCTCCAAGCACCTCCTTGGTATATAAAAAAAGGCTCTTGCTAAGAAGAGCCTTTTCTACTAGTCCAAATTCCACTTCTCTGCTATATCAAAAACTTTTTTGATATTGTCTCCTGTAGACAGAGAGGTTATTTTCTCAAGCATCTCCTGGATTGATTCTCCAGACACTTCAGACATACCGTCCATGATTCCACGAGCGCTTGTGACATATGTTGAGTATTTCTCGAAACACTCGGGAGCATTGACTTCGACAAGATACAACTCAAACGCATGGTTTGCAATCATATCTTTGAAAGTCCCATCCTTAAGAAGCCTATCGTATGCGGCAAACACGCCATCATCTTGGATAGACTTCCTGATATCTTCAGCCTTATCTTTATAAAGATAAATAGCCAAATACAGATATACTATAGTCTTAAAACCAAACGGATTGAAATACCCGTCAACCTCGCAAAGGTTTATTGCAGTCTCGATGATATCGCAGATATCCTTCGAGGAAACGGAACTTTTAACATCGTCAAACTTCTCAAGTTCCGCTCCGAGATTCATATGAATCATATCCTTTTACCTCCTTTTAGAATTAGCCCCTCAACTTCACAAGACGGGCCAAAGCCTTCAAATCCTGGAATCGAAGATTTACAAACACTTTTGTACCCATAAGTTTAGCGGTTATTTTCCCCTCTAGAGCATCTGAACGTTCGTTCATATATTTTATCTTTCCTTCACGGGATTTGTCTTGCCAATTAATATGTCTGTTCATCGCTATAAAATCTTTTCTGACCAAGTTTGGTTGGAATCTTACGTCTATCTTAAGAGTATTCACATTCTCATTAGCCAAATTGTCATAGATTTCGTTCAATATATCCCATACAGAAAACAGTGTTTGGTTGATAACCATATAGACGATATTTTCATTTTTAGTGAAATCGGGATTGTTGTGGAGACCGACAATGGCATTCACTAACGAATTGTATTTTACCCATTCTTTAAAATTATTGAACGCATCATCCAAAGACGGAACTCCTTTTCCCTGTCTTGATGCCAAAATCCTGTTGAGTTGGGGCATATATTTCAAAGGGAATCCAGCCTGCAACAACAAAAAGCGTAAAGCATTCGAGGCCTCGTGTAATTTGACGTGTATCGTGTCTCGCCCAGCATCAACTTGCAAGTTACTTGCTTTTGCCGTTACACCGAGAACCGAGGTGGCACCATCCCTAGTGACGGTTATGCCATAGTCAGTTTTCCGCACATTGCTTTTATAAAATATCTTGTTGGCTTCATTGTTGAAGTTTTTCATAACATTCAAGAAATTATCTATCTGTTTTGTGTCCACTTGAGTAGTAATATCCATATGGCCCTTAAAAGACTTATAATCAGATTTTAGAGTAAAACCGATATCTTCCAACTTTTGTTGGAATTCTTCTCCGTGAACTTTGACCATACCTTGTATGTTGACAGCCTCCTGAAGAACATTGTTGAGGTGTCTCATCCAACCTTCAAACTTATCAGTCAACGCTTCCCTAACGTCGTTTTCACCGCTTACATATTCATCTGATTTTCCTTTATCGCTATGCCTAACAAAATATGTAGAAGAAAAATCAGGCGGATCTTGCAAATCGTCAACAAGGGCAATCATCTTTACAATGTCGATATTAAGATTGTACTGCAAAGAGACCTCTTTGAACGCGTCTTCGGAACTTCTATTGAGAATAGCAGTCATAATATCGCCTTTTGCCCGTTCTCCGCTCGTAGTCGTAGTCTTCATATTCCTATTTGCCAACAGCGAGACTATAACATCGCGTTTCATCTTTTCACTAATCTCGATTTTGTTGAGTTCGCCATATCGGGCGACAACTGAATTCAATTGTTGCTCAAATTCTTCGAAGTTTTCAACAGTTTTCTTATATCTGATACCGAATGTTGATATGTCTGCAAACAAACTTTGAAAATCGGTAACATTGCTCAAAGACCATGGATTCGCCATACCTTTTTCAAGGGCTATTCGGTCGTCTATGTGGTCGAAGATATCACCGCTCATAATCTCCGCGGCTTGGTCAAAATATTTACCATCTTTTCCAGCCAACTGATTCAGCAACTTATCATACACTTGTGTGTGATATCTGTCCATCTCTGCACGGAATATATCTTCCTTCTTTTGATTTACAAGACCTAAAACATCATCTATGGACCTATGATACTTCTCAACATCTTCGCTGTCGAGTTGCCAGTTAACGTAATAAGGATTCCAGCGATACGACAAATCTGAAACAGCAGCCACCCTATACCTCCTTACAAACAAAAAAAAGAGGGGAAGAGCCGAAGCCCTTCCCCTCTAGGAGAACTAAGCCGAAGACTTAGTTAAAAGTGCAGCGGCTAAAGTCGAAGCTGTAGTCGGTAACCTTTGTACCAGCCTCGTCGGTGAGTTGGACAGCCTGGACGGGAGCGTCGGGGTGAACGGCCCAAATCATCGTCATCTGAGCGTAATCGCCCTCGGTCTTGTCGTCCGTCTGACCAAAGACAAGTGTCTTGGGAGTACCGTCGGCAGTGACCTTGACAAGCTTGTTGCCAGACTTGGTCCACATGGCGAACGGATAGTAGAACCCGGTGAGGTCCTCGGGCTTGCTGGAGAAGCCAACCCAGTTGTCAACGCGGTTGATAGTACCGTAGAAGTTGACATTCGTACCATCGACCTCGGCGCTGAGGTTGCGGCCAAGGCTGGAGAAGCGGATGGTGCGACCGTCGCCGGCGGGGGCGTCGGGGTTCTTAAGGCTTTCGGCATTCCAAGTGTTCTTGTCGTAACCGGCAATCACAGGAACCTTCACAACGTCGTCAACGACATACTCGAAAGCAGGATCAATCTCAGGCACGGGGCACAGAGGACGATCCTCCTCGGGAGTAACGGTCTCCTCGCCAATCACCTGAAGCATAGCCATGACCCTGTGAGTCGTGTCGAACTTGGTGTAGTCCGGGAAAGCGTCGCATGTGAAAGTGAACGTCATTTATCTTCCCTATAAGTCGCTACTTTATAGGCGTCTTTTAAAGACTGCTATATGTTTCCATATAGATGAGACTATATCTTCACCCTTCTTAAAGAAGGGGTCTTCCATTTCGGCTCGCTTGAACCTACGTCACAAAGGACTAGTCGTTGAACCTTAAACTTGCCAAGTTTTATCGGATAATATGTACGATATATTGCTTCTTGTACACCCAATCTCATTCGCTATCTCCTGTTGAGTGTATCCTTGACCTCTAAGTCTGTAAATGGTTTTTATATCATCGGAAGAAAGTTTACTAAAGTTACTTTTTTCACCTCTTCTTGCTTTTTGCAAACCATTTTTAAAAGCGTGAATTTGATTTTCCGATGATGTACACCACTCTAGATTAGATAAGCAATTATTCTTTTTATTGCCATCAATGTGATTTACTTCCATATCCTCTGGATTAGCGATGGGCTTGAAAGCCATCAACACCAGACGATGTAACCGATAGGTCTTTTTCTTTCCATTGTTCCTCATAAAATTTATAATTTGGTATTCAGTGTTCCCTTTATTCCTTGTTTTCATAAGACCCGTTATGTCGCTATAAACTTCGCCTTTATCGGTTATTGTATATAAATCTCTAATCTCAGGCAAAAACTCATTTATCCTTTTCTCCATATAACCTCCCAATTTCTTGGTAAGCAATATGAGAAACTGTAGCAAGTTTCTTGGCTGCTGATTACCCAATTTCTTTAATTTTTATACCATCACGCCTATCCTCGCGGATTACGTTGTGGTTTAAAGAACTCTAAGGGCTTCCCAGCAATTAAGAAGTTAATTTTTCAACGTATTACTACGCAGCCAAGCAATTCACGTTAAGTTTACTTGGATCGCCGCTGTTAGCCATGGAGAACGTGAAGTTGGATTGGATCTTCGCGTTAGGAATGACGAACTCAGCAGGCATATCGAGACCAGTGGACTGCTCGCGGAAGAGCGTGGAGGCCTCGATGTAGTAGTTGCCAGCGAAGTGAGAGGCGTCGATCTCGATCTGAGTGGCACCGGAGACCTTCTCGACATAGCAGTCAACTAGCATATTGCAACCGATGTACTTACCGGCCACAGACGTGCCAAAGTCGATCTCAAGAGTGTTCTCGTTGTTGATCTCGTAGACCTTCTCGCAAGGACGGTCGGGGTTGGGCACGTTGGGCTCGACCTCTTCGCCTTCCTTGTTATAAAGGTGGATGCCGTCGGTCAGAGCCTCGCACCAAGCGATATCGGCTGAAGAGTCGTCAACGACGTTGCCGAAGATGTTGATGGTGTCGCTCACGAAAATCTCGTGATCCTCACCGGCCATGTCGTAGTCGATCTTGACCTTACCACCGTCGAGGATCTGGGTAAGGAACGTCTTGTGGACGTGGATGCGGTTGTCGAGAGAAGCCTTCTTGACCACATCGGCACCAGAAAGGATGGCGAAACCAAGAGGAGAAAGAAGAGCGTCCTCGAAGGTAAAGGTGACAACCTTCTCGCCGTCCCAACCGATTAGACGGGGGTTACCTTGACCACCTTGAGCATAGACCGTGGTGACCGTTGACTCTAGGCTAGAGGTCTTGCACGTGTCGAAGTGCATAATCGGCTGGCCCTTCTTGAAGGTCTGCTTACCGATCTTGACTTCAGAGCGTGCCTTAAACCAAACGTCGGTAATTTCACGAACACCGAATTTCATATAATCTATCCCTCCTTATTTTTAAATTTAACATTACAAGGATCCTTGTTGCTCTTTATTAGAAATAAGGAGGTAAGTCCTTACTCTAATCAAAATTACAAGTCGGCAGAGGAAAACACTCCGTCTGCCTCAGCAGAATTGCCGTCATATAGATTCTTCGTCCATTCGTCCGGCGGGTCAATCTTCGAAGTATCCATCATGGGAGTTGTTGAAATCCTCTGATAAAAATCGGACTTTACTTTCAACCAATAGCGAGTGAACGTATCAAAAAGTTGGAATGGAGTATATGAAAACAATATATTCATATCCATTTCCATCCCAACGGCCAGTATAGATACATATGTACCGAACAGGCTGATGTTCTGCTTTTGGACTGCCTGTCTATTCGAGCGTTCCCTAGCCTTTTTGATCTTTTCCGCAATTTTCCTAGCGGCCTCATTTGCCGGATTGAAATCCTGCTCTTGTTGCATAGGGGGAGAAAACAATTCTCTTATAACGTCTTGAAAATATTCAAAGTTGAAAGGGTTCAACATTCCTCGGATATCTTCTTGATTCTCTTGGTCGAGAAACTTTATGGACGAACGGTCGATATCTATCTTATAATTTGGACATATGAGAAGAAAAAATTCCTCAATTTCCTTTTTCAACTCTTCCTGCTCATTCAAAAGAACAAGAAGGATTTGCAAGTCGTTATAATCTTTCAGATTCTGGTCGGCGACTCTTATCTTGTCGAAAAAAGTCGATGACCTACCGAGTAGTTGAGAAGCCGTCAAAAACGCCTCTTCGCCGACAGCGCATATCTGTTTTATTGAAGGGGGAGTTATAAAGATACCGCATTTCTCAACTAACACCTGATTGCCAGAAAGATATAATCCGACATCTCCTTTTATCGCCGCACACATTATTGGTCACCCGCGTTGGTGCCTTTGATATAATCATCGCTAGAATGCGTTGCCTGATACCTAAGCAGAATGCCAGCCATACGCTCATCAAGCACAACCTCGGAAGCGCCCATGAATTGCAAACGACCTATACCGCTTAACTTCGAATCATTCAGTATGCCGTCGATATAACCGCAAATGGTATGCGGTCTTAGCGTGTAATCGTCCATCTTCCAAGCGTCGAGATTGCAGATTACTGTAAAAGATATATAGCAGTCTCTAAACTCGGGATTGCTATTCGGCATGAAATCGTCAAACTCTATGATGATATATGACTGCATCTGATTGTGTTCCGCCAACGGAAGTTTAGGGACGATGCGAACATACCCTTCATCTAGAAGTTTCTTCACGGAGTAGTCTTCGATGACCTTCCGATATTGGGGATTGTTCGAAGTAAGACAGTCTTCTTGGTTTAAAACAAGAAGTTTCTTCAAATCATCCGAGTATGGTTTTGACTCCACAAAAAGCCTGCGGATTATTGTCTGCATATCTTTAGAGCAAGAAAGAAAAGAATTCCTTTGCAAACTCTTTTTGACGTTTTTATCTATTGATAACATAGACACCTCCTACAGGGAACCGACTTCTACGTCTAGGGTGTATTGTTCCCCTTCAGATGCGAGCCTAATCGTGAACTTCCCGCTCTTTCCGGTGACTACCTCTACAAGGCACTCAGTTGGCGTACAATCCGTTATTTTAGCAATTCCGGTATCCTCTATGCCGAAGTGTCCTGGCTTATCGCTCACGTATCGTACAACGTCGTAGGGATATACTTTAGTGGGGCCGACTATGTGTGGTTCCATAGTATTTATCTTTACCGGCAAGGAATATGAGCCCTTGCCAGTACCATATGTGACATTGAAACCTCGAACAGCGCCGTCATGGACAAGAACTTCGCAGGCATCGCCACTCTCTGTCGTAGAGACTACCTCCACTCTTGGGTTGCCCGTCACGGCCCAGGAGTAAAATGGATTGTAGTAAGCGTCTCGGATTTGATAGCCTATCGTCTCCTCTTGCCTGACCTCTGTTCTGCCCAGGATGGCATTTGTGATGTTACATGGGTCTTCTACGACAATCTCAGGTAAGTCGGCATATTTATCATCAAAGTATTCGCGCACGGCAACTTCAAGAATGCCTTTCACGGTTATGCGGTCAACCACTTGGACTTCCCAAGTATGACCGTCAATTTTGAATTGAGTAAAGCGCTTGAAAAACTCGTTTGTGCGCGGGTCGTCTTTGACATATATCATACCCTTATAGTTCAACTCGTTCACGTTGATGTTCTGCTTTAGGTACCACGAGATATCGTTCTCAAGAGGACCCTGGAAATAGACCCAGTATGGAATTCCGTCTATATCTATGGAATAGTGACAACGAATTATCTGCGTGCGCAAATATGCGGTCTCTGTGAAGTATGGAATATAGACCATCCAATGCGAGCCGTCTTCCAAGACTTCCACCACATCACCGGGTTCAAGTCCAGCATCGAACTCGACAGACATCATCTTTTTGTCATATTCCTTTTGGAGTTGGAACTCAGTGATAAGAACTGGAGTTGCCATACTTCGAGGAGTTTTCACCATCCTCGAATTATAACTATTTTTAAGCGCGGCTTGAAGGCTGCGCAGTTTTTGTTTGTTTATCCTTTGGAGTTGATTTCCTCCATCATACTGGAGCCTTGCAGCCAATGATTTTATCGACATTGTTCCACCAACTCACTTACCATGCTGCAACACTCGAACACAGTTCTACGGAACATCCAAAAGTCGGTATCAGACACTCTCAACCCCTCAAGTTTGCTCACGAGAGAAAGGAGTGTGTTCTGCTCCCTAAAAAGGCTTGCCATCCCCACCAACTCCAATAAAAGAGTGCAAAGTGGCTTTTGCCAATCTTTTTCTTCCTCTCTCATGGGCAGAAGTTTGAATATCTGGTTACCTATCCTTTTGAGGTTTCCGCAAACCGCATTAATGTCGAAATCTACGCCGTAGGAGCACATCATTGGCGTCTCCCATCACTTCGTCCCAAGTAGATGTATAACTGCCGTCTTCCTGCCTTCTACGACGACTGTAGAGCCTTTGCAGACGGAACCCATCATCCATATAGTGTTGCTTAAGATTAATCAGTCTTGAGATATGGTTTGCCTGCGAGGTAAAGGAAAAATCGCTACCGGAATACTTTTGCCTGATGTTGTCGATGGAGGCTAACTGATATCCAATCCATTCGGCAATCATATAGTCTCGGATGATGCGCATTTCCTCAAGAGAAAGTTTGCAAGTAAAACGTTCATCTTCATAGTCCAGGTCAAAAATATCCTTCTTAGGAAACTCAAAGTGTGGTAGCGCCGCAAGCAAGATTTCCTGTAGGATTTCCTCTGTGTCCTCTTTTGTAAGTTCCATGAACATATCGTCTGTTATACCAGATAGGAAAAAGTCATACATCTCTTTGAAGGTAGTGTATTCTTTAGCCATACTCTACCTCCTTTACTCTTGGGCGACGGCCCTTCGTGTCTTTGTAGCGGTGCTGTTCGAAGACGCCCTACGCGTCTTCTTGGGAGCCTCCTTGGTCTCGGTACTCTCGGCTTTAATAGCAAGCTCGATCATGCCGTTGAGGTCAATCTTCATGGCGTCGCTGATAACCTTGCGCTTGTCCATTGAGTCAAGGCGCAGGGCAATAGCGCGGTCTTTGATAAGCTGAAGGATGCCCTCAGGAGCAAAATCCATAGCATCCTTGAGAACCTCGACAGGTTCGCTCAAAAGAACCTGATCTACCTTGGCAGCGTCCCAGTTATATTCATTCGCAAAGGAGTCCTCATCTACACCGAACTCTTGGGCCAGTGACTTGTTCTGCACCGCAAGATAACTGGTGAGAAGAACGTGCCCTCCGCGCGTATAGTCAAGTTTGCGAAGTTCACCGGCAGTCACAGTCTTCACCTCATGCGGGGAAAACTGACGCCTGACGTTGTCTTCCTCAATCTTGTAGCCCACGTTGTAGTCCACCATGTTGCGAACCTTCACCTGGGTCGAATCTGCAATTGACATAACTCCTCCTTTTATATCCGCGCGCATAGGAGCGGGGGAGAGTTCCCTCAGATCCCCCGCTCCACCGATTGCGCTTAGGCTACCTTGAACTTGCCGCCTTCCGGGGTAACTGACTTGTCGCCAGCATACACCGTGGGGTCGGTAGAGAAGGTGCCACTATTGATGTGAATCTTAGAAATGTTGGCTTCCTCTTCGGGATTGGCCTTCACAGACTCAGATTCTGTCTCGACATCGACGTTGGTAAGTGTGACGGAAATATTCTTTGAATCGTAATAGTTGGATGCGACATCGACGCATACGCCATAGCATCCATTCATTACCTTGGAGTCACCAACCTTACCGCTATCGGTTCCAAGAGTCTTGATGTTGGTATTCTCAATGTTGACGGTACCGCCGCGAACCAAGACGCCCATGCCCTTATCGACATAGATGTCAGAGTTCTTGATAGTTACGTCACTGCGCTGCGGCAGATATACGCCACAACCGATATAACCGGCTGAAATGGTGTGGCCTACCAGGTTCGCACCGTCGATGACGATGTGGGTATCGCCGAGGAATTGAGAAGCGCTGTTGGTGCCGTTTCCGGCAACGACAGCATTGTCGTGGGCCTCAAGCACGCCTCCGTTGATGTGGGCGGTAGCGCCACGACCTTGTACGCCGACGGCAAACTCGCGAGCCTCGACCCAACCGCCGTTCATCTCGATGGTAGAGGTTACTTCGGACTTGTCGTCTGAGGTCTCAGGATTGTTGTTGCCCACAGCGTAGATGGCAACGTTGCCCGTGCAGTTGATATGGCCGTTGTTGATGACAACCTTACCGCCGTTCTGTAGCGTGATAGTCTGGCCCTTCGCGCTCTCGATAGAGCCGCCTTTATATGTAATCTGGCCGTCAGCGCTGACTACAGGTTGCGAAGCGGTAGGGTCGTCGATTGTCAACGTACCACCATTGACTTGGAACACGTTGCCTGAACCGGTGGCAGACAACTTCTTGCCGTTGAGGTCGAGCGTCACGTCCTTGGTGACGGCGACTGTTGCGGAAGAGGTGTCGGATGCGAGCTTGACCGTGCCGCCCGCGGGCATGGCCGCAAACGCCTCAGCCAGAGAGGTCGTGTCGTCGATCTCTATGGTGTCGATGTTCGCGGCGTCGTTGTAGTACTGCACCTGCCCGGCGGAAATCTCGTCGCTAGAAGTCATGCCACTCTTGTCGTCAACGTAGGCATTGTCGCCGTCCGTCCACACGGTGGGACGTCCGAACCTCTCGGTCGTGTTAGCGATCTTGGATTCGACCGTCAACCTAGACTCAGGGTTCTTAGACTGCTCGGTGTCGGACACCTCGATGCCTCCGAACGTGTTGCCGCTCACGTCTACCCCGCTCTTGACGGTGACATTGGAGCCGTTAACGAGCACACCGGCGTTGGCGCCAGTGGCCTTGACGTTCTCAAGCATGCCACCTGTGACATCGTAGAACTGGATGGTGTATGTGCCGCTCCATTCTGCGTTGTCGGCTGTGTTGGTAACGGTGAGGTTCTTGATGGTAACGTCGTCTGCCGTGACAATCAGGTTCGAGGTCTGACCTTTGTTACTGAACGACAATGTCTTTCCGTTGCCGTCGAGGGTAATAGAACGACGGACGTAGATTTTCTCAGAAGCCGAGACGTCTGTGGCCAGCTTGACCGTCTTCGCCTCGCCTGTCTGGGAAAGCGCGTCTACAAGGGAGCTAAAGTCTGAGACTTCGACGGTCTCAGACGGATCGTCTGGACCCGGCTCCGGATCTGTGCCGCCATTCCCTCAAGAACGAGTGGCAGTCGTAAGCTCGGTGTTCTGATAAGCGCAGATGTAGTTAGTGGTGAAGACGGCAACGCCGAACTTGCGATACCACTGGATGTCCTGCGACCAGTCGTCGTTATCGGAGACGGTGCGGATTTGAGTAGCGCCCTCGAAGGCAATCTTGACGGGCTTCTCCTGACCGCTGGGGATGATGTAGGCCCAAGAGGGGTCAACGACCTTCGTGGTGTTCGTCTCGTCAACGAGAGACTGCGGAAGGATAACGACGGCGTGGCCCTTGTAGTTGGCAAGGTAGCCGTTCTCCCACAGGGCGTTCTTCATGTCACCGGAGCGCCAACCCTCGGCGGGAACCATCTTGGCGGCGAACTCCTGCGTGCAGAAGATGGAAGCGCGACCATAGGCGTCGGCGATAGCGAGAAGCTCGTCCATGACACCCTCGTCAAAACCGGCCTGCGTAGCCTTGTTGGCGGACTGGAGGTTGTCGGTCATGTTCTTGAGAGCCTTGGCAATCTCCATATAGATGTACTCGTCCATGCTCTCCATGACGATCTCGGTGAAGTCGGCGAGCGTCCAGCGACCATCGAGGAACTCCTCGAAGCCAAGACGGGCGGCAGAGCCGATAGCAGCCGTACCGACCTCTAGCTCGGCACCGTCGAGCATGAAGGTCTCATAACGACCGGCAAGACCGACGCGGGTCACGAAGGTCTTGGCACGACGACGGGAAGCCTCGGTGATACGAATGCGGAAGATTGCCTTATCGCCCTGAGCGACAGTGCGAGTGTCGGCAAACTGCTCGTACATCTGGAGAACGCGAGCGGGAAGAACCTCGTCGATGGTCTCGGAGATGAGACGGAAGATGGTGTTCTTGTTCTCCTCGAATGAATAATAGTCACGAGACATGCTGTTGATCTCGTTGCGGATAGCCTCGTTGACCTCAAGATTTGAATAGGTCTCGTTATCGCTCACGGAGTAAGCGACAGGGGCGTTCTTATCAGTCTTAACGGCGGCAAGGAACAGGCCCTTAAGATCTTTGTAATCCATAGCCATAAGTTGCTTCCTCCTTTCGATTAAGCGATACGCTGAAGCTTGACTGCGGGCTGACCGTCGGGCATGGTCGTCTCCTTGACAACCTTCCAGACGAAAGTGTCGCCAGCACCGGCAGCGAGGACGCCGTCAGCACCGGGGGTAAGCTTGTCGCCCACGTTGTACTCAGCCTCCTTGACCATGTTCGTAGTCATGATGTCGCCAACGACAGTGCCGAAGACACGGGGAACGATGACGCCGTCATAGGCATCGGCCTTGAGCTGAGCCCAGTCCTTGTGCATCTGATGACGCTCGTCATAGAGCTTCTCCTCGTTGAACACGAGCATCCACTCGCCCTCACCGGTGAAGTTGCACTCACCGGCAGCGTAGTCATACTTCACAAACATGCCGTTCTCAAGCTTCTCGATGTCCTCTGCGGCGGGAAGCTGAGCGTAGACGCGACCGTCACGGGGAGCGGAAAGATGGTTAGGTTCTACTTGACCATAGCCATCGCGCTTAATGGTAACTGCCATATTTGTCTATGCCTCCTTTATATACTAGTAATTTTTGGAGTTGCGCCTGGCCTCCCGAAGGGCTTGAGCCACAGGAGACACAAAGTCTTGATGTGTTTCAAGCGAGAAAGTCGTGGAAGTCTCCTTCTCGCCGTTATCACCGTTGTCAATCGTGGAGAAATCCACGTTCTTGCGGACGTATGCGAGGGCGAGCTTTTCCTCAATCTCCTCATAGGAATACTTTTCCTTGTTAGAGATGACGTCGGCCTTGTCCTCGTCGTCCAGCATATAGTACTTGTTGATGAGAGCATCCTTGCGGGCGTTCTCGATACCAAGCTTGAAAGAGCGAAGCTCGTCGCGCTCAGCGATGATTGCGTCGATTTCCTCGTCGGTCAGAGAGTACTTGCGCTTCTTGCCACCGCAGGCGAACTCGTCCTCGTCATCCTTCTTAGGCTCCTCGGACTGTTCTTCGCCCTCGCCCTCGTCCTTCTTCTGCTCGAAGTCGTCGGCGACATCGGCCACCTCGGCTTCGTCCTGCTCAAGCTCAAAGCTCTTGCGACGGACAGCCTCGTCCTCGTCGTCATCGTCGAGAGGCTTGTCATCCTCTTCCTCTTGGGGAGCGTCTTCGCCGTCGCCTTCGGTTTTCTCATCCTTATCCTCGTCCTCGGTGAACTCGGTATCAGTTTCAGGCTCGCTGGCTTCAGCGTTGCCCTCCGTCTCCTCGACGGTATCCTCAACCTCTTCCTCGAACTCGGTAGTAACTTCTTGGTTTTCTAGCTCCATATCGTGCAACCCTCCTTCACTCTCGCGTAGAGCATAAGTAAGCTCCTCCATCATCGAGTGAAGTTTGTCTACACACGATGCGTCGATATTCAGAGAGAAGTTGATCCCTGAATTCGGAGCCGTGACAGCAGCGTCCTCGAAGCAAGGCGGAACCTGCTTACCCAGGATGCAAAGCTTCGAGAGCTGCGTGCCTTCCTCTATAATGAAAAACTCATACCCGGTATTATCAATATCTGCCCAAGAGCCGTTGACTGTATCCTGGTCAAGTTCCATCGACTGAGGCCTTCCCTCTGCGATGACGTCTCCCACATGCGGGAACTGCTTGACCCATAGATACCCCTCCGTCATAAGATATGTACGAACGCTCTCGCCAAAATCGTCAGACGAGGGAATGACATCTTGGAACCATACGCGGGCATCGGTGGGAACGAACCCAAAAGGAACGGTCCTTGTGAAAGGTTCTACCTCTCCGTTGCGCACGCGCATCTCAATATCGTGGTCGCCGAAATCGCCTGTCTTCTCATCGAAGAAACCGACAATCGGTGTACCACGCAGAGACTTTGCAAGGCTTTCCATGGCCTCGTGGTCTATATATGAACCGTTGCGGTTCTTGCCCTCATAGGCTACGGAAATCTCGCATTTGACAATACCAGGGTTGAGGTCAAGAGGAGTAAGGTTTAAAAACTCGGCAGTGCCGACATATTTCGTGCTGTCCATTACTTCTCTATCACCTCCTAACCCTTTGCGGCCTCGTTAGCCAAAGTCTTATCTGACTTCTGGTCGTCCTCAAGCTCGGGACGCCCCATATTGTCGCTATCTGAAGCGGCCTTGGCTGTAGCCGAAGAACCGCCAGAAGAGCCTTTTGAAGATTGATTGCCGCTCATAGTGGACGACATCTGCGGAGCCACGAACAACTCGTCAAGATTTAACAGATTGTTCTCAAACACGGCGGTGGAAATGACGCTTGTCTGAGACTGTCCGAGGGCGACTTGCGGAAGCAGTTTTGAAAATCCGAGCATAGTCTGTTCCTTGTACTGCTTAGACAGATCCTTGTAATTATACACGGTCGTCGGCAAAAGTTGGAACTGATAGTATACCTTTTTAGGATACTTGTTATACTTGCGGATTATCATCTGCCCGAAACTCTCGAACTGGTAGAGCAAATCCGACATCGTGGCCTCGTCGTTTGCGATAGACTTCTCAAGAGCGAGGTTGCCACTTGTATTGAACTGCATCTGGCTGACGCCAGCCTCGTTGTAGACCGTGCGTTCTACCTTGTCGAGTTGGTCAACACTTGACACGTTCGAGTTGTCGGACATATCCTCGACCTCCACGTCGAGCGGGGTCGTCAAGACGTTGATGCCGATAGTGTCTCGAAGCATGTTGACCGCAGCCTGGTGGATCTCAGGAACCTCGGCGTCGATGTCGAACAGCATGGTATCGTTCTTGTCGCGCGGGATGTGCTGAACCAACAGGCGAAGCAACTGTTGAGCCTGCTTTTGCTTGTCGAGGTCTTGCGCGTCCTCCAAGTCCATGATGTGCGGGATGACGCTCACAAAAAGCGGTGTGTCCTCGTTGGAAAGATTGAACTTGACGGTCTTTTCCACATCCGGCAAGAACCATCCGTCTTCGTCTCCAACGAAGTCGCGCACGAGCGTACCCTCCTTATAGGCGACATAGGCTCGCTGGAACTCTTTGGGAAACAACTTCAGCACCTTGATACGATACCCGGCATCCGCGAAGTTATCGTCGAAATACCTGATGTTGAACTCGACGGCAGGTTTGCCGTTATACTCGTAGCGGGCACGGCAATAGTTGACGGGGAGTTCCTGCAAGAAGCATGAGTTCTCCTGCTCGACCGCATACCCGTAGTAGCATCCGTTGCGAATTACCTTCAACGCTATCTCGCCGAAGTTCTGCTTGAGTTTCGAGTTCTCAAGAATGCGCGACGCCGCATACCAGTCGCTCACTATCTTTTGGGGAGAAGACGGGTTCGTCTTCTGGGTTATAGGCGTAAGATACCAGTCATATCTGTATAGATACGCCATATAGCGGCAAAGCCTCGAATAGATGCCACTTCGGTCGAAATACACGTTCGATATCTCGCGTAGGAAACGAACGTCGTTGTCCTCTATGGCGCGCTCGACGTCGCGTCGGCAATACTTGCGTCTGCCTGGAGTTTTCCGGGCCATAGCCGCAATATCGGCAAAAACATCGTTGCGTATGGTTGACGAGCCTACCTTGACCTTGTTGAAGACATATGCCTTGTCCTCTATCTCGCCGTCAACCGTTCTCATTCTTGCCAAAGGCTACCTCCCTTCTAATAATATCCAGCAGCCCGCATGATAAAGTCGTAGTCTATCTTGGCTTGCTGCCAATATGGTATCACCACAAGAGTATACCCGTTTCTTGCGCAATACTTGCGCTTCTCGGCGTCGTTGAACTGCTGACGCCGCAAACCGGATATTCCCCCATACTGCTTTACCGGACGATAGTGCTGCATGCCGTTGTACTCTATAAGGAAGTCCAAAGACCCGTCGTCGTTGAAGACCGCAAAATCGAACCGCAACGGCGTCGCATCCTTGCCGACGACCAAATCTGGGAATTCATACTCTTCCTGGAACGGAAGACCGGCATCGGTAAGCACGTTGTACACCATCACCTCGCCGGTTGAGTCACGCATACGAACACCTCCAAAAAAACTTCCGTCTATTCTCTTATTAAAATAGACGGAAGCATATTATTCCCTTTTGCCCAAGAGTAGGATGAATTATACATCAGCCTTTCGAAAACAGCATCCATCGGTTCTGACCCACACCTTTGCGGCGCGTCGTGCGGTCGTCGAACTTCTGACAGTATGAAAGCGCATACAGGAGCGCCGAGAACTTGTCCTTGCGGATGCGGGTGTTAGACTGGTCGAGGATTATCAGTTGCGAGTTGCGGTTTTTCTCCGTGTCGCGCACCAAGTTCATCATCTGCTCGAACAGGATGTCCGTCATCACATATGGGATGAGGTATTCCTCCCTCTTCTGAGGTGGCATCTTCTTGTCGGCGATGCGCTTCTTGGCGTCTTCCGACGTTATCAAAAACCGCACCCTGTTGTTGTCCATCTGGTCTTTGCAGTACGCGTACAACTCTGAGTTGATTGCCTGGTTGGCCTTCATGAGATACATGGCGTTGGGGACTGTGTCCTGCGTGCGGAACATGCGGTATTTGCCGTCGTCGTCGTTTATGACGCCCCAGTTGTAGAGCGTCTCGCCCGTGTCCGGGTCTATATTGTCCTGCACGAGGTAATCGACAAGGCCGACGCCCAAGCCGTTCGCGTCGATGACCGCACACTTGCATTTGAACTTGTTGAAAATTTTCTTGATGTTTATCGCCTGAAATCCAAAGTGCTCCTCGTCGAACGAATATATGTTGACGACCGTTTTGGAAGTGTAGGGTGAGTTCTTGATGGGTTGTACCTTCATGACTACAACCTCGGTCGTGCAGTTCAGGCGACCGACGTCCACACCTAGTACATAATAACCGTCCTTCGATGTCTTGCCGGAATAAGAGTCTTCCGCAAACGTGACCACCCTGTTCTTGGTAAAACTCTCTGGTGAGAAGAAGGCTGAGTCAAGAGAGCCAGACCAGATGCTCTCGTATTCTCGGTCGAACGAGTCTTCGTTGAACGTGCCGTCAAGCTTGAGGTCTGTGACGAAGTTCTTGTCGAGCAGACCTTCCATGACCGGTCAACTTAATGGTTGAGATTTGTTGGACTATATCTTACTCTACAAAACGCCAAATATATCCACCCGAAGTTTTTATCTTTCCGATACAGCAATCTCCAATACCACGACGATTAATACCAGTTTCTCTTGATGCTTCTGCACCAGAAGAATACTTTTTAATCAAATTGCCCTGTAATGTAAATTGTCCAACTTTCTTTTTTCTTCCCATATCCCTAATATGATGCTCTTCTGGATTAGATATTTTCCATATATATCCTCCAGCACTTTTTCTTTGACCTAACGCTGCTTCTCTCACCTTTGCAATGCCGGTTTCTCTCTTTGCTTCAGCAATACTGTTATATTCTTTAATAAATTTTTCGTCCAAAGTGAATTGCTTAACTTTTACAGCAACCGAAGTGCTATTGTTTAATCCAGTATTCCAAGCGTGAGAATTGTTATATTGGCATGTACACCATTCAAGATTATCAACATTGTTGTTCTGTTTATTACCATCTTTATGATTAACTTGAGGAAGATTATTTGGATTATCTAGAAAAAGCGTCGCGACAAGTCTATGTGCTGTTATACAAATCCCAATTTTATCTACATATAGTTCATATTCAACATAACCATTATGGTTTTTTCCTTTAAGCATTTTTCCTGTTTCAATATTTTTTACTTTTCCATCAGAAGAACATTCGTATTTTGTCGGGCTTCCGTTGATAAAAACTTGTTTCCACATATAGTTCCTCCTTTCAGCAAATACATTTGCATTATACCCGTTTTTAGAGGAACTAGTCGGTGGAACTTGGCGTATTGCAAAATCACAGCGCTTCGAGCGGTAGCCATCTCCGCCCTACTCCATATAGGATAGTCTCTACACCTTTTTTACCTGTCGGTAAAACTTGGCACGGTATTAAGTTTACTCTCTTCTACCGTTAGCCTTAACATTTTTTGTTAAAACACCGCTGGCTAAGCGTTCACTGTGTTTAAGGAGGGCACCGGTCTTCTTTACCCTCCACGTGCCTCCTATGATGATTGCCTTTTGGGGGCGCGCAACCATCTGGGCGAATATCTGCAACAACTTCTCGTATGAAAACGAGTTCTTGTACCCTGCTGTGGTGATGAACAACTGACCTTGGTTCAAAACCTCGTTGTCGTCAACTTCTCCGTTGATGGAGCGCTTGACGTTCATGGTTCAAAAGAAACTATATTTCTTCTGGGACTATCTCTTCAGCCAATAGTAGAAATATCGCCTTGCTATTGGTTGCCGCGCACTTGGACCGGCGGCAAACTCCGGCCTACTTCCCTACACTCATCAGGAATAGTCTCTACACCTTTTTTACCTGCCGGTAAAACTTGGCACGGGATTCCAAAAAGGTTCCCCGTTAGCCTTGGCGTTATTTGCCAAGACACCCCTTTGCCTTGGGTTCACGCGGTTTTTCAATACGAATTACTTCGCAAAGCCCCCCATATATTGAGGGATAATAACTTCGTTGAGGATGGATTGGTCTTCGAACATCGCGCATTCCTCGATAAGACCTGAGTGAAAACGCAAACCGCGCGAGTTCTCGCTAGCCGCGATGTTGCGGATAGAGGAACCGTTTTTAAACGAATATGTGACGCTATCTTTTGTGGCGACGGTCTTTTTCTTCGAGCCGGAGTTGCGGTTGTCCCAGATAATTTCCTTTTCGACAGCCGGGATAAGACCGCATATCGTCTCGACTTTCTCCTTCAAGATATTCGCTGATTGTTCCTTACCAGCAGCCACCGTGAACAGTTGCGCCCCAGGATACAGTATAGCCTTTAATATAAGCGCCAAATCTCCTAAAAAGGATTTTGAATATCCGCGTGGGAAAACGCAATAGCAAAGTTGGTGCCGCATGACGCACCTTAGATATACTCTTTGATAGTAGTAGAGCTTGAATGTGTTGTTCGGGTTGAGCGAACAAAGGAAATCCACAAAGCGGTCTGGATAGACCCTCCAATAGGCAATGAGTTTGCGCATCTCCGGCATACACGCCCTTATGCGGTCTGTGGTGACCTCTGTCTCGCTCTTGGGCTTTGTCGAATGGCGGGCCGCAGTGTCCAGAATGTCTTTCAGAGCCATACTACACACCGCCTTCTGCCTTGCGCAAAATCTCCTCGGCCTCCTGCTCTATGCCGTGGTCGAGGTATTGCCGCATGGCGTTCTGCTCGATAGCCGCACGGTCGTCCGCATCCAGCACGTCGTATATATCTCCCATGCGGCTCTTCTCGCGCTCGCGTTCGTTTTCCTCAAGCTTGGCGACGAAGCTCTCGATGATGGCGCCCAGACCCATCTCGTTGCGCACGAGGTTCGACACATACGTCTTGTAGTCGCGTATGGTTTGGTCTATCTTGTCTCTTGGGTATTCATCCGGGTTAGCCCATTGCGGGATGGGGCCTTGCTCGCGCTCGCACATGGCAATCATCTCGCCGACGGTGTCCAGGGGGCGCTGACGGCCCTCCTTGTTCTGCTGCTCGGTGAAGTTGGCGCTCTTGCGCTGTTGGTCGAACACGCCCGCAAGCGCACGATAGGAGTTGACGTCCCCCTGCTCCAAGGCTTCGTCCATCTTGACAGACGTCGCGCAAATCTTGCGAAGTGTCTCCGCACGGTCAACGCTCAACTCGTACTCCTGGGCGTACTCGTTGTACATGCGCTCCATGCGCACCCACTGCGAGGGCGTGTAGTATGCGCCCCACTTGGCGATAAGGTACTGCTGGTCTTCAGGGGTGAGCGTGTTCAACACGGTCTCGTCGTTTCTGCCCGTGTTCATCTGCATGAGCAGTCCCGGCACAGCGCCCACGTCCACATTGGCGTTCGCTCCAAGAGTAGAAGGTTGAGTGTCGGGTTGCTTCTTGCGGGAAACCGTGCCGTCGTCTTTGACCTCCTTGACGGACGGCAGACTCCCGGACCAAGACGGCACGGCGGCAGCGGCCTCGGACGGAGTGGCACCCGCGTCTATGAGGTCCTGCACGGCTTTGGACATGCTCTCGCGGTCAGATTTGTTCTCCATCAGTTTGCGGGCGCGGTCGGCATAGGCGGTCGTCTCGTCCGCATCCTCGAAAGGCGGGGGCGGCAGGGGCTCATGCAAGTCCTCCAGTTTCTCAAGAGGTCCCCACACGTCGGCCACGTTGGACGGTCTGCGTATCTGCGCGTCCGGCACGACCAGGGCCTCGCGGTCCGAGTCTCTATAGTGCATGTTCGAGTACTGCTTCATATGCATGACGCGGATGTACTTGCCGACCACGCTCGTGGGGCCGAAGCCCATGGGGTTCTTGGTGAAGGCCGTGTTGGAGTAGCGTGCCCACAGCGCGGCCTTGAACGGCACGTCGAAGTGCCGCAGTATGTGCAGAAACGTCTTCATGTCGGTGTTGTCAACACCGGTGCACATGCAGTCTATGCATATCTCGCACCTGCGCCCGTCCGTGTATTTGACGAACTGCTGCGGGTTCAGGGTGCGCCCGCAACTCTCGCAGACTATCTTACCTTCCGCCATTACGTATCATCTCCCCTTGGGAGAGGTTTTCTCTTCATAGGAACACCTATCCTTTCCTCAAGTCCCAAAAGCATGTCATAATATTTAGGCAGGTTGGTGCGCATCGCCTCAAGCTCCTTCAAGTTCTTGTTGCGGCAGCACCAACAACTCACGCGGTCGAGAACGTCGTAGAGCCTGACGCCGTCCTGCTCCCAGATGTGGCCCTTAGCATAGCACAGCTCCAGGCAGTCGGCCTCGGTCATGCCCGCCTCGACCAATGGGAGCAATTGCCCGGACGAGAGCGCCCTCGGTATGCGGTCCTTCTCGTCGGACGCTATGCCGACGTATCGAAAGACTTGCGGTGCCGGTATGCGCCTGTAATATTTCTCTAAAGTCCGGGTCTTGTAGGTCGTCATCCACCTATTGGGACCTCCGCACCAACCGTACCCGTGCCTGCCGTTGACCGGCTTTGCCAGCATATCGTACAGAAACGGTCTGATAGGCTTAAGCTCAGTATATTTTATGCCGTGCTCGGCCAGCAGAGGCAATGTGCGGTCGCGCTCTATATATATCGCGTCGAATTCCATCCCAGTGTCGAAGAACACCACCTCGTCAAGCAAGCCCCCACCCTCTAGAAGAAGGTGGAGCATGGCGAGGCTGTCCTTCCCAAAAGACACGCTTGCCACGTAGTAGGGTCTATCCATTCGAGCCTCCCTTCGACCGACACTTCCGGCAGATGGTGTAGAAGCCGTCCGGGGAGGTGTTCCGGTTGAAGAACGCGGGATGCGCCGGTTTCACCAGCCCGCACCGACTGCACCTCTTCATGGCCCCCCCGAGTTTCTTCCAGTTGCGGGCGAGCCATCGCCTGGCCTCGCAGTCCGCTATCATCTCGGGTATGCGGTGGGTCCACGTGCTTGAGTACCACTGCTCTGTGTGGACCTCGCCGAACATCTCGCGCATGCGATCGACGACCTCGCGGTTTGGGTATCCCAGCACCTTCATGCGCAAGACCTCCATCAGAAACGGGTCGTCCGCAAAAGTTCGCCGCACCGCCGCCTCCAGGTCCATCAAGACCCACTTGAGGTCGCTCTCAAGGTCGTCTTCAAGCTCGTATGCAAGGCGCTCCCACAGTTGGAGCAAACAGCCGACGTGGACAGGGTCCATGAGAGACACGGGCGAGGAGTCGTGGGGGGTGCCGGTCTCGTCCATCTCCACCTCGCCCGAGAGGTCCATGCCCCGCAGGTCCGGCACCATCCTCTCCGCTGCCCGGTTGGGGTCTGTGCCCCTCCAAGAGGAGCGTATGAGGTAGTTCTCGCGGTAGGTCTGGATTATCTGGCACTTCAACTCGTATCTGCGCCTTCCTTTCGCGCATTCCATCTGGCGGCGCAGGTTGGATATGACGGCCATGTTGTCGGCTATGCCGGGGACGGTCGCTATGTCGCGCTCCGTTATGGGGTCTCTGTCGGACGACGCCGGGCTTGTGTGCACCGACGAGCACGCTAAGTCTATCTCGCCCATCGCGTCGAGAGACACGTTTCTCTTGGCGTGCGTGGTCTCGCGGTTCTTGGTGGTTATCGGATATTGGTGAGCCCTCTCGCGCTTGGTCGCGCTGCGGACGTCGGTCATGAGCAAGTAGTCTGCGGCCACGGACAGGTCGTGCTGCGTGGGCTTGCAGTCTTTCAGTTGGCGCTCGACGAGCGCACGGCGAACCTGGGGCTCGTCTATGTCGTAGTCTAGTTCCATTACCCCCTCCTTCCTGTAATCGGCCCGTATGGGGCCCCTTGGGGCGGAAATCCTAAAAGGTCTCGTACCCGTTTCGGGAGATTCGTAGTCAGGCGCGCCCGCTATGGCTCGTAAGTACATGAGGGTGGATAGGTGGGGAGATGTGTCTGGTGGGGCGCGCCCTCGGCCTGCCCCGGTCTGAAGTCACGGAACTACCCCGGGGGGTTAGCGTCGGCTAACTCTGCGACTACTATAGCCTCGATCTGTCGGAGAAGGTTTTTTTTAACTTTAGGCTTGCGGATTCCCCGCGTATGCCCTATACTAAAGTTGTCAGTTGGAGAGCGCGCGCCGCGCGCCACGTTAGAGAGGATGCCCTATGTCCACCACCACCACCGCCACGTCCGCTGTTGTTTACTCTGTTCGTGATGAGATGGGCCGTCTGCTCGCTAGCGGAGAGTACATGCCCACGGTGCAAGACGCCGCCTATAATAAGGCGTGCGTGCTCAACCCGGACGGCGCTGCAACTATTTTCACTTACTACATTGACGGCGAATCGCACTATAGCGAACGTAATGTTTGCTTTAAAGACCGCATTCGCGCGGGGTATCCGCATCACTACACTAGCATAATCCGGGATAGCCGTTGCATCGTTGACTATTGCTATTATAGCTGGACCTCTTCGCATATTGTTTTTGACAGCGAAGAAGAGGCAATTGATTATATTAGGCAATGCATCTGCGACGCGTATGCGCTATGTGATGATGACGAAGACTTTGAGGAGTTTGTGGAGTGCGAGCTTTCCTACTGGCATATAACCCCTATTAGGGAGTGGCGGGAGAACGCCCGCGTCGCAAGGTTCGGCGCGCGGAGCGTCATCCGCTAGGCTTTAGGTATGTCCATCGGGCGGGGGATAAACTCCCCCGCCCTCAACGCAAGGGAGATACTATCATGCTTTACACTGTCGCGAACGTTCGCACAACCTATGCCGCTCGTTGCGCCGCGCGCAACCTTAGCACGTTCGCCACGCCCGAGACCGCTATCGCCGCCATGCAACGCGTGGCTGATGTCTACGATGTCAGCATCACGTTTGACGTTATTATGTGCGTTGATGATGATGGCGAGGATAGGTGGGCCGTTGATACTCCCGGCTGTCGGGTATCCCCCGCATGCGACTATCCATTGAATGATGGGGCATGGTAGCCAAACACAACACCATACGAATATCGCGCTAGCGCGCTATGCCATGGATGCTATATGGTATAGCGCGCTTTGCCATGCGCTCAAATCCTAAACCTAAACTATAGGGTTATACCGTCCTGGTCAACCTATAGTTGAGGAACACACGTTCGTAGAACAGACGTTTTGTGTTAGCCTGGGCTAACTTGGGCGGGGTTTCCGTATGCACCGTTTCTGGCTTGCCAAAAACGCACAAAACCCTCATAGAACTGGAACGAAAAGCACACAACTGCGCGATTGCGTCCCGAATCCCAAAAGTGCAGGTTTTGTGTGCGTAGCCGATTGCGCGACATGTGGTTTGGCT